AAATACTCTAGTCACATCAATTGTAGAACTACCCGTAAATAATGTTGCAAATGATGAAGATGTTTCTGAATCAATCGATGCACTCATTATATTGTAAACTTGTTTGCCAGGTGTTAAATCAATATATGCTTTTTTGATTGAAGTTGCACCACCAACTCCTGCTAAAGTTCCGTATTGTTGTGCCATACGAACTGCAGTTGGTAAGAATGAACCATCCACAAGTGTTTGTGAATAATTTGCAACTTTACCTTTGGGCTGTCCTCTAAGAATATCTACGTTATTTCTAAGATTGAATTGATTTACTTGCGCAGAATATTCTGATGTTGATTCTTCAAAACATGCAAATATTTGTTCGTTATCTAATTCGACATTGATAATTGGATATCCCAATCGTTTTGCTACCCATGTAGCGGTCTTAGGTGCATCGTTTCTAAAATCACTATCAGCATCATATAATCCAAAGGGAGTTGATGAGCCAGATATAAATGAACCGGATGCTGCGCCTGACCAATATGTGTTTACAGACATAATTCTTAATTATAGTTTTACTACTATAAATATAAGAATAAAAAAAGAAGTGAGATTAGTATGAGCATAAAAAAAGAGGAGATATTTCTATCCCCTCTTTCCGATTATCCTAATCCGTTAAGATTAAAGAGTTTCTAAACCGTCAATTACTACTTTACCGTAGAATTCTGGTCTTACTAATTTCTTAGCGTAACGAGTCATAACTCCTCTTCTTGGAGTGAAGTTAGTTGGGTCGTACACTAATGGAGTCATAATCAATGGTACATAAGGTGCGTAAACTGCTCCGGTTTCGAAGAAGTTAGAACCTTTGAAGCCCATTAATAATACGTTCTCAGTCATATAAGGGTTTTTGTAAACATCGTATCTATTAGAGATTTGTCCAATGTTAGTTACACCAGCTGCAAATGATAAAGCATCTTTACCAGGATTTGCTGAGAAACCATTCATTGATTCTAAAATAGTTGCAACGTTAGGAGAAACTACTACGAAGTTTGCTCCACCTCTCATTGTTAATTGGTGAATCTTATTAGAAACTTTTTGTAATTTAATACCTAAAGTCTGGAACCAAGTATTCTTTTGGTATGCTGAAGCTGCTGCTGCAGATGAATCGATAGCGAAACCGTTTCCAGTCCAATCGTATCCAACCTTTGCTGACCAGTATTCAGTTGTGAAAGCGTTTTGTTGTAACATTTCTAAGATTTCTAAATCGATTTCTAAAGAGATGTACTCACTTAACATTTGAGTCAATTCCGCTTCTGCATCTACAGAGTGGTATGCGTTCAAATCTTGCGCCAATTCAGGAGTCCAAATTGCTTTTAATTTTCTTGTCTTAGCAACAATTGGTTCAGATTTCAATTCTAATTCGATTTCTGGAATTGCTAAATCAGTTCCTCTATCTTCAAAATCTCCACGAGAAATATCAGTAGGTTGTTTGTGGTATGCTAAAGATATACCAACAGTAGCCAAGTTTGATAAACCAGTTACAGTTGCAACGAATTCAACGTTAGAACCATTCTTAGTTGTGTATTGAGGATAAACTCCTGTTACAGAACCTGTTAAGAATGTTGGTTCGAAAGCTCTTACACCATTCCAATCAGCATCAGCTGGGATAGGAACTACGATTTTTTTCAATGTGTTACCTGCAAATGATGCAGAAACTGAACCTGAAGATAAATCATAATCGATATCTGCTAAAGATGCTGAAGCGAAAGTTGAAGTGATAGCTGCAGTTGAATTGTTAATAGTATATCCGAATCTACCTGGACCATATAAACCACCTTCAGCTGCTTGAGTTGAACCTAATTTGTTTGTGTTTTGGTCTAAAGAATCTTTACCAAAAGTTCCACTTTTACCGAATAATGAAGAACCTGTAAAGTCAGGATTACCTGCTGGGTTAGTACCATACTTAAAATCCATGTAGAAAATAAGACCTGAAGGTAAGTTCATTGGTTGAACCGAAACGAATTCTTTCGCTGCGATAGAACCGAAGATACGTCTTACCAACGGTAATGCTACACCTGCCCACTCTTCAGAACCTGAAGAAGTACCAGTACGAGTTGCCTCATCTAATAATTGTTTAGCTTGGTTTTCTAACATTACTGCCATACCATGCTTAGTTGTTTCAGAACCTGCGTTCTCTAACAAACCTGTTTTTTCCCACTTAGCTTTCAAACCTCTTGTTTGCTCTAACATAAGAGTCTGAGGATTTGCGCCAGTCATTAATTTTTTTAAGTCCATTTTGAATGAATTTATTTGTTTTTGTTTGATTAATTATTTAATTATACCTGCTAATTTCTTAAATCTGTCAGAGAAATTTGTAGATTCAGCAATTACTTGCTTAGATACAGCTGGCTTAGTAGATTTTGTTACTTTGCTAGCGATTCCTTCAGAAATAGATTTCTTAGTAGATTTGTTAGAAATTGAATATTTGAAATTCTCTGCTAATGTAGAGTAAACCAATTTCACTTCTCTAACTGAATTTGTTCTATCTAAAGTTTCAATCACTTTCACTTTTTGTTCGTTAGTCATGTTGTGTGCTCTAAATAATTTGTTTGCGAATAATAACTTAGCGTTTAATAAGTTTACTTCGTTGATTGTTTTTTGTAAAGATTTGATAGTTTTGTAAGCTTCGTTTAATTCAGCTTCTTTTTCTGAATCATCTGCAGATGCATCATCAGTCATATCAGCTTCCATTTCTCTTAAAATTTCTTCTAAGTCGATTACTTTCTCACCATCTTTATCAGTACCGGCTTCAGCGCCATCAGTATAGTTTTCTTTCTTTACTGATTTTCCTTCAGTTGCTGCTGGCATTTCTTCTTCAGAATCTTCTCCTTCTAATTCAGCCAATTGTCTTTTTAATTCTGCAATTTGTGCCGCATTAGGGTCTTCTTCTGGAGTTTCTTCGCCTTCAGTCGCTGTTTCTTCTTCACCACCATCTAATTGAGCTTCTAACTCACGGATGATAGCTTCTAAATCCAAGTCATCTTCTGACTCTTCTTCATCAGAATCCATGCCCATGTCATCCATGCCCATTTCATCTTCACCTTCTGCTTGTGCGAAAGGATTTTCTTCTTCTGAACCTGCTTCACCTTCTAATTCTGCTAATCTAGCTTTCAATTCTGCAATTTCTGCATCTTTGTCACCTTCTTGGTCAGCGAATGGATTTTCTTCTTCAGAAATGTCTGCTACTTTTTCGTAGTCAGTTCCAGCTTGTTCTGGCTTACCACCATCTTTAGTTACACCTACTGATAAATCAGTGTCTGCATCTAATGTTGGCATTGCGCCAGGAGTTTCAGCGTATCCTGCGTCTACTTTAGACCCGATACCATCTGAACTCAATTCCTCATCTACTTTTTCAGCATCCATATCCTCTGCTTCAGCTTCTGCTCTCATCTTTTGAGATAAGATAGATTGAAGTCTAGGAGTAAATGCCTCTTCAAGAGCGAGTTTTGCGTTTGCTAATGCTGTTTCCTTTACGGCTTTAGCATCGGCGATTGCTTCTTTCAATAATTTTGAATTTGCCATCTTGTTTTTTCCTTAAATTTGTTTGTGAAGTTATTCTCTTGGGAACTCCAATGTAATTATGTTGATTGTTCGGTCACACCTTATAGAGAAGGGTATTCATTAATCAACTGTTGTCTTAAAAGTAATCCCATATGAATGGGATATTTGATAATAAGTATGTAAATTTTTTAGAAAACTAAAGAAATATAATAAAATTACAAAGAATATTTATTTTTTCTTTTAGCTTCTTCAATTTGTAACCGCTTTTTGACTGATTTTTTTATAAATTCTTTTCGTTCTCTTAGTTCTTCTACTTGCTTTACCTTTTGAATTTTTCGTTTGTATTCTTTTAAAGCTACCTCTATATTTCCGTTTTTAATACCAACTATCAACATATATTAACCTAATGCGTTTTCTAAAGCTCTTTCGAATTTAGCTTCGATTCTATCTAAAAAATCTTTAGCTTTAGATAAATTACTTTGATTAGCTTTTAAATTAACTAATGCTTTTTTTCTATCTTCTTCAGTTTTTGCACTGAAATATGGTTTTGTTAAATCCTTTTGTCTATCTGCTAAGGTTTGGTATTTAGCCAATGATTCTAAATATTCTTTAGCTATTGGATTAAATGCTTTAACTTCTTTTTGAGAAGGCCCTTCTACTTCCTTTAAAGGTATAAGGTTTACTAATTTCATATTATTGATGATTTACCAATTTATATTTAGTTCTATACATTAAAGATACAACGGTATCGATATCATTTTGTATCCAACTATCTTTTAATTTAGGATTTTGTCTTAATCTAGCTACCATACCACATAAAGTTTCAAAATATTTAATAATATTTTTAATATCATTATTTTTATCCAATGTACCAATGCCAGATAATTGAATTAGTCCTTCTTTTCCCTGATAAGTTTCTACTAACCCATCAATTAATCCACTAATTGCATCATAGTATTCACCCAATGCAAGATGCGCTGAATGAGAACCTATTCCCTTAACACCCAAATGAAATGAATGAGCCTGTGTTCTACTTTGTAATAACAATGATGCTAATTCTTCCATTTATTTAGAAGTTTTAGATTTTTGTTCTCTTAATCCCAATCGTTGTTTCATAACATCTTCTGATAAATCTGCTATTTCAAAGTATCTTCCTAAAACGTGTCCCATATCTTCATATAGAGCTTCTAATCTTTGTTGTTGAGATTTTGCTTCTACTGCTTCCTTTTCAAAACCTGATTGTAACTTTTTAAGTTCATTCATATTTCTTTTAATGGTTACTCTATCAAACCAATCACCACCTTCTCTCAAAGTGTATTCTTGTGCAGCATCTGCAATTCCACCCAATGTTTCTGCAATTTGCATAATATCAGATTTTCTGCTCATTCCTTCTCTATGCTGATTATACGTTGAAATGATTTCTAAGAAATGCTTTTTCAATTCAGTTGGAAGTTGTTGAAACTCTTCGGTTTCGTTTAATAAATCTTTTAAACGTATCATAGTATTATTTCTTTGCAATTTTATATTTTTTCAATCGTTGAACGGCTGCTGCTAAATCTTGTGGAGTCATTCCCAACGCATCTACCATTTTAGCCATTACTAATTGTTCTTTTTTTCTCGTCAAACTATATGATTTAATAACTTGTAAAGCTCTTTCTAAAAATTTGTCTACTTTAGATGGTAGAGTTACATCCATATCTTCAATGGATTCTTTTTTTAGTTCCTTATTTGGTATTAAATTTATTAACTTTGCCATATTAGTTTAATTCAATTATAATTTCTCTCATCAAATTTTGTGAACGACACCACTTACCACATTCTTCTGCTATTTTAGCCCATTGCTTTGATTCCTGTAAAGGTGCCATAAATGCTCCATGCGTTGATGGATTGGATACAAAATCCCATCCAACTAATTCAAAGTCTTCCTGAACCATTACAGTCCCATCTGATAACTCTTTTACTGAACCTAATCCTCTTGATGAAATACCTAAACGAATATTATTTTTTAATAATTCTTTTAAGATATTTCCAGATGGAGTTGAAAGAATTTCTACTACACCACAAACATCATCACCTTCCCAATAAATTTCTCTAATATTATGAGAAACATTCTTTAGATTGATAACGGGAGAATCCGGATGGTCTAATTCACCCAATGCTCTTCTTTCTTTAATGAGTTGTTCGTATTTTTTACATTCTCTTTCCAATATTCCTTTAGGATATCTTCTATGATTTTGATTTGGAGCACCTGCTCTTTGTAGGATTCCCTTAACTAAGTAAGTTCCATTTTCTTCTTGTTGAAGTTTTGCTTCGAACAAATGCGTTTCTATCAATAATCCTTTACTCATTTTATTTTATATCTTTTTTAACTTTTTCTATTGCCTTATCAATATTTGCTTTATCTGACCAAGACTTTAAAAATATAGTTTTTATTTGATTTTCCATTTCTGTCTTATCCAAATCACCAATATTTTTAGAAATTAAATTCTGAACAATTGGTAACTTAACTATTCCATCAGCCATTGTACTATCAATTCCTCTTTTGGTATCAATCATATTGGTTACTCTATCTATGAAACTATTATCATTAGATAATTTATTTAATATGTTTTTTACCGGTTCTTTATAATCTTTATTAGCTGTAAAATATTTCATTCCTTTTTCAACCAAATCTATCATATAATAGAACATAATCTTACCAACTATAATACCACCCAAAGTTGTTAGTATTCCAATTGCTAGATTTTCATCTACCTTTTTTTTTTTACCACTTCGTTTTTAGCTCTTAATGCCGCTAAATCCGAACCTTCAATCTCACCATCGCCATCGGTATCAATTTTCTTTTGACCCGCAGTTAATTCAGCTTCGTTATATCCTTTCAATCTACCTTCGGATTTTGCTTTACTTGCTTTATCTACTGCAGTAAAAAATTTAACTTTTTCCGCATCTGTCATATCAGGAATAGATTTACCCGTTCTATCCAACATATGTTTGAATAATTGTTGGTAATCGCTTTCTTCTTTTACTATTTGGCGGATAAGTTCTTTTAGTTCTGTATGTTTCATTATTCTGATATTTGTCTAATTTTCTGGTCTAGTTTTAATAATCTCTCTTGTATACTATAAATATGACTATTTGTCCTTTTCCAATAAGATTTATTATCTACACCACTTTCGTTCTTAATCTTACCATACCAATTAAGAAATCTTTCCATTTCTTTTAATTGTTTATTGATATTAGATATACCTCTACCAATTTTAGCTTGTGCGGTTGATTCATCTTGTTTTAATGCCAACCATCTATTTTCATTAACTGGTGTGTATCCTGTAAGGTCTGCTTGTTTTTTAGCTTTTTTCTTTTCACCATCTTTACCACTAAATGCAAAAGGTGTATTATACCCTTGTACATTGCCAGTGGTATTCATCTCATCAATCATTCTTTCTCTCACCATCTTACGAACAATTTCTCTTATTTTATTAAGTTGTTCTGTTTTTAATGTTTCTGGCATTTGATTATATGTTTAATTTTAAGCTAATACATAAACAGAACCACCATTGGTTACTGTTATACTTTTAACATAGCAAGGAAAAGGTTCTCCTGCTGTCAAATGTGCTAATGAAATAGTTGTATTACCTTCCAATGTAACTGTGCCTGTTACACCAGTTACAGGCATTATACCCCAAACTCTATCTATCAATGTAGCAGAACCAGATGTTACTAATTTTGCATTAAATGCTCTATAATTTACCATTTTTTATTTTTTTATCGATTGTTTTAATTCACTTAATAACTCATAAGTCATCATTAATGCTGATAAGTGTTGCTCTTTGATTTTTTTAACCGATTTAACTTTTCTTACATTAGCGATAGTTTCTGCTAATTTAATTTGAGTTACTTTATCAGTTATTTTAGAACCTACTTCTTTTAATCCATTGATTAATTTAGTAATTTCATTCGAAACATATTCATTTAACTTACCAGTATTATTAATATTATTTATATACTCTCTTAATAATCCTTTTTGTTCATTGGTAAGATTTTTATATTTGTTATTAAATGATTCAACTAATAATTTATAAGAAACAGCTCTTAAATCTTCATCTTGCTTCTTATATTCTTCCATTACTAAATCTTTCAGCTTTATATCTTTATTTTGAATAGAAGAATTTATAATGCTTTCAGTTATTGTAAAACGAGAACTTACAATATCAGTTGGGTCGTATTGTTCATCCGTACTAGCTACTTCAAATATTTTATATATAGATGCTAATGTTTTATAATTAGAAATTGGAGATTTAATAAATTCTTCCAAATTGTAAGTATCTTTAATTTCTTTTATAAGATTATATTTTTCTCTTGTAAGCTTAGTTTCATCTAATCTTTTACGAGCCTCTAATATAGTATCTATGAATTTTTCAGCTTTTGATTCTGAATTATATTTTTCGTTAATTAAATATTGGTATAATTTTAATTCTTTTGAAAGTTCTTTTTTAGAATTAAAATGTTCTTTTAAAATACGCTCGGCTACTGATTTATTTGCAGACATGATTTCTGATGTAATCTGTCTTACTAATAATTCAAATATAAACCCAGTGTTTTTAAATTTCGAATGTTTTATTTTTTTCATCAAATTGTATGATTTATCAGATATAAATATATTTTTCTATTGGTTTCCTACTTTTTATTTATATCTTCTGTCAAAATTCTCTTTTTACCACCTTTCATATCCTTAAATATCTCTTGGTAATTCGTTCTTGGTTTGTATTTTACCGAACCTTCTTTTTGTTTAAGGGTCTTAATACCTAATGGGTCTCTGCCCTCTGGGTGGTCATCCTTACCATATCTAACCGGGTCTTTTGGTCTACCAACTTGCCCTTCTTCCTCTAATTCCGTTTTCAATCTATTCAATTCTTCTTCTACATTCGTTGGTCCTTCGGTTCCTGTTTCTTTAGCAGGGTCTACACCTTGTGTTTCGATTGATGTTAAACGGAATGTTTGTTTGGTATCATCTAATACTTGCAATGTTAATTCATCTTGCTCATCTTTAGCCATCTTCATTACTGCCTCATACATCCATTCTTTAGAGAACATCTTTGTTTGTTGCATTTGTTGAATTAGAGCTACCTTTGAAGTATATAGTTCAACTTGCTCTTGCTCATAGATTTTAGATGGAATAGTTAATTCTAATGTAAAATTAGTTAATCTATCATCATCTATACCCTGTGCATATAAGTGAATAATTGCGATTTTAGTTAATTCTGAAATTAATACTCTTTGTACTCTTTCAATTGTTTTTGCAAAACGGATATCCATTGCTGCCAATGTTGCTTTACCATTGGTATCTTCTTCGTATCCTAAATATGCTTTTGGAATTTTCAATGCTGCCATCATTTTACCTTTTAAGTAATTGATGTCATCAATCATATTATATTCTAAACCTTTTAACGTATCAATTGAAGTACCATTATCACTACCACGAACTGGCATATAATAATCTTCAATAAGGTTTTGCATATTGTACTTTAAGTTATAATCACCCGTTCTTTCATCAACGAAAGGAACTTTTTTAGATGAGTTTATAATCTTCTGCATGTAGTTATCCACTTCATTTGGTGGGATGTTACCAACATCTACTTTGAAAATTCTCTTTTCAGGAGCTCTCATTACTCTATGGATTAACATTGCGTCTTCCATCAACATTAATTGTTTCCATACTCGTCTACCACCTTCAATCATAGATTTTCCGTAAGGTAAAAAGTTTGAATCTGAATTTAAACGGAAGTGAGCCATCTCATAGTTTTCAAATTCCTTCTTTGGGCTCATACCATATGCTCCTAATGGATTTTGGTATGGCGCATAAACGAATTTAACTCTTTGAGGATTCTCCATATCAAATCCCTCTACTCTACTAACCTCATAGGTTGATAATGGCATTACGTTTACAATACCAATACCTTCTTCTGCTGCTATTTCTAATTGTAAAAAGAAATCACCATATTTAACCAAGTTTCTTGTCCAAGGCCATAAGTTGAATTCTACATTAAGAATATCATAAAAAAGATTTTCTAAAATTTGTTTGATGTTATCATCTTCGTGGTGGATTTTTAATACATTACCCATTTCATTTCTAGCCGTACACTCATCTGCGTATACATCTAATGCTGATGCTAAAATCGGGTCGGTATCCATTGAATCGTAATCTCTAAACAAGTCAATTCTAACTTGCTGATATGCCATCGATGATTCTAATTGGCCTGTACCATAATTAGTAACCTTTAATTTCATAAAACGGTCTACTAAGTTAGTAGTCATATTCTGATACTCATCGGTATCAATGACCTTAACCCCATCTGCTGTTTTACGAACTATGGTATTTGTTGAAAATAATTTTTGTAACCTACCTAATATTGATTTATCTGCTGCCATTTTTTTTTATATTTTTCTAAAGATACGGAAATTTTTTGGATTTACCAAATTACCATTTCCTGCAGCTCCAATAATTTGCTTTGTGTCTTGGTCCTGGACTATCACAATTCATTCTTGCTCTAAAAGATTTTCTTGCTTTTGGATTTGATTTTCTTATTTTCATTCCTTTTTGGCCGAAGTTTACCTTAACAACATTACCAGCTGGATTCTTAACATATACTTTGAATTTCTTTACATCACCTTGCATTGGTTTACCCAATTGAACACTTCTACCCTGATACTCTGCTTCATAAACACAATTGCAATTTGCTTCACTTAAATCTTTAGAATATGTTCTCATAAAGCCAATAAAATCTACCATATCCTCATCCTCTACATCATATTCTTCTGGTTCAACGTATCCGTAATTTACATCATCATCACTATTAATATCTTCGCTTACAGGAACGCAATTTGGCACCATCTTACCATTTTTCATTTTACCACCAACTTGCTTATACCCATCCCAACAATCTTCACATAATGCGTTAGCTTCTCCCTCATTACAAGTTTTCCATCCTCCACCTTTACCTTTGTAATTTTTTGCAGCCCATCCATTTGCGTATGCTGATGGATATACATCAAATTTAGATTTTGCTGCCGATTTAGATGCAGACCATTTAGCCGGGTCGGTTGGGCAATTTTTTTCTAAAAATAAATTTAGTCTTTCTTCTATGTTCATAGTTTCATTTTTTGGTTTTGTTGAAACATATATTGGTTTTTTACCTTGCCCACTACTATCTTTACCACCTCTTCCTGCATCATTTTGTGCATCTCTTTTTCTACGAGTTGCACTTTCTTTTTCTTTTTTACTCATTCCGGCTGCTTTTGCTGCAGGAACACATTTTGCATAACCTTTCTTTTCTCCCGAAGTACCACATGGTGGGTGTTTACCATCGACCTTTTTTCCGATGTTTACCCACTTTTCTTTAAACCATTTATTTAAGTCTTCGTTCATTTAGACTAGTTTCAATATATAAATATAAAAAAATTACTTTAGCAACCAAGTTAAGTTTTCAACCTGTCCTTTACCTAATTCCATTTCATATGGGTTCTTACTTAAATAGCCGGTTGATACAAATCCTTCGTACTGATTTATCTGAGAAGCGTTTAACATACTCTTAGTTAAATCAATTCCTTCTTGTCTTAAACGGAGTGCGGTATTACGAACCCAAAGTCCAATTGCCAATGCCATCGTAAGGTCATCATTGTAACCCTTCATAGCTTCAGCCCTACCACCATTCCAAATAAATGTAAATAACTCATCTATGAGTCTCTGTGAACGAATTAGGATATCCTTATCGGTCATATATGTATCTAATGCTGATATGATAAGAGGACGAGTTTTAGATGTTGTAGAAAATCCTGCAACCATTTGCTTTTCATCTCTATAAAACTTATTACTCATCTGCCTTTCAGTATCAATATATTTTAAATCATTACTCATATAGAATAAATTTCCATATCCTCTATTGATGATTTGTTGAATTGTTGCCCAACCCACATTTGAATTCTCTACTACTAATAGGGCGTTATTATATTCTGTTGCCAAACTTACTAAAAAGTTTCCAAAATCTTTTGTTTCAATTTTACCTCTATATTCTGCAACTTGTGAACTATCTTCGATATCAATTACTTGTACCGTTGAAAAATCGGCTCCATCTCCACGCGCAACGTCAGCGGATACCATATATTGTCTATTATAATTGGGATGTTCCCATACCCATAAATTTCCATCAAATCCTCGCTTATCAACCGGCTCCATTATATAGGTATCTTTATACCAAGTCAATAATGCCGGGTCGATTACGGTATCACCTGAACCAATAAAGTCACAATCACATTCTTGTGCTGCTCCTTTAACTCCTAAGATACGAGTTTGTTCATCTCTCCATGCCTGATTTCTTTCAGGATGCTTTGTCCAATGTAGATTGATACAATTAAATCCATTTGCACCACTTTCACCTGCTACCCAAGTTTTATGAAAGAAATTACCCACACCATTTGGAGTAGATAATACAATTGCAGCTCCACCTGTTGATAGAGTTGATTGTGCTGATAACCAAATTTCATCAATATCTCTAATGAAAGCTGCCTCATCCACAACTAATAGGGATAGGGCTTCCGAACGTCCTGCATCCGGAGAACTTGCAATTGCTTTTACTTGAGAACCATTTTTTAATTTAAGGGAAAGTTTGTTATCTTCAACAGATGAACTTCCACCATCTCTTAACCAAACTGGTAACAAATCGTGCATAACTCTTACCTTTTCTACAAGGTTTTTAGCTACCGTTACTTTTGTTGCAATAACCAACGCATTAAAATCTTGATTGAATAACATCTTCCAAAGTATAAAGCCGGCAGATAAAGTTGATAATCCTAATTGACGAGATTTGAGGATAATGTTAAAACGATTATCTTTAAAATCAGTTAAACAATCCTCCTGGAAAGGATAAAGGTGAAAGGGTATTTTTCCTCTCACCGGGTGTTGTATAACACAATATTTCTTCATAAAGTAAATGGGGTCTTGTCCACATTTACGATATTCTTCAGCTATTATTTCCTTTAATGACTTCTTTGGTTGCCCTTGAACTGACATTATTTTTTGAATTTAATTTTCCAAAACACCCCACCACCAATGAATGGAGTTAATACTCCGTTTGTTCCATCAGTTCCAACTTTGTTAGCAACTCCTATACCTAATTGATATATTTTATCACTTTTAGATTTAATCAATACACCAGCTCCTAAATTTGCAACTACGTCTACTTTATTAAATCCACCCGTAAATCCATAATATACTTGGGTTTTAGGTAATTCTTTAACAATTGTAGTTTCTTTGATAATTCTTTGCTTAACATTAGCGTTGAAAGTTCTACCCCATATTTTATTTTGTGAGATTGTATCGGTTACGTCCACAGTTCCTAATGAATCAGGCAATACTAATACATCTTTGTATAATACTTTTGAGTAATAATCTTTTAATAATGCCGCTGTATCTATCACTGCGGGGATTATTACTTCTTTCTCAACGATTGTTTCGTGATAAATATCTTCACCCTTTTTAGTTACCACTTTTGTTTTAACTACTTCAACTGTATCAATTTCATGTTTGATAAGTTCATACTTTTTACCATCTACTTTTACAATTTCGCCAGTTCCTTTTTTGTTTCCACCACATTGTTGAAAAAGTACTATTGCAACTAAAAGTGCTATTGCAATATTTTTTAAATTCAATAATTTTTTCATATTTTATTTTTTAATCAATTCAGAATGATTTAGTTCAATCAATTTTTCTTCTAATAATGTTTTTCTATGAATCAATAATTCAATTGCTTCATATGCTCCATCTATATCTTTTTGTAAATCTTCTTTTACTTTTTCAATATCAACATCCCAAGTCCAAGTTTGCAATGTTCCATCTTCATTTAAAAATTCAATTTGTTTTGAAACACCACTCAAAGCCTCTTCATATCTATCTTTCAATTCCCTAACATAAGCTAACTTATTTCTAGTTATCTTATAATCTTCATAAAATGGATATGTACCATCTTCTTTTAATCCTTGTTCAAATTTAGCCAAACAGGTTGTACACATTCCAGTTTTACGGATTAATTTTTTATCCGCTGCACTATATTGAACAATTGTACAATCTTCTTTAGAACAATTACTTAATTTATTTAAGTAATCTCTAATATCATCCATTCTGGTTACATTTGTTTTGTACCCCTCTTTTTGCTCCCACTCTTTACCATCCTTATCGGTCCAAATTTCACCAACTTCTCTTTTCTTCTCAGCTTCACCTTCATAACCAAATTGTGTTTGATTATTATCCGTTCTTCCAAAAACCGTGTCAATAATGAGTTTACGAGATTTGTGCATCCCTTTTGATTTCTCATCAAAACTTTTTCTTTGTGCCATATTTCTATACTTTTATAACTGTTTCTTTATACTATATATATCAAATTAAGCGTAAAAAATACCAAGTATCTGATTAAGTGGTGCAAACGTACCTGTAAGTTTGTATGTTTTTCCACCATAAAAGAATACTAATCCTTCACTCGCTACAATTCTATCTACTCCCCCTAATTTGTTTAATCTTGCTAATTCTGCTTTTAATTTTGCTATTTGAGCAGGATTTCCTGCTGTTCTAACTTGGCTTGCAACTGATTTAAATTTATCCTTCATAGCTCTAATTGCTTTATCAGGATGTACAGTCAATACTGAGCTAACAAAATCTAAAATATCTGCACCAACTCCTAAGAATATTTCTTCGAATGGTCTGATGTTATCCTTTTGTTGTTTTGCTACATTAACTTTATCATTATTAATTGCCCAAGCTAAAATCTTTTCGTTTGTAATATTATTCTTATCCAATCTAAATGCCTTTTCACCAAATGCCCATCTTCTAACCAATGCATCTCTTGTCAATTTATTAACTTTTTCGGGTGATTTTGTATCTATAAAGTTTTCCCACCATGCTTGATGATAATTTGCTACATTATCACTATCTGATAAACCAAATTGGGATTGTAATTTAGATAATTTACCTAAATACTTTCCTTGCTTACCACTTAGATTTTCATTCTTTGGTATTGATGTTACAGGTGGTCCTTGTATTGTATATTTAGATTGTACATCTGCATTAACTTGCTTAATCATTCCTGCTAATTGAGATGCTGCTCCCTGATTTGCTCCAATAGCAGAACCTTTCTCATCATAACAAGTTGTATTATGAAATACTAAGATTGCCTGTCCATAAGGAATAACATTAACCGATGTTGGCCATATTACTTCCAAATTCATAAAACACCTACCATCATTAAAGATTTTCTTTCTTTGAGCTTCTGATAATGAACTGATTGCTGCGGTTAAATCTCTCATTGCGAAATTATATGCATCAGTCAATGCACCTCTACCGCCAAACTTAGATGCTACATCAGCTATTCCCATTGCACCTGCTCCGGCATTTTGTAAATGTGATTTGTTACGAGCTGCAATCAATCTACCATTTTTCCAGCTGATTGCTAATGCTTGTCCATCGGTTTTTTCTCTTACTACTCCCAAATCACCATTAAGTGCTTTTGAAATAATATTCTTTAAATCACCAAAAGTTAAATCCATATCATCAAATGGATGGCTCATATGACCATATGCCCCACCTTCTAATAATAATGATTCGTTAAGAGTTTTTTTTTCTACAAACTCATGTAATCCTAATTTATCAGTATAATCTGATATATCGTTATAACCACTATATCTTAATTCTCTTGCAACATCACTTTTAGTTGCTCGGGGGTTAGCACACACCGCTGCTCCTATTTTCTTTCTACCAAATGAACCTGCTTTATCCCATAATTTCATAATTGCTTTGTAATGCCAATCGGTAGTACTTACTTCATCGGTTGCTTTAAAAATGTTTTGCCCCTTATCTCCCAATCTAAATGTTGTTGCCTTTTTACCATTAATTGTTGGCATACCGTGGTCATCTTTTCCGAAATCTTTAACAACAACTTTTTTGTTTTTAAATTTTCCCATCAAAACAGTATCACCCTTATCAACATCTATATTGATATCTTCGGTATAAATTTGTTTATTGATTCTACCATATTCTCTCATCAATATTCCGGCTACCGCATGTGCATTGTTCTCAATCGGAGAACCATCATTGCCATCGGATTCATTTCTCACCAATCCCATCTCATCTTGCTTTCTATGAACCATTTCATGTGCAATAGTTCTAAGAATATCCGCACCTAATCTTCCTTCGATTGCTACATATATTTCTTTGGTTTGTGGATTATAACCACCTAATGAAGTTTTTGTTTCTGCAAATTCTCCACCACCAATTAAATTTACTTTTGGTTGTTCTTGTAATTTTAATCGGCCGCTTGCCCATTCTACAAAGTGTTGAATAGATTTTTGTTTTGTTTCTGAAATATTTTCTTTTAATAAATCTTCTAAATCTTTCTTAGGTTTATTTTCACTATATCTTTTTACAGAATCTAACATTTGCTGATTAGACATCTGATATGTAGACATCTTTTCTAATGTTTTAGATACGACTTTATCTACAAATTTTGCACCACTATCATCTCCTTCACCTTCTAACAAACTTCCGACTACGCCAACTGCCGCGGTTGCTCCGGCGGCATGTACTCCACCCAATCCCATTGTTTCAAAAAATGAGTGTTTGACTAAATCTTTACCGAGATGTGCAGCAAAGCCAGTTGCTCCGTGATGCGCTAATCCCGTAACACCATGAACTGCTCCATGCCCAATTGCCGAACCTATTCCGTGTGCACCCGCTGCTTTAGCAGCTGCGATACCACCACCAATTGCTCCACCAATTGCAGCTGCCCCAATCATAGATGCTCCCAATAACAATACATCTTTACCTAAGTGTTTAAGTGCATGCTTTTGTTTGTGGTGTTCATCTTTACTATATTCGTATTTACCCGTTTCTTCGTTTTTCTTATAACCCAATTTACCACCAGAATTATATAATGATTTAACACTATCAACACTTCCGGTAACCATTTCTTTCTTTTCGTGTGCCCAATGTTTTGCACCATCCCATAAACCCTCTCCTTTTTTCTTAAACCAATCACCAATGTTTTTGGCAGTTGATTTTCTACTCTCAGAATTAGGGTCATTCATTTCTTTTGCAGCCGTTTGGTCTTCTTTTGATAACTTAGCAAGTTCTTTATCCAATTGTTGCTTTGTTTCTTTTTCCCTTGGGTCTACCGGTGGTTTCTCAGCTGATGATTTTAGTTCAGCTCCACTTAATTTATTTGGTGGCGGTGCCTCTGCCGTAGGTGCTTCTCCACCTTTAGCTTTATCAGCTTTACCCTGTGTAGTTTGGTCTTTCTTAACAGGTTGACCAGGTTCAGCCGGCTTTGCAGATTGTGCTGCTGCTTTTCCAGGTTCTTCTTTTTTCTTTGGTTCGTTTGCGGGAGCATCTTCTGGTCCTGCTATTTTTGAAGCTTGAATATGTGCCGGATGTTCTTTTGGTAATCTTAACGCATCTCTTGCTTTTATTTTCTTTTGTTCACCTTTACTATTTGTATAACTAATATCTACATCCAATGCTTTATTTTCAGCTTCTCCAAAATATTCATTAACAAAATCTTTAAATATTTCTTCAGCTGCTACTCTACCTAATAATTCGGATATTGGGTCATATGGTGCTTTGTTTCCGTCAAATGCTTTCTTCTCATCTTCTGGATGTTCGGTTTCATGTCTTGTAGGATGTGGCTCAGGTATTAATTCAGATGATGGTTCTGTATTTACTGATTCATTTAATTTACCTGTTATCATTTTGTATATATCTTTATCAAATTTTGGATATGCTTTTAAGAAAAACTTCTTTGATTTTTCTGCATCATCACTACCCAACCCATTACGAACATCAGTTCCACTTATTGGATTTTGTTCAGCTGGTACTGGGTACACATAACCAATTTCATCATAACCATATCCCATTTTATTGTTGTATGGTTTAAAATATTTACCATGCAATCTATTTGCATCCTTTTCACCTACTGCTGCAATATATTGAGTAGTTTTACCATCGAATTTTGAAAGTATTTCTTTTGGAGCATATGGATTTCCAACTCTAAGAAATTTAGATGATGGAATACCAAACATTGTAGTTGCTATTTTTTTCTTCTCGTTAAAATTAAATGGAGATTTATCAGAACTTGTATCGTTTGATGTACCTATATAAACATTGTTAGCACCAAATTTTGATACTAACTTTGAATAAGTAGCATAGTGTCCTTTGTGGAATGGTTGGAAACGGCCGGAGTATACTACTACCAGCTTTGTTACCTTAGGCTTATCTGCTTCGTTTATTGAATTCATATGTATAAATATCCCAAATCTATTAGTTTAGAAATTTTTATAAACAAATGGGTCTCTTTTTTTCAATTCTTCTAGCTTTTTTTGAATTTTTTTCTTCATTTTATAAGCTTCATACCATTTTACAAAAAATGATATTATAGGTAATTTCTTCATAATTTTAATTTTTATAATATAATTCGGGCCATTCAACGATAATATGAACACCACCTTCATTATAAGCGTTAGTGTATATACTATAAATATCTTCTGAATTTTTTAATTCCCAAATTTTAGTGAATTGTAATATTGATTTAAATTCATTTGTATAATCATTTCTATGTTGAATACCTGGGTCTAATGGGTCTTTACTACCAACCCCAACTCTAATGATAACATTAACCTTTTTACCGGTCATATTTTCAAATTTATCAGCGTGGTTGATTAGTTGATTTGCAGCTGATACTAAAAAATCCCAACGAGGATAGAATGTAATAACTGATTTGCCAGTCATTGCCATACCTAAACTCATTCCCATTTGCGTTTCTTCCATAACAGGAACTTCAATCATTTTTTCCTTTGGTACTTCCGTTAGGGTTGTACTCATTGGATTTCCTGCATAAACTATTTGTTGTCCTATAAAGATTGTATCTTCTTTTTCAGCAAGGAATGTCATTGCTTTAGTAAGTTCATCTTTATATGGAGAAAGTTGTGGAGTACTCATTATGGTCTTGAATTTGGATTATATAAATGTTTATTTGCTTTATACCACTCAATTGTTTCTTTTAGAGCTTCTTTTAAGTTTCTCTTTGGCTTCCATCCTAAATCATTAATCTTTTTTGAAGATAACAATCTAATAGGAATCATTGGTGCTTTGTTATTCACATATTCAATTGGATTTGTATTACTATCCAATTCTTTAATAGTTGCAAGTGTTTCATTTACTGTAAACCCTTCTCCATAACATACATTGAAAATATTGTATGTATCGTTATTCTCTGCTACAAAGATAAAACCATCTGCCATATCTTCAACATGCAATAAATCTCTTACTTCCGTACCATCACCCCAAACTGGGATTGGATTTAAACCATCTGCTACTTTACGAATGTTTGCAGGAGTAACGTGACATTTTTCAAAATCAAATTTGTCATTAGGGCCGAATGCGTTTGAAGGTCTAACTATCAAACACTGCATTGGTTCGTGAATTTGATTAGAAAAGAAATCACATAACATCTCACCGTATCTTTTCATACCACCAACTGCTTTATAAACTGGCAACATAGGTGTAGCGTGTACGTTCATATCTTCGGTACAAAATTCAGTTCCCATATCAGGATAAGTTGTATTAGATGATATGAATAAAAACTTTCTAACTTTGTTTTTCCAACTTTGTTCCATTAAGTTTACATTCATCTCCACATTTGGAGTAACGTGTAATAATGGATTAAATTTAGTATCTAATGCATTTGATGTGTTTGCTGCACAATGAAATACAACATCTACATCTTTACTGATTAGTTCACAAAACTCTGCATTTTGTAAATCTCCTTTAATGTGTTCTACTTCCGATGTTCCTTCGAAATCGTTTCTCAAATCTCTACTGAATGATGTTGAACGGAGGTTTCGGTAACCTTTTTCGTGTAACAACCTTAATAAGTGTGAACCTATAAATCCACTTGCTCCTGTAACTAAAACCTTGTCTGTTTTTTTCATAATAATTTATTTAAATATTTCCCAATTAAGAACTACATCATTTACGAATTTTTTAGTTAATATGGCCGATGTGTGTCCATACCAACTTTTTTCTAAATATTTTTTTTGTTCATCTACATTCATAAAATTCATTTCTCTCCATAATACATTTGGTAATTCACCATCTATATTAGAGTCAAAATTTCTAATACTCCATTCTATAATTCCACCATACAAATGTACGAAATTTTCTTCATAAAACCAAAAGTATTTTTTAAAATCTATTTTATCTGCATATGTTTTTACATATGAATTATTAAAATGTAAATCTTTTTGTTCCCATGTATCACAAATATCTTTATTCTCTATAATACATTCATATACTGATTTTGATTTTGGTGTATGATAAAATGGTGGCGTTTTTCCTTCTTCTAAATATTTTTTACTAAAATTATTACTCATAGTAAAAAATTTAATATTATCAATACCATTTGATTTACAAAAATCTAATAACATACAAATATATTCAAACCACTCAAAATATCTTTCATCATATGATAGAAGATTTTGATGATAATTCCAAATAAATGTATCCAAATTTATAGGATTTTCTGTCATATTATATCCACCTGTCAAATGAAAATACCCTTGTTGATATGGTGATACTTTATCTTTACCATTTATTAAATAATCAACAGTATGCGGCCAGCTTTCAGTATTTTTTTGAAATCTTAAAGCTGGATTGGCTTTTTGATATTTTTCCGGAGTTATAAAAAAAGAATTTCTAGTTAAAGAAGTAAATTGTGCAATAACATTTATATCATTTGGATTAACGCCTTCTTTTAATAAATCTGAAATTTTGTATATAATAGAACGAATTATTGTTTTATTATCATTTGTAATAGTTCCATAATTATGAAGTATATGCGTTTCCTTTAAAGATTGTTGTAGCCAATGTGCCCAAGTCCAATCTTCAATTCTATCATTTAACCAATATCGTTCATCTTGTAAATTACAACGATAATTATTTGTAAATGAACAACCGGATACTACAATGTGCTTCATTATAATCTGCTTTTATATTCTAAAATTGATTTAGTCAATCCTTCTTTTAAAGTTGTTTGTGGTAAGATACCATATTTCTTTTGTCTATCTGCGCCTAAACATCTAATTGGGTCACCATTTGTTTTTGTAGAATCCCATGTAATAACTTTTGTTTTACCTGTGATTTCTTTATAACATTCAACAATGGTTTCAATTGTTTCTTTAATAGTTACTGCTTCTGCACAACCAAAGTTAATAATATCACTAACTTCTTTTTTAACTACATCGATTGCAGCCTGTGCAACATCATCACCAAATACAAAGTCTCTTTTAGATGAACCATCTCCCCAACAAACCATTTCCTCACCTTCTACATTAAATAATTTCCAAATATTAGAACTAATAACAGTTGCATCTTGTGCAAAGTTATCATTCGTACCATATATGTTTGAAGGTCTAATAACCGTATAGTTTTTCCAACCATATTGAACTCTTAACGAATCCAATGTTAATTCACCCATTCTTTTTGTCCAACCTGGATGCCAATCTAAACGAGATGGTGTAGACGCCCAAGTTTCTTCTTGATTCCAAGTATCACCCTCATTCATTACATCTGCCGGCTTATAAACACCAACCGATGAAAGGTATACAAACCAATCTACTTTTGCATCAAATGATGCTTTAATCATATTGGTATTAAACATCAGCATTGGGAATAGGTAATCAGCAGGTTGTGTCGATGACCTTGCTGGCGAGCCTTTAACACCTGCGATATGTAGAACTATATCTATTTTTTCATCTGCAAATAAACTTTCACAATGAGAAAGATATGTTAGGTCTGTTTTTACCAATTCCAATCTATCTTGATATTGTCCTTTTAGAAAGTTTAAGTTTTCACTAAATCTAAGGTCTACTGCGTATACTTTTGCAGCACCTTCTTCTAAACATTTTTTAACTGCTGGTAATCCTACCAAACCATTTGCTCCGGTTATAATAACCTTTTTTCCTTTAAATTCCATTTTATATTAGTTGTTTGTTTTCGTAATCAAATTTTATTTGTCCAAATATTTCATCAAAACATTCATATTTTTCAAACGTATATAAATGCTTTTGATTGTATAATAAAATATCAACAATTGAATAATACCAATTATGCATTTCTTCTATTGTCATATTTTTTAATTTAAGTAATTCTTTTTCTAAAAGTAATATTCTTTTTTTAGGGTCTCTCTCTAAGTCATAACTTTCATCTATAAATGGTTCAAACGTTTTAAATCCTAATTTTCTTAATTCTGCCAATGTTAAATAATCTCCAAATACTATAAATGGTTGTAAATTTGAAACTGGTTTAAATATTTTTTCTGAAAGAAATACATTTGGTCCAAAGAATGTTTCCGTTACTAAATGAAAATATGAATCCGAATACCAACTTTTTTTATTATTTTTAGAACCGAAATTTGATTTTTGCTCAATTGTTAATGTATTGGTATCTTCTTCGTATGGTAATAATTCTTCTAATTCAGATGTATATTTATTGATATTTTCATTGGTATCATTGTATATTTGTTGTATTGCACTTTTTAATCTATCTTTTGATGTTTTTTGAACAAATGTAAACATTCCTTCTTTTAACAAATTATATTTTAATGCAAAATATCCCATAATAGCTCTTTGTGATTTTTCCATAGTTCTATTTGGACAAATGAATTTATTTTTTCTTAATATATTTGGATTTAAATCTTCTTCCTTAAATAATTCACACATATATCCTAAATTACCTACACATGGAAATTCTTTTATTTGGTCTACATATCCTCTAATAAATAAATGTCCATTATATATTTTAACTTTACTTTTAGGATGTTTTTCATAATATTCTACAAATTTACTCCCACCTAAAAATATAATATTTGAACCATTTATTCCTAATTCATTTAATTGTATTTCAAATTTTCTAATATTATTTTCATCATATAATGGGTCATGTGTTATATTAATTAATATTTTAACTTTGCCTGATTTTAAATGATTTATTATATCAACAGGAATTATATCTTTAAAATAATATTCATATGATGTATCTCCTATTTTAAATTTATTTAAATCATTTAACCCACCCAAAGTTGCTTTAATTTCAATTGGGTAAATATAAGTAAATTCATCATCTAATATTTGATTTGATGAAATTATATTTGTTCTAAAATTTCTGCCAAAATAGTTTATTAATTCTGAATGTCCAAACTTTATAACTTTTTCTTCCGCATTATTTTGCAATGCTTCAAACCAATCAATTTTTAAATTTCGTTTTAGTGTATCTTGTATAAACTCACATATAGCAGGATGTGTTCCATTTCCATGCGGCTTACGTTCACCGCCCTCAATGTACCAATCCGTATATATTAATTTAAAATACGACCCATTTACCGCTTCCATAATGAGGATATTTTGATTTATAAGTGTAATGAATTACATCCGATGGAACTTCTCTTTTTGTATTCCAAGTAGCTTCCGTTGGTGTGTAGGTTGATACCGCATTATCTTCAACTACAAATACAATTGGTAAGTCAAAGTTTCTTGCATACTTGTGAACTTCGTAAAATATACCACTTTCAAATGACATATCACCTACGAACACAAATACTTTTTCATCACCACCTTTTTGTTTGATTCCCATTGCAACACCCAATGCTACCGAAAGAGTACCACCTACAATTGCAGATGAATAAAACTTTTCATCAATATTACAAAGAGTAATTGATTTTCCTTTAAGAATTTCTTCTTCAATCCAATCAATAGGAACTTCTTTTAATAATGCGTGATAGTGAGAACGCCATGTACTAAACACCCAATCCGAAGTTTTAATTCGTTTGAATATTTCAATTAGTTGTTCTTCGTTTCCGTTTGATAAATGAATTGGGCCTCGTATCTTTCCATCTTCCCAATGTTTTACTATTAAATTTTCAAAATCAATTAATGATTCTGCTGTGTGTTGAATATCTCTTAATATTGGATATTGTTCTAAATTTTGTATCATCTGTCTCTTTTTTGTAATATAGGGTTTGTTGTTGGCCATTCCATTTGATATTCCGGGTCATTCCATTTAACTACTCCTTGCTCATCCGCATCCACATAACCATCTTTGTAAAATAAGTTATAATGAAACATACAATCAGTTAATGCGTAATGTCCATTTGCAAAACCTGGTGGAACTAATACTTGATTTCTATCCTTTTCCGTTATCATAAATGATTCCCATTCTCCAAAGGTAGGACTATTTTTTCGCATATCCAAGACAATTAGGTAAATATCACCAACTGCCGCTTGAACTAATTTCCAAGTCTTATTATCATAATGCAATCCTCTTAATACACCTTTATATGATTTTGAGAATCTACCATGTATTTCATTTCCCTCACCAATTTTTGTCATAACAGGATGTTCACCTGAATGAAAGGTTGTAAATATTTCACCTCTATATTCCCTATAAATTGATGGAGTATATGTTGGTACTTCATAACCGAATTTTTTCGATGGAGTAATTTGAAACTCATCCCATTTATTACTCATACTATGTTTGATTTGCGTATCCTAAAGGAAAACCATTTCTAAATTCTGCTCCCATTTTTGGAACTATCATTTGATATCCTTGAATTAATTGTTTAATACCTTTATCCAAATCCCACTCTGGCATCCAACCAGTCGCTTCTATTTTAGCGTTTGATACGATATAATCTCTTTTATCAGGGTCCTCATAAAAGTCGTTGTATGATACCGCAAAATCCTTTACATGAGATTGTATCTTTTCTAACAATCCTTGCTTTGAAAGATTTGCAGAGCTTAATCCTACATTGAAAATTTCACCTTTATATGTTTCATAATTTTCTAACATAAAAAGAAATGCTGATGCAACATCTTCAACGTGAATAAAATTTCTTTTAAAATTCTTTTCAAATACTACTATGTATTTATCCGTAATTGCTTTATAAGTAAAATCATTTACCAATAAATCCGTTCTCATTCTCGGTGAAACTCCAAATACAGTTGCTAATCTAAATGTAATTGCTGATGTATTTGCTCTAAGAAAGTTTTCAGAATCACATTTAGTTTGCCCATAAACTGATATTGGTGCAATTGGTGATTCTTCAGTACATTCTCTTTGGCCTGTGCCTAATCCATATCCACTATTTGTATTTGGATATAAAATCTTTTTATCTTTTGCAAATTTTACAATATTGAATATTTGGTCAAAATTAATTTCTCTTGCTAACTTTGGGTCGGATGCGCAAGCAGGAAATCCTACGATTGCAGCTAATGGAATAATAACATCTGCTTCTTTACATAATGTTTGTAGTAATTCAACATTACGAACATCTCCGTAAATAAATTTAAATTTAGGATTTGATGTATATGATAATAGCGATGTTTGATTAAATAATAATTTATCTAATACAACAACTTCATGTCCAGCATTTAACATTTTACCAACAATGACTGAACCCAAATAACCTGCACCACCTGTGATGAATATTTTCATAACTTCTTTAAAAATAAATATTATGTTCTATATAAAATTGAGGATAATTTCCACTAAAAGATATATCCCATACTTTGTATCTATTAAAATGGTCAAAATCACACATAAAAGCAAAGTTTTTTCTTAATGGATAATCATAATTTAATTTTCTTAAATCATTGAATACAATATGGCTGTATTTATCTTTGTAATTATCTACAATATCTTGTACTTCTAATAATTCTAATCTTTTATTTAAAACAAAGCATAATTTATATTCAAACTTACCATATCCTCTATGTTCTTCTGGTCCAATCATGCTACCACATCCAAACCAATAAAAAGCGGCTTCATATGATTGCCTTTCATCGTTTTCAAAATAAATTGTTCCTACTAATTTGTTATTAAAATAGCAATCTATTTTTCTCTCAATAAAATTATCACAAATCATATTATATTCATTGAATTCATTCAATTCAATATCTTTTAATCCATAAAATATTTGCTTAACTCTTTGCTCACCATTTTCATCTTTAAACCAATATGTAAATACAACATTTACATTACCAAAATCATCTTTAAAAGCGGAAATGCCAGAATGCATTCCGTTTCTAGCAAACATATATGCTTGCCTATTTTCTAATGTTTCAGGAAATAATTTTGCAGTTAAATGTATTGTAAAATCTTCTTCCATCCATTTATCAATTCTATCTGATACTGCATATCTGCTTTCTGGTAAAATGAAAAATATATTTTCTTTATTTACTACTAAACTCATAAACTTAAACTTTTATTGTTTTACAAAAATTATAAAATTCCTCTAATTCTGGAAATGTTTTTACAAAATCAGTTCCTCTACGAATATCGTGATTAGAAAAATATTGGTAAAAACTATATCTATTTTTCATTTGTTGAGATGCATCTTGTGGTGCATTCATCCAATCATATATTCGTTTTACCTTTTGAACCTCAACATCACTATATCCAATGTGTTCAGGACTAAATGATGGTGCCGCATAATATGTAATCAACTTAGATTGGTCTAAAATATATTTAGCAAAATCATATGGAAGAACTTGTACAGTTTGGTGTAATGGATATCTTAAATAAGATGAATCCAAAAACACTGCTGAGTTCCAATATCTATCGGTTGAAGCGTAAGCATCTTTTAATCCATATACATTATGAATTAATGTTTCATAATTAAATACACTCAATGCGTTATATGTAGACATAAACGTAATGATTACTCTCGGGCATTGAGTAAGAATCATATTTACATGGTCCCAAAATCTATTAAATTCCAAACCTGTTCTAATATATTCAGCTTGTTCACCCCAAGTATCTACTGATGTGAAAATTACAATTTCTTTTACTCTACCCTCATCTTCAATTCTTTTGATTTTTTCAATTAATTTTTCAACCAATGAAGTTGGTACGCCTAAATTAGAATTAATTGCTAATTTTAATTCGGTGTTAGGGTTTTCTTGTTCTAAGATATAATCCAATACTTTCCAAGTATCTTTTGCCATCAAAGGTTCGCCTCCAGTAATTCTGAAAGTATGTAAGTCTCTATATAAATCTGGCCACCATTTCCAAAATGCTTCTACATATGGATTATGTTCTCTAGCTGGAATTGGAAATTTATCTTCTAATTTTAACCAATCAGGTGAATTAAAATTATCTAATGTAGGATAAGCTCCATATTGTTCAATTTCTTCTACCCACTTAGAACTAAATGCCGGTCCACAATATGAACATTTAAAGTTACAAGCATTACTAAATGCAACCTCAACATATTTTGGATTATAATCATCTCTCCAATCAGATTCTTTGATTTCTTTTAAAAATGGATAAGACCAGCTTTCTCCTGATTTAAAAATTCTATCACTAAATCTATCAGAGTTATCCTCTACTCCCCAACAATAATCACATTCCGAAGGTCTACTACCTTGCAACATTTCTTTTCTACGAAGTTTTTTATACCTCGTATTATGAAGAGCTGATGGATTTCGTGCAATTTCTTGTTCAGAAATTTTATGAGTACGAGGGTGGTGACAAGAGTGGTTGTGCCCATTTTGTAACTGCAATGTTACTTGAGTCCATTTTGCCGCACACATTCCTGGTCCAACTTCGTTCAATTCTTCTTTTACTCTCAAATATATCGGATTCTCCGAATACGTTTTTTCGTCTGCCATATTTTATTTATTAACAATGAACATTAATCATTTTGTGTTTTTCAAATATTGTTGTTGTACTAATATATGTGTAATCCATATTATTAATACCATCTTTTTTATAATCAATCAAACCTTGCTGCATTTGTAGAACATACCTTCTTTCGTTTCGTGCAGTAGTTGCTCCCTTTGCCCATTGTTCAATACCATTTACATTTATTAATCCTTCAGTTTGATGTGGTAAACATAAAAACTTACCATCTTTTCTATGTGGTAAAATAACATCAGGTATTATAATTTCTCTATCTTCAAATGTAACATTATTTATAAAACCATCATTTAATTCTGATTGGTCTATTAAATATCCATTCTCAATATCGTCAAAATTATAATGTAAAGCCAATCCGTTTGTCGAATATTGCTTATGTAATAGTTCAACTTCAGCTCCTTCTAATGCCCTATTCCATATTTTTATATCTGCTAATTCACCTTTAAAAAATGCATTTGGTTCAAATCCAGCTACCGATGGGGTGTGTCCTATATAAAATGGTTCACTACCATATCTTTTTAAATCATGCTCATATCTTATTGGAGATTGTGTTCCCATGCCATTTCTGGCATTACTTTCTCTACCATTGATATACAAATGCATCTTTTTTCTTTTTGAATCTACTACCATAGTAATCCAACTCCATTCATTTTCGTATCGCTTAACCCATTGGTATATTGGTTCTCTATGTGAATTCCATAACATACCTGTATATGCTCTACTATTATTAAAAGATATTCCCCAATCAAATCCTGGCTTTCGTATGATTGGATATTCTACAAATTTTCTATCAGAATCTCCTATCAACCATATTGGTGCTTTTTCTATTTGCTGGTCAGCTTTTACTAAAACCGATACAGTATGACAAGCTCCAACTGATAATCTTAATTTATCATCTTTTTGATTTGGAATTTTAATACATGAATTAGTACCATTGAATATTCCTACTCTTTTTGTTTTTCCATAAGATAAATTTTGCCTATCAACCATTCCTTCTTGAATACATCTCCAAAACAAATCATCATCTTCCATGCCCCAATCCCAATAATCATTTGAGTAACCATTGGTAGCATCTACTTGCTCTTTAGTAAAGACAACTGCTCCGCCAAAGTATTCTTGATATTTTAAGTTATAATCGGATTGAGATATTCTAACTGCTATATGTTGTGGATTTTCTTCAGGATATGAATAATCGCAACTATCATCTTCTGGAACCATATCAATATCATGCCAAACTATATAATCACATCCATCTTCAAATGCATGTTTAGCAGCGATATTTTTCATCAACCCCCTATTAAATAATTTTTCATCACATTGGTGCGCAAGATACACAGTATGTTCTATTCCTCTATTAGTTAAAAATTCACTAATATGCGGAACAAATTTATTCATATGTTCTTCTCTATTCCTATATGGTACACAAACCCCTAACTTATGAGCCATTCTATAACTTTTTATAATAAAACTGATATATGATGTAGGTGTCCAACACTTGCTTCACCAATTGGTTGATATAAGCAATTATTTAACCCATCCATATCAATATTGTATAATCCTTTTTTGATTTCGTTTAAAAATCTAAGTTGATTTATTCTTGTTTCTTTATGTACCCAACTAGCTCCGTTCCAACTATTTGGTTTATGTGAAAGTAATTTAAAAGTACTTTCTCTCCTATATGGTACATTCATTTCTTGTCCTAACGTTTGATTTGCTTTTACAAAATGAGAATTATGTATATCGCCATCATTATTATTTCCAGATAAATCTAATATTTTACCATTTTTATAAAATTTAAAATCATAATATAATTTTAAATTATTGGATGATTTATATGCTCTAAAATTTTCTAAGTAAGAATTCTCTAAAGTGTTTTCTGCTAATACTTCAATTTCTCTTTCATTTAATTGTTTATCAAATACAGCAAATTCGGATATTATTCCAAAAAAATAGTTTTGATTTGTATCTCTTTCAGGAGAACCAACACCTAAATAGAAAAATTCTGCATCAGAATAATTTCTAACACCATTTTTAATTTTAGTAGTTTCTATCAACTCACCATCTTTATATAAAGATATTTCTTTTGTTTCTGCACAATATGTTAAGCACATTTGTGTAAAATGATTTGTTAATATTTCTGAATTTATTGATGTGCATTTATCCGATGTATTCCATATATCAGCTTTATATCTTCTAAATGAATTATAGGAAATACTTGTATCATATCCAGGTATTGAGAATACAGTATATTCATCATATTCTTTTGTTGGATTTGAAACTATTTCATCAGGCTTAAAACTTATTAAAATACTTAAATCTTTTTCAAAATTTAATAGTTCTTTTTTTGGTATCTTAATATATGCATCCTTACCATTGAATGATAATCCATATACTTTTTTTACTTCCTTTTTACCAATAATTTTTGTATCTAATAATATATTTTTTTGAGCTATTCTAAATAATAAATCATCATCTTCAAATCCCCAGCCCCAATATAAATTAGAGTATCCATTTATTTTTTCAAAGATAGAATTGGATAACATAGTTACTCCGCCAAAATAATCATCAAATTGTAAATTTTTTGATTTTTCATATTCTAATTCAAAATTAGTTGCTAAATGTAATGGTATTTCTGAAAATGAATAATCAACCTCAATTGGTATCATATCCACATCATGGAATACAACGTAATCGCATCCAAGTGATTTAGCTTTAAGATATCCTATATTTAATAATTTTCCTCTATTAAATGGTTTATCATCTGATTGTTCTACTACAACTATTTCAAAATCTATTTTTTTAGATTTTAAATAAGCAGTAGTTTCATCTGTAAACTTACTTAGATGTGATTCTCTATTTCTATATGGAACTATAACTCCTAATTTCATAGTTTAAATTAAACTGTTTCTATATCTTTTTTAGGTCTTACCTTTCTTGGTGGAGCTGGTTGCTCTGTTTGGGTTTCAGCTACATCGGTAGATGCACTACTTCCGTTTTTCAAAATATTATGAAAATCGTATAAATACCATGCAATTCTTTCACCCCATTCTTTTTTATCAATTTCTTCAAACCATACAGTCAATGCATCTACTGAATTTGCGATTTTTTCTAATGCTTTTACTTTTCTAGTTTCAAGAACGATTGCTTCCAAATCTTGTGATGGAGTTGTTGTTTCTTCTAATTTTAATTTTGCCATTTTTGTTATATTTTAATTGAGTGTAAGAAAATGTTATCTTTTATTTGTTCTGTTTTATATAAATCGTAAGATAATGTATTTAGTCCAAAATTTTTGGTATTTAATGTTTTATTAGCTATTTCATAGAAAAATATAGTTTCATTTTCTACAAAATTACCATCTCTATCATTCCAACTATAATTGTTTAATTTTTCAAATTTATCAGCTCCTTCCATTAATTCAAATCTACCCGCACATTGTTCAGGCATATTTGTTTCATATGAAAGTGTTATATCTTCTGAAAATATTGGTTGATGTAAACCCGTAGATATTAATCTAGCATGCGATTTTGATTTAGATTCATCTACATAAAAATCACCAAATTTCTTTGTAAATGGTATATCAATTATTGCATCAAAATTTGTATTAATTGTATCATCAGTTTTATATCCATCTATATATAATTTTTCAATCTCCGAATCATTTAATGGATAATCAAAACATAATAAATTTGATATTTTTCCTTTGAATGCATCTTTGAATGCCATACTACCAATCCAAACATCTTTTCCTCTATAATCTTTCAACATATTAGGTAAATCACAGCTTTTAACCGGTTTACCATCTATATACAAAGTTGCTTTAGCTTTATCCATATCAACTTTTAATGAAAGATTTACCCATTGATTACTATGATTTTTATGTGGATACCATATGTTAAATAATTCATTTGTATCGCTCCAAAGTTGAACACATATTGCTTCATTTTTCATAACAAAAATACCCATATCATATCCTTGTTTACCAATGATACACCCATCCTGCGATTGTTCATCATCTATCCAAATATTCATAGAAATTGTAAAAGAATCTTCAAAAAGGTAATCAGTTTTTTTATTTGATTTTATAAATGCACAATTGTCTGTGTTAGCTACAAATGGATATACTGTTTTTTTACTAAATTTTGTAACTTCATCGGTATCAACTAAACGATGTGGTTTGTATATGTCTTTTGTATAAAATCTTTTTATTGGTAATAAATTATACTGATTCAATCTAAATAAAAAATCTTCCCAATGAAATATTCCACCCCAATAATCATTACTAAATCCATTTGCTTTAATAAAATCCTCTTTGGATATTTTAAAAGCTCCGCCAATCCAATTTGCATATGGCTTTAAATTACTACATAAATGAGTTGGATAATGTGAGTATGTATAATCGCAAATATCTTGCTTAGGTAATACATCTATATCGTGAAACACATAATAATCTGAATTTTCTGCTGTGATATCAACTCCTATATTACATAGTTTACCATAGTTAAAATAAACATCGGCATCTTTTTGTTCAATAAAATGAATTTGATAATCTACCTTATCTTTGAGAAAGTACTCCATGTGTCCTACGAATGTGTAGAGTTGCTCCTTCCTATCGGAATACGGAACTATAATAGATAACTTTTTATGTTCTGACATATAACCTTTTATATAGATATTATTTTATTAAATAATTTACTCCAATTTTTATAATTTTCAAAATTTGCTGTTGGGCAGTATTCGAACACATATTCTATATCAGTTGTATCTAATTTAAAATTTGTACTTTTTAATGATTGATACATTTTTAAATATTCAGTAGAATATGCATATTCTTTACGAATATCTGCTACTTTTTTAATTCTATCACCTACCGTCTTATCCCATTTAAAATGATGAACTTGTACACTATATTTATTAGTTGGTGCAATTTGTGGATGATTCCAACCCTGCCATCTCCAAGTTGTTTGTCCATTTATTTTTGCATAATGCTGGCCTGGAGTTATTTCTACATTTCCTTTCATTATACAAACTTTATTTGGACAGGCTGAACTCATTGGTGTTCTAAAAAATCCAGCCATTGGGAATTGACTGAATATACTTTCTTTTTCAGATATTGGTTTTATTTCTGCAAACTTACCATCTGGTCCAATTCTATCTATAAACCCACCTCTAACTAAATCCCATCCATTTAATTCACAATCTGAAATTATCTCTTGTAATGGTTTAGGATACACATGAAATTCATCATCATCTGAAACTACCCACCAATCGTTAGGATATAAACTTTTAATTTCATTGTATATAGCAGTAACTGTTTCCCAATTGTATTCTTGGTCATCTTCATGCTTATATAAAAAAACTTTTTGTTTAAATTTATCAGTAATAGCTTTTACGTTTGCATGCTGTCCATTATTTGTATCATATGCAACCACATAAATTTCATCTACCAAATCATAATAATGGTTTAGCATGTATTCTAAAGTGTCTGTTCTGCTGCCTGTTACCGTAACCAATCGTATTTTATTCATTATTCTATTTTCTAGTTAGTATTGTAAATCCGGTTGTAGATGTTATTTTATCAAACATACGAAAATTATTTAACTTTACCAAATTCCAATCAATATTTTTTTCTAAATCTTTAATAAATTTTGCCGGGCCGTCAAATGAGACAAAATCTTTTTTAGCATTTTCCGTTACAACAAATGTATTATGGTAGTTTTGGTCCGTATCGTGTATCGTTATAATCCCATTTTCAGACATTATAGTTGAGTATAATTCAAAATCTTTTTTAACTCCTTCATATGAATGGTCACCATCGATATGTAAGTAATCTATTTTAATATCCTGTCTTACAAAATAATCATAGAAAGCCTTTTCAGATGTTTCTAATATAACTTGCGGGTCAAAATGTTTTCTTAAAAAACTATTTTCTTCAGTCCAATCTGTAAATCCACCCACACCATTCGCAGCATCTATAATCAATGTAGTTCCAATATCTCCCCACTCCGTAGAATTATTTCCTTCAAATATTTTTTGTTCCCATAAATCTTTACGAGCTTGTGTCATAAGACGTGGAATGAATCCTCCTCCTGAACCAATGCATACACAGGTTTTTGCTCTATTAAATAATATGAGAGAATATACCAATAACCCATCACCTAAGTGTAAATCGGTTGCACCATGTGTCCAACGATACTTAACTGGTTCTAATATTAATTTACCAGTTGATTCATCGATTGTATGATTATTACATAAGTAATCTTTTATCAATTGCTTATTTAGTAACTCCATTTATTTCATTTTTTAATTTATCCCATAAAAATTCTTCGAAAAATCGTTGGTGTTGTTCGGATGATGGGTGATGATTTCCTCCTGATAGTATTTCATTTTTATTTAAAAACCATTCTATAATACCACCACCAAATCCATGTATTTTTGTATTATCGGTAAAAATAAATTTTGTAAAATCTATTTTATCTATTAAATATTTAATGTTATCTGTATCGTACCAAGATTCTTCTAATTTTTCTAATTTATCAAATATATTATTTATTTTTGAATTTGAATATTTTCCTTGTGTTAAATCATTTCCGTTTTGCAATTCAACTAATTTAGATATACTGGCATCCATGCTAAATAAATTTCCAATTGTAATCATTTTATATGGCATATTGATAGAGTTTAAATATAACTGAGTATGGTATATATTTTCCAAAGTATCAATAACTGCACCATATAATGAGTAATATGTTTCATAGAATTTACTACCATATCCAAATGTGTCTGTACCATTACTCATATAGTTTATTTTATTAATTCTTTCGGGGTGCATATTCATTCTTGGAAAATCACTTGCTCTATCTTCTGAAACAAATACGGGGTAGTCCCATCTATCAATTGTACTCCATTGAATTATAGCATAATCATATTTTTTAGCATTAAAATTATTATTTAAATGCCAAAATACTCTTCTAGAAATTAATTTATTAGAAGAACCGCCTGCTGATACATTTCTAACAGTATCTACATCTTTAATTTTTTCAGTCAAATATGTTGACCAAGTATTATAATCACTATACTCCGATGTAAATGAACATCCACTTATTAAAATCATATTAATTTATTTTTTTTATTTTCTTTTAAAAGTAAAAAATTTACATCATTCATAATTTTACAAAAATGATTAATCATTTTTTCTTTATTGGATTTAATTATATCATATTTTTCAATATATAAATTCTTTAAAAATGTAATATTTTTGGTTTTTAAAGAATTTATAATCATGTCTATTTGCTCCAATTCATCTTTATCTTCTATTCCATTTAATCCGAATTCATTTAAAAATAAATCAATACCTAATTTTTTGTATTCGCTATATACTTTTTTAGAACCATAAATCATTGCAAATTTTTCAGCCAATATTGGTTTAATTGACTTTTCGGTAAAAAATCCATATTGTAAATCAAATATACAATGCGTTTCACCAACAACTTCTACATATGATTTATTGAATTCTTTTTTTATAAAATAATTTCTTAAATGCTGATACAAAAAATCTGGTTCATTTGGTGTTATATTGATTTCACTTTTTATTTTTAATAATTTATCAAATGTTTCTTTATTAAAATACTTTAAATGATTTTTACTATGTTTTTTTGTATTATCAGTATGTAACAATTTTTGACTTGTAAATTTTTGATATTCTTCCCAAAATTGTTCATTTATATTATTTATACCATACTTTAATATATTAGCATCATTGGCTTCTAATAAAAATTTAACTCTATGATATCTTGGTTTCAATGAAAGATGCGAATACATATATTCACGATTTATTAATCCATTTATATTTAAATTTTCAAATATTTTATCAAAATTAATATGATAATTAAGCCTTGATGTTAAGGTATTTGGATATAAAATATCTCTCATTTGAGCTTCAGCTAATAAATGATATAAACAATAAAATGAATCATAATAAAAATTCTTTTTACCATCAAACAATTCATAATCTGAAATTTTTATATGGTTAAATTTAAAATCATATAAAAAATATTCTTCATAATCCTCATAATCAACTGCTTCTAAAAATGCAAAATTAAAGAAAACAGTTACATTTCTTTCAACATATATTTTTTCTAATTTTTCAAATATGTCTTTATGGTGACGCATTAATGGAAAATATAATTCACTCCATAACTTTCTATCACATATGATTGTTAAATCATCTATTGGCGACGTATATAATGAATTTATATTTAATATGTTTTCTAAATTTGATAATTTATCGAATACATTTTCAATATAATGTACTAATTCAAATGTTTCATTATTTGCTTCCAATGTAATTTTACTAATTAAATAATTTTCCATAATCTTATATGATTTAATTTTAGCCGTTGGGAATAAGCAATTTAATTCATATGTATTTGCAAGTAAATTTATGTATTTCATATAATATTAATTATGGAATTAATCCAATTTTGTTTGTTTGTATATTTTTCTAATCCTGCTTTTAATCTGTCGAATTGTTTTTTGTTTTTTTCAAATCCATCTTCTAATATTTTTATGTATTGATAATGAAATTGTTTTTTATTAATTGCCCTATATCGGTATTTAATATCTTTCATCCAACTACCATCTAATATTGGAAGTTTACCATTATCAATTGCGTCAAATATTGCATATCCAAATGGTTCTTTGGTATATGCTCCATGAAATATTTGGAAATTCTTTTCAAAAAACTTATTATGAAAACGATAATCAAATTCTATAAATGTGTGTACTGATGCATTTATTTTACTACCTTCTAACATTCTCTTATAATCATATTTGTTACTAAATATAAATGCTGGTATACTATCTAAGTAGTGTGCATTTTTTCGGGTTTCGCATCTAGCTGCATATCCCACTCTATTACTAATTATTCCAAAAAATGGTTTGTTATGTTTCCATTCATAATAATTTGGAATAGTAATAGTATTTGGATAGTAAGTATGTATCGTATCCGTTTCATATCCAATCCAAATAATATTTTGTGAATTATCTAATATTTCTTTTTGCCAATACCAATCTAAACGAGTCATTAGGTTTTCATATTCATCATTTAATCCTAACATATCAGGAATAAAAGCATGAACAAAGGTTGTGTGGGTTTTGTGAAGATACTTTTTGATTATAGGATTTGGTTTATAGGAATGATGTAAAAAAACAATCTTATCACACTCATCTAATATCCTATCAATTTCTTCATCGTTTCCAAAAGTGTAGATTGCATCTTTTTCTGGCAATAAAGGTCTACCATCAACTACAATTTTGTAATCTTCTGTAACTAATGGTAAAATGTTCTCTATAAAGTTATTACACCATATATCCGAACCTCCTATAACATTTTTTCCGTAACCTGTTGTAATGAATACTATCATAATTCATTTTTTATATAATTATCAACCATTTTGATAAAAAAGTTTTCGTATTTAATTCCACCATAAAAATGTGAATAATCATTTGTAATTGATAATGGTTGTTCTTTTACACATTTAGAATCTAAAATACAACCTAATGAGTATTGTCCAATTATCATTGTATCCAACCTTTTATGCAATCGTATGGGATATTTAGTAAAATACCAATCTTTTATTTGATAATAATATTTTAAGTATTCTGATTTTATATCATCATCAAAAAACCCAAGAATACCTATGTTTATAGCCTTCTTGCAATCCGTTTTCCAATATGGGAATATATCAGCTATATTATGATTATTAAAATCTAATATTGATTTAGAATAATAAAATTCTATTGCACTTTCCGAATCGTAGTTATGAAATACAACACCATTACTATGGTATTTTAATTTTTCATTTAAAAATATATCACCATCAATTATAAAGGAATCTTTTCCAATTTTAGATAATGCTTCAAATTTTGCTTCACTCCAAAGATAGTTTTTATCTTTTTTTAAAAATTGAATATCATCAACAATACCTCCTAATTTTGATGCACCATATTCATCAGTATATAAAATTATATTATGATATTGTTTAGCTAATTTAATAGATAATTCATAATTTTTTATTAATTTATCTAAATTAGATTTATCATAATCATATTTAAGTAAATTCGTATTAAGGCTGTATATTAGATTCATTGTATAACTTATTTAAATCATCAATAGATTGTATTTGTGTACATATTGTGTATTGATTGTTCATTAATTGGACTCTATGTTTTTCAGCTGGTAACCAATTTTCATTAATACCATATTTTTTATAATAGTGTTTAATATTAAATCTATATCCATTATTATTAAATTTTATAACATCAATTGCGGGATATAAGCCTGTATAACATATATTTGCATTAACCATATATTCCATATAATTTTTATTTTTAGTATGAAACTCTTTATCAAAATCATATGCACATACATCTAATAATATTTGAAATTTATTGTAAGATATATCTAATTGTTTTTGAAGTAATGGTTCTAATAAATCTAATTGCTCTTCTAAAAATGGATAATCAATATGTATTCGCATATCCACATCATATGCAGTTTCTCTTTTATTAGAATTAAAACTACCATATATTTCTACATGAAACATATTGAATAAATCACTATTATTAATTAGTGAATATTTCAACATTTCTTTTACAATATCTTCAGTTGGTTTTATACAATTTTTTGTAATAATTACATCAAACATATTAACCTCAAAGAAATCATATTCTTTGAAAATATCAAAATTGCCAACTTTATGCATTTGAATAAGGATTTTCACCTAAAACCTCAGGCCAAATGTTTCGTAAATCATCTGGAGTTTGTATAGATGATAAATCTGTCAAAGTTATATCTCTTAACGATTGTTTTTCAATTTTAATACTTTCCATTAACTCTGTATTATTTTGTTCTAATGCTCTCATAAATTGAGTATCTAACTTTTCTAATAATGGAGTTCTTGCTATTCGATATTTGTTTAACCAAATTTCTTTTGCTTTTTCTAAATTAAGTGTGAACATAAATTTAAATTATCATTTCTGTTATATTATTTAATACTTTAGCTACTATTTCTTCTCTTTCTTCATCATTACTTCCAATTCCATCATATGAATTTTCAAAATCATATTCCCATGTTTCCTGAAACATATCGGTGGTTGGTAAATCCAATTCTTTTAATAGTTTATATTTAACTCCTTCGGGAGTTATACACTTAGCCGTTTCATCCATTGTAAATCTTTCATCTGCTCTCCAAAATACCGAAATTACATTGGTATTTGGGTCTTTATAAATTATTACATCATTGTTTATTAATTCTTCCATATTTTTAATTTTAAGCGAATACTACTACATTTAATAAATTAACATTTTCAAGTGTATTTTTATCATTATCATATGTATACACCATAACAGAACTACCGCCTCCCCAAATTGGGTTACATGCTATATCAACTTGATATTCTCCGGTACTTGCTCCCGCACCACTATATCTTCTTAATCCACTTGCGAAAATTGCGCCCATTGTATCATAATCTCCATATCCACCAATATTACCTTTTGGTAATGAAGATGTAAATGCTATATTATTAAATCCTATATTATTTCTACCAACTGCAAGAACATTCCCACTAGCTTTAATAGTAGCTGATAAATAATTATTTATTCTATTTGCAAAAGTAGCTACTACCCAAGCTCTTGCAACATATCCAGGCCTTCCATCAACTTTATCCCATTTAATTCCTCCTTCAATATTAACTGCATCGGTTGTTGAGTTTGACATTCTTAAATATTTACCGGCATTTACTGCTGATAAAAATCCACCACTATTGATAGTAACAGTGGCCACTTGAACTGCAATATTTACAGTAACAGCTGAAAAATTAATTGCAACATAACTAGCATCAGGGGCTCCCGCAGTTCCCTCCACAGGAGTATCATATTCAAAATAAAGTTCTGCTCTATACGAATGACCATTAGTTAATGTTACCTCAATTGATGCATTTGCATTTGCTAATAATGAATACCCCTGATAAACACCGCCACCCGATACACTACCAATACTATATGAATTATCTCCACCCTGTGCTGCTGCCGTACCTATTAATATAGGAGTACCTACAATGGTATTCGTTGTTGTATTTCTAATTCTATAATATGCATTTAATGTTGATGTTTCAGTACCTCCATATTCTGCTGCAGCCGATGTATTTGTAAATTGAATTGCAAAGGTACAAAGAACAGAATTTGTTGCAGGAAATGTATTAGAATTATATTGTTGCGAACCAACTCCCTGAAATGTACCTGAACTTGCTCCTATTGAAAGAATACCATCACCGATTACATTTGGGGTTGGTAGTGTACTATCTGTATTTAGATTAAAACGAACTAACCCATCAACAGACATTTTAATAGTATTTGCACCACCATCTAATATAATTGCATTTGAATTTGATTTTAGTTGAGTACCATCGATAGTCCATCCACCAAATACACCACCCGTCGCAGTTACTTCACCTCTAAATTTAGCCGCACCTGCGGAAGTTATTAAAAAGTTTTTAGCAGTTATAGAACCATTTGTTAAATCAATCTGCATGCCGGCATCTGCGTATTCTTCACCGGCATCTGGCCCGTCCCAGTTATTAGATTCTATATTTCCGGTTCTAACCTTAGCTCCACTAATTGTTGTTACGCCTGTCCCTCCAATATTATTTGTAACATCTGCGGGTGATACTTTAGTAGCTAATCCATTAGTTAGTGCAGTAGATGTTGATAGAGCCGATGCTAAATTTGCACCAATACTAACATCACCACCAATTGATAAAGCGTTACCATCCCAAGTTATACCTTTTGTAGATGCATTACCAATTGAAAATTTATAGTCAGTACCACTATATCCTAAAAAGAATCCTGTTCCTGTATTAAAATCAGTTTGTCCACCCTTAATATTTCCGCCACCACTTAAAGTTATACCACCTCCGGTAATTGTAGTTCCAGCTATAAGTCCAGTTTGTGCTTGGTTTTGTGGACTTAAATTTGATACGTTTCCTAATCCAATAGTACTTGCGGTATTATTTGAATTTAATGTATTTGCAGCATTTAAAGCAGTTCCACCAACTTGAACAGTTCCACTAAAAGTACCACTTGCTCCCGTAATATCTCCTTTAAATGATGCAGCTCCGGTTGATGATATTTTAAATTCTTTTGCAGAAATCCACCCAGCTCCGATTGTTATATCACCTGCGGCTGATGTAAATGTATCATCAGCTCCCAATGTTCCTTTGTGTATTGCAGTTGATGTGATAGTCCAACCACCTACACTTCCTGCGGTTTTTGCCGAATTATTTTGTTGAGCAGTTGCTCCACTAGCTGCACCAGTTTGAACAGTTGTTGCGGCTACTCCATTAATTAAAGCGGATGCTCCAATTTTTACTGCTCCAGCTATATTTACATCCGTTCCATCAAAATAAATATATCCGGCGGATGGGTCTCCAAATCTAACATTTCCATTTACGTCTAAATAAAATCCTTTACCTACGGTTAATGATGTTGCGTTTGCTGAACGAATAAATCCACTAAATGAACTCAATGTTCCCATCACTAATCCACGTGTTATTGTTGCATCTTGTGCCAATAATACATCGGTGGCTACTGAACTAAATTGAGCTCCAAATGATGTCCAATTTGAACCAACTCCAGGTTGTCCCGTCGTTGCATTTCCTGTTACGGATGTGTGTGTTACATTTGTTAAATAATATGCACCTAAATAAGATACAACATCAACTCTTGTAGAAGTTTTATAATAAATTGTGCTATTAGCCCATTCTCCTCTATAAACTACACCAGGCCCTGCTCCTCCATCTGCTCCATTACCTCCTTGAACTGCTACTCCAACACTAAAGTTTATTGTTTTACCAGTTACCGTTGTTCCTTCTGAATTTGTATATGATAATGTTATAACACCCGATACTCCAGCCGAAGTAGTTGGTGTGTTTGGTGTAATTGTTCCGCTTGAATTTGTACCATTTGTAACATTTGTAATTGTAAATGTGCTATTACCACTTCCGTATGTATAAGATGTACCGCCTTCATTTACTGAAACAGCTATTGTGGATGGTGCCGTATAAACTCCCGCCGCTGTTGCTGGAACAGTTTGTGATTGTGGGTTTGCCGATATTACAACTACGGGTGAAGCTTTTTTAGCTTTTGAAATCGTTGCTATTGCCGTTTTACTTCCCGTATTTCCTTCACTATCGGTATAATTTATAGTTACCGTAATAGTTGCCGTATCAGCTGATACACTACTTAAAGGAATGGTTGCAAAATTAAATGGAGATGAACCATTATATGTTATTGTACCGATTGTAACTCCAACGCCAACTGCTGAAACGGATGTTAGTCGGGTCGTACCACCTTCTAATGCTTTTACCGTCAAAGATGTTGGTGTTGCCGGACTTGAACCATCAGAATTAGCAGTAACAGTTTGTGCAGCTGGACTTATTTGCCCTTCCACATTCGGTGTTGCTTTTTTAACTTTAGATAAACTTAATGTATCGGTTAAAGTTCTACTAACTCCTTCCGAATCCGTAACTACTGCCGAAATTGCTATCGTTGTTGCGTTTGTGGAATTACCTAAAGTTCTACCATTTAAAGTAACAACTCCCGTTGTATAATCCGTTACAATAGATGAAATATCCGAAGATGTTGCGGTTAAAGATGTTATAGTTAAAGTTGTTGTAGCACCATTATATGTTTCTTTTACACTAATAGTTACATTTGAAAAACTATCTACTTGCTCACCTGTTGATTTTGCAGAAACACTTTGGTCTTTAGGAGTTGCTTCCAATCTTAAAACGGGTGCTGCTTTTTTATTTTTTGTATAAGTTACTGTCTTTACAATATCGGTTGTATCACCGGCTCCATCTTTATAATTAATTGTAATATCCAATGAACCCGAATCTGCTGTGAGATTTGTAATACCATATGTGTTTGTAGTTGGATTTGAATTATTGCCAGTATTAGGCGTACACCCTGTACCACTTATATTTGTTATTGCAAATGTATTATTTGCTCTAACACTATCATTATCATCATCAAATGAAATACTTTCATTTCCTACTTTAACAGCCACCGAACCACTTGTTAATACGAATGAACCACTTGCTACAAATCCATTAGAAAGCGCAGGAAGTGATGCATTATCGTTTGTAAGAGTCGCTGATAATCCATCTAATATTTTTACAGGAGTTATTTTGATTGCATCTGAAAATTCATTACCAAATTGGTCTGAACCGGAAATGTAATAAATACTTTCACCCGTTGTAAATAGAAATGATGAACCTGCTAATGTGTAAGTATCTACCCCATTTGTTGCATTTGTAGATACCAATGTTAATGGTGGTTTTCCACTTCCAGAATTTACAGTCAATGGAGTGGTAGCAGATGCTAAGTTTTTACGTTTAGCCTCTAATGTTATAATTTGCCCCGATGGATTTATTGACAAATCGGTTGCTTTGTAAATAAATTGATTTGTATTTGCGGTTACAAATACACCCGGAGCATTATCACCATCTTCAAAACGATATATTGTTTCAAATTCAGTAAACCCTTCACAAGATGCAGTATATACAATTGAACCAACCAACACACTACTAACACTTCCACTAAAACTAGCTATATTTAAAAGTGCTCCATTATCATTTTGAGATGTAAACCAACCCGGATAAGTTCCTGCATAAGAAGTTGGTTCAATATAAGTACCACCAACATCAAATGCAGATGATGCATATGTTACTGAACCTGTAAAATTTGTTTTTATTGTTTTAAATCTTACTGATTGATTTGGCGGATTTGCAAATGAGCCTGTACTAAAACGAAATGCTGTTCTATCTGATTCAAATGTTAATAATTTTGTAATAGTATTTGAACCACCTGTAAAGTTTGCACTTTGTGTTACAGCAACCGGTACATAGTTATTATTTATATCATAAAATTCAAATTTAAAATTATAATCTTGATTACCAACAACCATCGGCATAGATGTTATAAATGAAACACTATCCGGTGAAAATGCAGTATCTTGTGATAATTTTAAACTAACATTCCCAACATGCCATTCATATGCGCCCGATGGAAATTCTAAATATAAACTAGCACTTGGTTCTGTTTTGGTTAATGAGAATGGAATTACTTGGTCTTTTAAATTTTTTGTTGGGGAAGTACCATTCAATGTACCAATTAATACTTCACCATTATTAGAACCACTAATATAAATGTTTAAATCTTTATTATCAATAGATGCTGAATAAAATGCATCTAATCCAAATTCATAAACACTTTTCGCAGATAAATTTAATGATGACGAATAATAAAAATATGTAGGTGTATTTTGTAATGGTTTTATTTTAATACCATTATCAATTCGTGTGGAATTTAATGATATTTGAATATTTTCTGGTTGATATTCCCATACTTTTTCTAAAACTTCCGATGTGAATAATCCGGCATTACCAACTACACTACCACTTAGATTATAAGATGTCAATTCTTCTTTTGATTCAACTAATATATCTTGAACCATATCATAATCAGAAATATCACCCAATGATGTTCTAAATACTTTTATACGCTTTACATCTCCAGCAAACGTTTCCATTTGAGATAATTTAATATCTGCAAATGATTGATTAATTCCCGTATTTGTTTTATTGCCTGTGGATGAATCTATCGTATATATTGGTGATACCAATTCTTTAATAGCTGCAGTAGGTCTTTTGTAAAAACGAATCTTAGTTGTATTTGCTAAAGATGGGTTTACATTGATTTGCTTTTGCCATTTTACATTATATTGTCCTTGCCAATTTAATGGAACGGGTGAACGTAATCCATTATTATCATATTCCGAAAGTTCTCCTAATATTGTAAGAGTACATGGCCCGTATGCTGTTTCCGGATATATGTAAACTGCTACTACTTTTGAAACACCTTCATAATATTCACTTATAAATTCCTCACCACTTAAAGAAGATGATATAATACCTTCACCTGGTTCGTGATAAATTATATTACCAGATGCATCTTTTAATTCAATTTTAATTAAAGTATCTGCTACTAAGTATTCTGAACCTTGTATAAGAAATGCGTTTTTACCACCTGTAAATGTATCAGGTAATTCCGTTACTTTAAAATATTTGCTATTGGTATCAGTATCTTGTACAAACGTATTGTATCTATCTAAATTTTCACCGAATAATGTTTTTTGTATGACAGCCATTGAAATATCTTTATTATAAATATTCACAAAAAAATATTTATCTCATATTTATATAAAGAAAACTAATAAAAACTAAAGAAAACTAAATGTTATGAAATATTCAATGTTACAAATAAAAAAAGAAACCCATGAACTTCTCAAAAATTATTGTGAAGAACACGGGTTTAAAATGGGAAGTTTAGTAGAGAATTTGATTAAAAAACACGTTGGTGTTCAAAAACCTCAAGCGAGTGTGTTGAAAGCTGATAAGGTTAGGAATCAATCTTACTAAACATCTTATTTATACGAATTAAAACATACAATATTGTATTTTGTATCTTTTAATACTTTTTCTACTTCGTGGAATAAATTTACATCCGAATCTAATACAGCAAAGTTGGGAAATGTTGGAGTTATAGGGATAGGTTGATTATTTTTATCATATATTATAAGTCTACCACCATTTTCTATATCCCATTCATTATTTAAGAAATATAAAAAAACACATATTCTTTTTTCAGATTTACCATCATCGTGTAATTTTATTTCACATCCTTCATCATAAAATTGTAATCTAAAATTGTTTTCAAAATCAGTATAATTTTTTTCAGAATAATATTTTTCTACAAAGTTTTTTTGAAATTTTGATAAAATACCATTATTAATTTTATTAGTTATTTCTGAATTTAGATTTGTACCAAATACCCAAGTTGGTAATATACCATCTTCTTGCATTTTTTTAACTTGATAACGATGTGCAAGTGCAAACATTTTATCTGCTGTATTTAAATCTTTATCTCTAAGTAAGTAGTTATCATACTCAAGTTGTTCAATATATGAAAGTTCATCATATTTAAACCAATAATCATATCTGGAATATCTTTTTATATCATTGGAATCTATAAAACTTTTAATTTCTTTAAAATCTTCAAAAGAAAATAAATCAGTATAATTTTCTAAAGTATCATACAAATATCCTTGCTCTCTAAATGTTGCTATATCTATCATATAAATAAATATTAAAAATCAATCTTACTAAATCCATTTTCTTTCCTGATTTCTATCAGTCCATCTACAATATCTCTCATTTGTTCTAAGTGAGAAATTACCCAAATGAAATCAAATTGAGTTTTAAGATACTGCATCATCATAAATAACGATGATAAGTTATCACTATCTAATGTGCCAAATCCTTCATCAATTACTAAGAAGTTTGGACGAGGTAAGTTACATACATTAATAAGTGCTACTCTAATAGCCAATCCACTTATAAATTTCTCCATACCACTACACATTTCCAACGGCCATTCTTGGTCATCATAAACTATTTTTGCATTGATTGATTTACCATCTACATCCATCACTACACTAAAATCTACAACTTGTGAAAGTATATTATTCACCTCATTTTCAATTACAGGTAGAGCTTTTGAAATCAACTCATATGGAATACCATCTCTCTTTACAGCATCTAAATAATAGGTGTATAGGCGATTCTTTTCTTCCAATTCCTTAACATCATTCATCTTAGCTTTTATCCCCTCTATAAACGAAGATATAGAAGAAATAGAACCATTTAAAGTTGCTATATCTTTAGTTACTTTTTTAATATCTGATTCAATCTCACTTTTGGTTTGTTGTAAGCCTGAAATGATTCCATCTATTTGTACATTACGTTTAATAGTTTCCTCATTATCGTGATATTTTTGAATATTATCTTTTACCGATTGTAATTGGTGTTCTAATAATTGTACTTTTGTATCAAACCCCAATGATTCAGCTTCTGCTTTTTCTTTAATAACAATTGCTTTCTGATATTTGGCTTTTAAATCAGTTAGTGTTTCCCATTGTTCTTCTACATTTGCAATTTTGCCAGCTTGTGTAACTAATGCACCATGTAAAATATTTAGAGTTTCTAATTGACTACCCTGCTCATCAACCTTCTTTTGTGTTTCAATTGCATCTTTTACGAATACATTGTTCATACAAAAGTTACAATTAGGGTCATATTCGTGCTCTGCTAAATGTGATAACTTCTCTTTGTTATGTTCAATACCATTTTCTAATAATTCAATTTGGTGAATTGTATCATTTATTTGGTCTTTTAATAAATCCCATTCACGTTTAGCTTCTTCAATTGGTAAATCATTGATAGTTTTATTTTCTTCAATTGATTGAGAAACTTCTGCTATTAAATTAACATATTCTTCTATTTTAACTCCTTTTAGTTTCTTTTCTGAAAGGATATGTAAAATATCTCTACCTAATTCACCTTCTTGCTTTGTTAATAATTGCAAATTTAAATTACCATCAATAGGAGTCAGTTCTCTACTTAATCCAACAATCCTATCAGCCAAGTCGGTTGAATCAGTATTTAATCTACCTAATTCTTTTTCTAAATTCTTTAATTCAACTTTTTTATCTTTTAAATCATTTGCTTTATCAGCTAATTCAGTTGTAAAATCAGTTTTCTTAAAGTTCTTAATTAAGACAGATACTTCTTTGATATCTTCCGTTGCTGTTTCATATAATTTATCGAATATATTCAATCCCATAAATTGTGCTAATAAATCCTTTCTTTCTGATTGGGATTTATCAATGAATAGGGCGTTGTTACCTTGTAAAGATAATGCAGTTAATACAAAATCTTCGTATGTACCAACGTATTGTTCAATGATAGTATTGGTATCTCTCCTCTCTGTTCCGTTTAAAGAAGTCCTATCATCACCATCTTGTCTCCAAAATTGAACATCTACTTTAACATTCTTTCCTTTGTTAATTGTCTTTGCGGTTCTTTCAATATGGTAATCTAATCCATCTATTTGGAAATGAAGATGACAAGCAAATTCCGATTTACGATTATTCATAATATTTTGAGCTTTGTAAGCTCTACTACTCTTATCGTATAAACAAAATGATATCGCATCAAATAGAGAAGATTTACCCGTTGCGTTTGGTGCAAATAATCCCATCAATCCACCTAATTTGGTAAAATCAATTTTATTCTTTTCACCATAACTAAACATGTTATCAAATTCAAAACGAATTGGTTTCCATTGAATATTTCGTTGAACATCTTCGTTTACAATTCTACTATTAATATCTCTATTAATATTTTCTAATCTATCTAAATCTTCTTTATCTACAAACGGCATCATTCTCTCAACATACTCATTTATAAGTGAGTTCTGATAATTGATATCGGAAATATCTTCAAAATCTAATTTATTTAATCTATTACCTGTTTTTGATTTAGCAAGGGAATCGGTTCTGATAATTGTGAAATCTTCAACACCATATTTCATTTTAATCTCAGCCATTACTCTTTTAGTATCGGCAGAATCAGTATTAGATAAACGAACTCTTAAACGAGGTTTTTTTGGCATATCCGTTACGATAGGAACTTTACCATTATCAACATCCATAGTATAATATCCATAATCATTTTGAATATCAACTTCTTCGTACTTCATACTATCTAAATCCCAAACTAAGAATCCGTGCTTATCCAATGTTTCACCAAAGTTTTGTTGAATCAATGAACCGGCATAAACTACTTTACATCCTGCTGGTGAAATCATAGTTTGTCGTTTATGAATATCACCCAATAAGGCTAAATCATATCCATCAAACATATCAGGTGTAAAATGACGAGAAGATACTACATATCCAATATCCGTTTGAGAATTATCAACAGGTCCGTGAAACAATGCAATCTTCTTATTACCAAATAGAGTTTCAGCTTTAGGCCAATTTGCTTTATCATCAAAAATACTAAATACACCAAAATCTACGCCACCGATGGAATAAACTTGTGTATCTCTCAAATATATAAAGTTTGGTAGATTTAGGGCTTCAACAATTGGAGTTAATACATCCAATCTATCGGAGTTGTTCATATTACAATCGTGATTACCTGTAATAAGGATTGTTTCACACAATTTAGAACATTCCGTAAATAACCAACTAATCTCTCTAACTAATTCAGGAGATAGTTCTAATTTAGCATGGGCAATATCACCTGCTAAATATATGATTGAATTATCCGTACCTCTTTTACGAATCTCATCAAACATTTTTTCAAAAACCTGTCTGTACTCATTATGTCTTTTTACATTACGAATGTGTACGTCTGCGATGTGGTAAATCTTTTTTAATTTACTCATAAACTATTTATTTTATTTAATAACAATTCTTCCGATGAAAACTCTTTAGTTTTCTTTAGTTGTTCGTAGAATTTCTTGTATCCTATTTCCGATGCATCTTTATCTTCCATATACATCATTTTAACATTTATCCCTTGCTTCCTAAAATATTCTGCTGCTTTAAGGGCTTCATTAATTGCATCACTATCTAATGAAATTATAATATCACTAACTCCACTCATAAAGATTTTCTCAACCAAATTACGAGATGGAAATTTACCTAATAATGGAATTGCATTTCTTTTAATTGTGATTGCATCAAATACACCCTCACATAATATAATTGGTTCGTTCCAATTAACTTGTGATTCAAAACATATTATATTTTTACTGATTGGAGGATTTTTATATTTCATTTTATTCTCTGGGTAATACGAACGAGAAACAAAGTAATTTAATGAACCATCAGAATTGTATGATGGTATAATTATCCTTTGTCCGTACAATCCTTCTTTACAATATCCAATATTATATTTTATTATATCTTTTATACCTATTCCTCTTTGAGTAAGGTAATGTATTGCGTGTTTATATTCGGGATTAAACCCTTTAGGAGACTCACCAAGCGATATAAATTCTTTTGGTAACTGAATGTATACTTTTGTATCTGCATCCTCTAATTTAGGGTTATAATTGGAATCTCCGTATATCTCTCTAATAATAGAAATAGTCTTTCTATCGACATCTAATTTCTTTAATAAAGATGTTAATTTCTTACCACCACTATTACAAGTCCAGCAATGCCATTTTTGAGTTTCGGTATTAACTTGGAGTTTTTGCTTAGAGTGATTACAAAATGGACAATAAAAGGCTAATTCATTACCCTTTAATATGGAGTAATTACCCAACGCATTAGATAGCGTTGTTATGACCGTATTTTTATCATTAACTTTCAACACATATCAAATATACAACAAATATTTGATATTACCAAATTTTTATGGTTCTAAAAACCAAGAATCCGGTATTTCCTTATCTGCGTACTTATAACCATTCTTATCACACCAATCTGCGTATGTGGTTTTAGAGTTTTTTGTGATTTTGTTCTTAGAATTGGAGAAAACGAACCTAATATCAATTGTGGGGTTTTGAGCCTTAACTAACAAGTGTTTTTTTCTATCAGCCGCTACAAATCTACCCTTTGTCTCTACTCTAATACCATTTGGTAGTTTAAAGTCAGGACTATATGTATGATTTGATGCAGGAATTATGTATGGAACTTTTTCAGTTTCATACTCTACTTTAATTCCTTTGGATTCTATTTGTTGGGAAATGGTTTGTTCTAAACCTGATTTAAATCCGTATTTCTTTGCAACCCAAGTTGGATTGTTCTTTTTTGTAACTTTTTTAGCCATTAAGTTGGTTTATTTTTTAAATGTGTCTGAGTATTTTTTCTCATTCACTGCACCACCTCTACCAGTTTTGAATTTTTCAGCAGTTAAAACTTGCTCATCTGCTTTTTTCAAATCATTTGTAGTATATGGAGTTTTTGCATTTACACCAGCATCAAAATTAATCTTATCAACACCTAATGCTGATTGTTGTGCTTTGTATAATTCTTCGATTGTTGCCATAATAATTGTTTTTTGTATTTAGTATAAATATAAGTTAAGTATCAAAACGTACAATAAAGTTTACAGTTAAATCTGGCATTGACTTTATTGGTTGTGGAAGTTTAGCAATTGCAACTAAATCACAATTATCATCGTATAATCCGATTGTTGTAATCATAGGTGCTAAGAATGAACCAGTAGAATCTACTGAGCCACTTATATCATAGTGTTCAAATCCAGCTTTTTTATTACCAATTGAACCACTAAATCTATAATCTAATATATCGCCTGTTTCTAATGTTGTTAATTTTTTAATATATTTAACACCTGGAGTTGTAGTTGTTTTATAAATTTTACCATCTGAGCCTGATACAAATCCATTTTCTCTTCCAATCTCTACTACTGCCGTTGGATTTTGGGATACATTGAATTCATCATCATTTGCAATTAAAAGATACTCATGCTCATAAATTGTTTTTGTAGATTTAAATGATAATTCCCAATTTGTATTTAATTTTGCGGCTGCATCTCTAGTTAATACAATCAATCCTTGTGTGTAAAATATGTTACCAATTTTATCACTACCAGCTGCTCCTTCTAAAAATGGTATATTTTCTACAACCATAACACCCGTATTTATATTAAAACTCACTACGTTTAAGTTATAATTAGTTCCATTGTAAATTATATCAAATGTACCATCTGATAAATCGAATCCAACATATGGTATAGTATGAAATGTTCCAGAATATGCATTTGAAGCTATATCTAAAAAATTTAAACTATGTTCTTGTAAATCAATTTTACCAAAAGTAATACTATCTCCACCTGCTCCAATTATATTTCCAAACTTATCATCTATAAATGATGTAGTTACTCCATTTTTATCAATTAATAAAACAGACCCCTTTTTGATTCCTTCGCCTACATATATTTGTGGAATAGAAATTACTTTAGCCGAACCGCTTAGATATCTATCACGAGTAGATTCTTGTATATTATAATCAGATGATTTATCACCATATCTTACAAATGGATTATCTTCATGTCCATTATAAAATTGAGCTCTTAGTTGTCCATATAATGAGTTTTTATTAATCGATAATCCACCATCAGTTGTTACACTATTTGATGTATAATTTCCATCTTCAGCTTCCAATAAAGCAATTTCAGATGAAGCCTGATTAAAATCCCATTGTTTATAGGCTTTAAATGGACGTATACTAATATCTGATTTTGGTATTCTTTTTAACATATCACTAATAAATATCTTATTAAACAAAAACCCAACTTTTTAGGGTTGGGTTCAATCTATGGTTTTAATCATAGATAGTTATTTGGCTATTCTCCTCTAAAAATCTAATTTAACCTTAATTGCCACTTCTTTATCAAATGATTTCTCAATTGGTTTAGAAGTTTTTGCTACTGCTAATAATTCATTAGAATCATCATATAATCCTACACTTGTAATATACACATGCGGGTCTCTTTCAAATAATGATTGAACAAACTGACCAGTAGAACCGGTTACGAATGTTGGGTTGTTTGAGAAGTTAAATTCTCTATTGTTTGCTCTTACAAAATAATGAGATGTTGAAACGTTTTCAGTTCTTCTTACTTGGAAGTCAGCGCCACCTTGTAAAGAACGTAATAACATTACTGAGCCAGAGTTTGCACTATATGTAGAACCACTTAAAGAAAGGTTATGATAAACACTTTTTTGTGAATCATATGCTGGTGCTAATTTGGTATCAACCGAAGAAGATAATGCTGCTGGGTTTAATAAAATGATTCCCATATCTGGATAGAATAAACCCCATCCTTGTCCATTAGATGCCGTTGCACTATTTACTGAAGAAGTAGCTGCAGTTCCAATGTTTAATGAACCACTAACTAAATTATAAACTCTTCCTGCGGTTGTAACGTTTTCATCAGTTCCACCACTATCATCGATTAACGTAATACTTCTTAATGAACCAGATAAATCAATTGATATATTACCTGGGTCTAATCTTTCTTTGTATCTAGCTCTATTGATATTGATTGCGTAGAATGATGTCATATCAGCACCACCTGCCGTTGTACCACTATATATGCTAAAATACGGGTCAGCTGAATCTAATAATACGTTTTTATACTGATTATAAGTTGCTTTTGTTGGAGAAGTTGAATCATCATTTTGAGCCAATGTTGGTGAACCATATCCGAATGCATCGCCATAAGCAACTGAGAATTGAACCTGAGATGCATCAGATGATGTTAATCCATTATAAACATCGATATAGTATTTACCACTTACAGATGTTACTTGTGCAGAAGATGTATATGTTGCGTTTACATCCAATGAACCTGTATCACCACTCCATATTCCAGAAGTTACAATTTCAGTTCTATTAGTTACTTTATCAATAGCTCCGAACTTTTTATAAATACCATTTGTGATGGTAGTTATATCCGAGCTGATTTGTTCACCTTGACCTAAAAATTGGTTTACGATTCTAACTAATTCGTTAGTATCAACGGGAGTTCCTGCGGTGTTCGCTGCACCGGCTAAGTATTGTGATAAATTACTTGCTAATAGGCTTCCTCTATTGTCTCTTATTAATGCCATAGTTTAAATTATTGAACGTATGTTACGGTTACTGGAATTGTTTGTGAACCACCTGTTTCGTTACCATAAACAGTTATAGTTGTTCTGATAGTTGAAGTTAAGGATGGGTTTGGAATAAATTTAAATGATAATCCTTTTGCAATTGCTGCAGTTGCAGATACATCATCTCCGATAAATACAGGCACTGTTCCTACATCAGATGTTACACCTTCTCCCACAATATCACCTGCTGTTTTATTAGAAAGGATAATTGTATATCCTAAGCTTCTATTTCCGGCTGGAGATGTTGTTGGTGATAATGAAACTTCACCACTTTTTTGATTTACTGCAATATTAGGAACACCAAATTCTACAACCGGAATACGAGTTGTGTTTTTTGGTAAAGTTACTAATTTGTATTTCATTACTTGTGTTTCATCAGGATTAGCTTCTAAAACTGGCATATTTTTAATTGCCGCATCGTAGTAAGATGACCCTAATGGATGTGCCGGTTCGTATAAAGAGTAATCAATCTCATCATCTGCTAAAGCAAATTGAGTTATGTTTAAACCCTGTCCAGCTGCCAGTTTTTCTCTACCCTTTTTTGTAAGGATTGCATCGACTGTTAATTCTGTATTACTTAAATATCCCATAGTGTTGTATTATATCGTTTGTTAATAAATATAGTTTTTATAAAAATTATTACTCAACTTCTAAAATTGGTTCAGAACTATCTCTACCAGTCTTATTAACTCTTAGAGTATTTGGATTAGATACAAATGTTTCAATAGGAGAACTACCATCTAAAGTAGTAGCTGCAGTGTTTTTTGAACCTCTAAAGAAACTATTTTCTAATCCTCTTGTTAAATCCGAAGTATTTCTATAATGTGTTGGTAAATATCCGTTTACTTTTGTTACTTCAACTATACTACCCGTTCCAGCGTTTATTACTTTGGAACCGGAATATGGTTGTATATTTAATTTCGTTTCATAATAAATAGAAGATGTTATGTGGTATCCACCACGTGGGTCACCTTTTCCATTTATTACTATATTATACGCAACTACATCTCTTTGTTTTTGTTCTTTAATTAAATCTACTTTAATTCTTTCCTTAACACGTCTACCATTTGTATCAAAGTATGTTCTAATAGCATGTCCATTTTCTGCATATACACCAAATCCTACATTTTCATAATCACTTTGTCCAACAAATGTGTTCGTATCATAAATATCAATCTCCGATAAAATAGTAGCTTCACCCAACCCAGCATCTATTGTAACTTCATTTTGAAAAGATTCTGCTATTTGATTTAAATTATCATTTGGATTGATTAAACTATATAATTGATATGATTCTGCAAATGTTTTATCTATTGAAGCAGTATATATTATACCATCATATTGATTATTTTCTCCAAATAAATTTTCAGATAAATTACCATCAATAATAGTTTCATATTGTTGATTTTCTGCTAAAAATATAGTTGTATCAGCAAAATGAATCGATGTTTCTTGTTGATATTCTTCTCCTGATGGTTTTTTATGAGGAACTTTACTTCTTTCCAAAAAGTGTGGTTCAATTAATAAACCCGTAGTAGCCTTAACTCTCGCTGGTAGCATTTTTTTAATATCATCAAACATTGATTTTTCATATAGTTTGATTAAATTAATATATGCGTAAATATCTCTACCATCAAATCTTTGGAAATAATAATTTCTTAAAGAATCTAATTTTGAATAGTTTGGTTTATAATCATCCGATGGGTCTCCAATGTAATCATCTATATTTAATCCACCAAATGATTTTGCAATATCCAAATTCAATTCCTTAGTAGGCGAGAAAAATAATCCCACTCTATTAGAATCAGTTGGCGATTGGTCGAATGCTTTTTTAGTTGCTCTTTGTTTTACTGATAAATCAACGCCAACACTTCCACTTATTTTTGTTCCATCAAATGTATATTGGTCTTCAAATCTAATTTTATTAGTTGAATATCTACTTGCACCGCCATCCGGTACTTCCATTACAATTGTTCTATCAATTGCTTCGAACTGATAAGGATATGATGTTATTGGTGTAAATCCACTAGCGCTTACATATAATAGTGGAGAACTATTTAATGAATATAATGGGATTAATGAACCACTTTCATAATCATTACGAGTTTTACCTGTTTGGAAATAAACGTTGGTATCAATATTAATCATTGATTGCGTTACTGCCAAATTCTTTGGATATTCAAAATCTAAACGGAAATATAAATCCGATGTAGATGCCGAAATACTATTACCATTTACCATTTCAGGAAATGAAACGTGTTGATTGAATACATTAGTATCCAATTGCTCACTCCATAAACGGAATTCATCCAATGAACCGGAATATTTTTCTCCAACTTTGATTTTACTTCCGTTATTCCAATTTGTATAATTAGATGAAGATACCGAATTACTGAATAAGGTTCTTTCTTTATCAGCTTGTCTAATATCTAATTGTAATCCATTAGAGCCACTACTTACAGATATACCAAAGAACTTATCATTGAATATTGGTAATAATGATGATGAAATCGTATTTATTAAAGTGTTTGAACCTGAATATGTAAATTTAACCTGTCCGTATGTAGAATCGGTTGAGCCACTAAGATATACTCCCCAACTACTTCCTGAAACTAATTGGTATTCTCTTGCATATGCTGGCTTTACAAACATTTCAATTGTGTTTGGAACTCTACTTTTATCGGTAATTTTCCAATCCATCTCTAAATAAGAACCACTATTCATTTTAAGAGCAGTTGTAACGTTATCCATTACTAATTTACTCTTAGTTTCATTGTTATTTATTTCCGGTCCACCAAATTCTAAAATTGAAAGATTTGATGCAGGGATACCATAACAACTTAATAAAGCGTATACACCTCTTCTAGTTCCTTTATGTTTTAATAAGTAAGGTAAATTATTTACAATTCTTCTCCAAACTTCGTATGTTCTTTGTTTAGCTGGATTAGTTTCTTTGGTATTACCATTTGAGTCTAATCCAAATGTATATTCCCATAATTGTTCATCAGCTGCAAGGTTCTTTGCATCCCAATTAAATGATTTTAATACATCAAATAATAATTTATCAGAAATACCATCTTTTGCTTTATATCCCAATCCTCTACTTTTTTCAATAGATTTAGTATGATAATATATGTTATCAAAATGCTGCCCAACCATTGTAAAGAATAATAAATAACTTGCATTATTTTCATCGTTTACAATATATTGTGGAATATTATTTTTAATAAAATTTGGATTGTTATTATCCCAAACTTCTGCTAATTCTATAATATTATTATACCAAGGAACTACACTGCCCGTATCGGTAGATAATAATCTAACACTACCACTATATGGCCAAGTTATAGATGTACTATTATTTGTTGTATATAATGAAGATGATGTGTATAAGAATTTTTCAAATCCATCAAATGCATTTACTAATTGATTTTTTTTCAACTCTTGTCTTACTGCTTCTTGTGTAGATGCAATAGAACCACTATGTGCTTGTGATGCATTTGAAGCAGATATAGCCGTTTCGTAGGTTTCTATCAATTGTACTTTATATGCAAAATTATCTACTCTTTCTTTTGCTGAACTAAAGTGTACAAAATTATTCCACAAATAAGTTGAACCACTTACATACTCTATATTTAATTCATCTGTATTATTCAAAGATGAACTTAAATATGTTGAAACTAATTGATTTGATGTGGTAGACCCACTTAATATTAAATTATCTAAAGATTCATAGTTAGTAGATTGCCCACTAACAAAATCAACATCAATATTGAAATTAGGTCCTTTTATAGTAGGACAACTTAAATTATCTTGTTCGCTTAATACAACCGTTTCAATAAGAGGATTACTCATTAATTTAGTAATCCAAAATGTTGAATTAGATGTTACATTAGCAGGTAGTGGTGAATATAATTTTAATATAGTAGATTCTACCACATCACCATCTTTAACAATTTCATTTCCTAAATCATCAGTAGATTTTTTAGATAATGTCCAATCATCCTTTTCCCAAGATGATATTATAATTTGCTCATCATTTCCAAAATTGGCAAGATGTGTTAAATACTTACTATCTCTTTCAGGTTCTATAAATTTAAGATTTCCAATAAAAGCATCGTAAATAGATTTTCTAATAATATCTTCATCCAGTCTAATTGTAGGATACGATATATTTGTAATAATAGTATATTCGTTTCCAACTAATTCTTCTTCGCCACCTCTATTAAATGGTTTAAATATTAATGTTACAGTACTATTACCATTCCATTGAGAAAATCTATCGGCTAATTGCCTTAGGTTTATATTAAAAGCACCATTGGGTGGTAAATTTTTAAATAATCCAATTCTACTATTATCTTTTGCTAATAATTCTACATCAATAGAACTTACTGCAAATGAATTATATTGTACTTCATAATCAATTTGTAAATCAGAAAACGAAGGTACATCTATTGAATCTGGATAAATAATCTGAGTTATTGATGGAAAATCATTTATTGCAATAAAGTTTACTAATACTTCAACTCTATCACCCGTTCCAAATAAATCACTAACAGGTACTAAGTATATTTTTTTAGTACCATATTCACTTGCAAAATCTTTATTGAAAAATAAACTAATGTACCCTTGATTTGCAGATACTCTTAATGGATTATCAGCGTTTACATATGCGTATACATAATCAGCATTTGTTGTACTAAATGTAACATTTACGACTTTATCTACATCGGATTCTTTTATTTCCGCATCGTATTTAAAATTAGATACACTTATTTCTGGCTTAGCTACTTTAACATCTTTTTCTAAAATAGCAGCAACTACAATTCCACCCGATAATTCAGATGATTGTATTTTGAAAAACTGACCTACTTTATTCCAAGAAGAAAAATCAGTTGAATTTCTTTCTCCATTACCACGAGATGTGTAATATATAGAACTATATGTGTATCCTTCTGGTAATTCTCCCTTTACTTCTAAATTTACATAACTATTTTTTAATAGTTCAGAATTTATTACCTTATCATTGGTATTGGCATTTTTTAATAGTATAGTTGAACCATCTACTATATTTAAACTGTTATCAACTATTTCATATTTTAAAGATAATATATCTCCTAATTCTGATTGGAAGTTGGAAGCAAATGCTATTTCATACGCAATATTCGTTGGGGGAAGTAGGTCTATTGGATTACCATCACCAACACTTATTGGTTTAAATTTAAAACGTAAATCAATAACACCACTTGTAGATGGTAAAGAACGTTCAGTACCAATTGTATATCCACCACCTATATTTAACTCATACTCTCTTACTAAAATATTTTCAGCGTATCTAATATCATTTCTAGTAGGTTCTACGCTAGTTTTGATTCTAGACGTATATTGAAAGTTATAATTCCAATTATAATTGTTATTGTAACTAAATCCATTATTGTTGTTAAACCCATTGCCAAAATTACTATTATTAAAATATCCGTAATTATAATCGTTAGAATTATATGTTGGGTAAAAATAATCTTGATAATTTACAGTAGGAGCTGGTTCGTTAAGTGGTTCTTTATATGTTTTTTCTACCGATACAACAAAGTAGTTAGTAGTTGTTTTACCATTAACGTTAGCTTTATATGTTCTACTACTTCCAAATTGTAATGCCGGTGAAAATATTACATCGCTTGATACACCTATTCCAACATTAACATCATCTTGTAAAAATTCAGCAGCTTCATCTGATATTAAAGCTATTTTTAATCTATTATTATCAGAATCTAAGTACGATGGTGGTACGAATGTAGGATTTGGTGTTGTAGGTGGAACGTATGAACTACCACCTCCGCCGCCTCCGCCACCATCTATAAATGACGTATACTCACCATTACCATCGTATGGTCGGTTCATATTCATTTCATCTCTATTATTTACTGATTGCACGTGTGTCTTTTAGTTATAAATATTTTAATATTATTTTATTGGAAAGCTTGTAGCTGTGTATCGTTCCCACGATTATCATCATTTCCACCATACCCATATCTATCTCTATCCCTATCAATAAATTCTCTACCACCTCCGCCGCCTCCGCCGCCTCCGCCGCCATATGATGGGGGAGCTGGTTCAACTGATTCAGTTGGAGGCATTTTAATAACAACAGGCTCAGCTGGTGTTATAGTAATTGGTGGTTCTGGAACCGGCAATGGCTTTATAACATCAACAGGTGGCTCTTCTCTAGGAGGTGGAGGTAGTATTGGTGTATCTTGTATTTTTTCAACATCATCAAATGTTGCACTAATATTTTGAGGATTATATACATTTCTCTTAATAGTAGTGGGTGTACCAAATGCTTCTAAGTTATTTTTAATTTCTTTTCTTATTTCAGTTATAGCAAACTCTTTTGGTAATGATTTTACTGTAATATTTCTTCTCTTTAAAAATGAAGAATTTGCATCAATACATTCGAATAAAATTGTTTGAATTTCATTTGTTAATCTTTCAAAATCATATTGCTCACAAGCTTCAAATCTAATACTTGAATTTTGTCCAAAATTAGATTCTTTTATATTATAGTTTTTATTATTAAGATAATATGTTACAGACGTTTTAAAATCTTCATATATCTTTTTTCTAAAATTATCAAATCTACTTAATCCAAAATCTTTTTTAAGTACACTAAAAAAATCATTTCCAAATTTAGAACTCAATGCTGTATCTATTGATTCTAAAAATGTTCCTTCAAATGAATTTAATGAATCTAATATACTTTTTTTATAGTATTTAAAATCTCTTCTTAAATTACCTAAATTACTAAATTCATTATTGGTTTTATTATTAATTGTAGCATTCTTTGTTTTTAAAGGTAATATACGAATCTCTTCTCTTGATGGGGAAATTTCATGTATCCAAACTTTTTCTAAATCATTTTCTGAACCTACTCTATATCTAACAAAGTTCATATTGATTTTAAGAATACCATTTGTAAATCCTAAATCATTAAGAAGTTTTTCTGCATCAATTGCAAGTTCTTTTTGTCCACCTGCATTTGTTACATTATACATATAATTTTTAATATCACCCGTTTTGATATAAGCAACATTGTTACCTGTTTTATTTGGTAATAATAAATTATTTACATCATATATAGATACTTCCATTACATCGTATCTACATTCACCGAAATCAGCTTCCTCTATTTCATTTTTTGATACAATAAATAAATCATCCGCTTGAAGAAATTGTCCTTCATTAGTGGAGTTTGAATTTATACCATCAAAGTTTGTATATTTCTTTATAGCCATTATTATTCGTTTTTCTCGTAATTATTTGGATGGTTTTTTACTAAATCCGCTGGATAAGATTTTTTATCGGTTTTTCCATCAGCCATAGTTACAACCACTTCAACATTACCGCCTTTATATCTAGCATCACCCGTAAACTTTTTCTTGTTTGGTTTTGAATCTAATCCACCAGTTTGTGATGTTGATATTATTAAATTAATATCTTTAGATTGTCCTGCTGCGATTGTAAAATCGGTTTCAGCTGCCGATAGCCAATTTATATTAGGAGGATTAGTTATTTTTATACTAACTTTTATATCTTTTTTATCATTATTAATAATATTGATAGCCTCACCATTAGCCCAACGTTTATCGGTATTATTTGCATTTATTTTACCAACTATCGCCGTATCGTTTTTAGCATTTTTAGTTTTAATTTTAACTAATACATTTCCAGCTAATACATCTGCTCCACTTGCAATTGCTTGTGATTGTGTACCTTGCTGAATTGCCTGTTGTTGTTGAACTGCTCCCAATTGAGATTGTAAACCTTCAATGATTGAGTTTAATGAATCAATTTGTTTAATTAGAGCCTCAATTTGTGCTTTAAACCCCTGATTTTGTGATTGTAAAGATGCTCTTAAAATAGATTCTTCAACTGATTTTTGTACAGCTGATTGAATTTGGTTTGAGAAATCTTGTATAGTTCCAGTTAAAGTACTTATCTGATTACTCAATGCATCATTAACTTGCTCAACTGCAAGTTTATTATTTATTTCAGTTTGAACTTCTGCTTCTAATCCGGCAACTTCTGAGGTTAATGTTTCTACTTTTTTAGTTAAATCTTCTACTTGCTTTGTTAAATCTGCATTAGTTACAACTTGTTCATCGTATAATGACTTTGGAACTAATTCTTTATTTGGTACAGGTATAGATGGTTTTAATTCTTTAACTTCAACATCAATTGCTTTTAATAACTCTACATTATCGATTTTTGTTTTGGTTAATGGCTTGAATACCAACGATGATGCTACGTTTTGTTCATCAATTATTGTAACCCCATATTCATTTTTTGAAACAGCCGCAGAACCTGATATCCTTAGAATCGATTCTAAATCTTCTTTACGTTTATCAGCTAACTTTTGTGCAATTGTTTCTAAAGGTGTTAATGCCATTATTCTACTATTTCAAATATTAATTTATCATCAATTAGTGTTGTTATTCCACCTTCGACTATTTTTAGTTTTATTTCATACATCCTATTAGCCGGTAATGTATTTAAGTTCATATTAAAATAATTAGAAGTACTATCACAACTAATTTTAGTATATGTTCCAAATGGATATATTACTTCGCCAGTAACATAATCTTCCAATTGATAATAAGTAGTAGTTGGTAAGTATTTATTTTGGTCTAATTCATATATTGTTCCAAATGATTTTAATGGAAACATATCTCTACCCTTAACTCTTAATTTAATTAAACTATCTTTTTGGTAGTTTGTTTTTAAATTAGTAAATACTACTTTATAACCTTCTTCAGCTGAACCCGTTACAGGTGCTAAACTTCCTGTTGCTACTATTGAATCATTCCAAACTATTTCTAATTTAGGTTCGTATATTGTATTTGTTTCTTTTGAAAAGAATTTAAGTACACCATAATCATTTGAGTCAATTGATGCTGATGTGTGGTGATGTAATATAAACCCATTATTTGGTAAAGAACCACTAACCCATAAATTTATAATACTCGTAACATCCATTCTCACATCATCTGGCTCATTACTAAATGATTGAGATGCCATAGATGCCGTATACCAAGTACCGCCACCCCCATTTGAAATTGAACCCGTATCAGAACCACTTACATATGAATTTGGTATTGCAACGTAATCCATCCATTTATCAGTTCCATTTTTATAATACCAACTGACTCCATTTGATGTTATATTATCAAATTTTGTACCAGTTCCCATATTCCAACTTTGAGAAACCGCGTTTGCATATATTGTATATTCTAATGGAATTTCTTCTGAGTTTGCTGATTTAATATTTAAATAAGCTTTCCATCCACTACCTGTTTCTAAATTAGAAACATCGAACTTTATTAAACTTCTAGCTACATCGATAGTAGACCCATAATAAAGTTTACCAACTTCTAATAGTTCATCTCTACCTGTATTTTGTTCAGGTTGTTGAAGATATATGCTCGCGTCAAATGATGATGTATAAAATTTATGCATTATAAAGCCCTCCCTTTTATGTCTTTGTTAGGATATTTAACTTCGAAGATACAAGGGTCTAAGGAAGGGTAGACAATCTTTCCTTTGGTTGCTTGCTCTATATTATATTTGTTTGGAGAATAATTACCATCACCACCACATAGATTTGAAATCTTTACAGATGGTACACTCATTACTCCTTCTACGTTTGCAAGAATTAATTCCATTTCTGAAATATTTATTGGTTTATTAAATGTCCAATTATCTATATCAAAATAGTTTTGCATTTCTAATAAACATTTACTTAATACTTCCCTTTTGTTATAATTTGAATAACAAATTATTTCAAAATCAACTGCAATGTTTACAATGAATCCATCAATCATATTGACTGCATCAGTAATCATTCTATATTCACCTAAATAAGTTTTAAGATTTTGTTTTACCGCTGGATTTAATTGAGTTAGCTTGTTATTACCATCGTATCCAAGCATATACATATTGATAGCAAATGGATTATTTACTTCAGATACATTTGATTTTTTCTGAGAAAGGTATTTAACTAATTCTTTTTGAATGTCTGCTTTTGATTTATCTTTCATACCATCTACTAATCCAACAAATTCTGCTATATTATTAGGACTTGCTAAAATAGATGATGGGGAATTATTATCAATTTCACCGTCAGGAGAAACATATACCTTTGCAACACTACCATATCTTGCTGGCATACTTAATGCTCTTACAATATAATCCTGTCTTGTTACTGCTCTGTTTTGAGAACCAAATGTTGATAATGCATTCTGTCTTATTTCTTCAATTGATTCCGCGCCTCTACCACCTACTGCAGATTCTAAGTTTTCAACTGCTATTGATTTTTTCATTGTTTCATACAACGTTTCATCTAATACAGATAATAAATCTTCTTCAAATTCTATTCTATTGATTGTAGTTAAATCTCCCATATTTACATTCGACGTAATTCCACCGCCTGTTAAATACTTTACAATTAATGTACTACCGGCTGCTGGAGCTATTCCAAATGTATTTGTTTTTAAAAAGTTAGATGGGTCAATACCCTGATTTAATCTTTGTACCGAATTGGCTAAACCAAGTCCTACATTTTTGGTGTTTGGCAAAATAGTTTCATCCGGCATAGTAACATCTCCATTTCCAAATTGTAAATTCATTGTATTATCTGAATTTACTTTTACCGAAAATCTTCTTGGTACTTTTTGTACTTCTAAGATATATGGTACATCATTTGAATATGAATTTAAATCACTATTAGATTCTATGTTAGAATTTTCTACAAATATTGTTTCTTGTGCCAAATATGGAACTTCATAATATTTGTTATTTCCATCTGTTACCGATGTTATTTGTATTACATTTGTATCAGGCAATGTTATATATGGATAATCGCCTGTGGGAACTGATAAATTAATTTCCGATTCTCTGGCTGATATTGCTTTTACTTTTTTGGTTATTAAATAAAATGTAGGAGCTCCAGTAGTAGTATCTCTACTATGTACATCAATTTCTCTACTACCAGAATTTGCAAAATCAACTGCATCTATTGTTCTAAATGTAACACTACCATTTGTAGTAGATGTTATTTCCATACCATCTTTTATTTTTAAATAATAACTATCATCTGGTTCGTATCCACTACCTCCACCTATATTTTTAGATGGTACTAATTGATAAACAGTCATGGTAGTAACCGCAGGAGCTGTTACCTTTGGTTTATATCCCATTGCTTGTGCCAATGCTACTACGTTTTTACGTTCAGTAGCATGTGATAACATTGATTCTTTTAATTGGGTATCTTGATAAAATGAAAGTACATCTCCAATATATGATGCCATTTCAATAAACACCATACCAGGTGAAGCTTCATTAAAATCCGAATATGTGTTTGGAAAATATGTTTTAGCATATTGGATTAGATTATCTCTTAAAGAATCAAAATCCTTACCAACATAATTTATATTCTTAGAATTTCCCCAAGATTTTTTTATACTCTTTACTGCCATTATTAGTTATTTACATTTATTGTTACCGATTCGGATAAATTTCTATTTGATTTTAATGAAAAATTAATTTCTACTCCGAATTTATTTGCATCTTTATATTCATCATTGTAATCTACAATGATTTCATTTATTTCTAAATAAGGTAACCAAATATTAACTGCTTCACTAATTACACGTTCTACTTCGTAATCAATTTCACCATCTACAATTTGTTCAAAAAGTATTTTCCAAATATCACAACCAAATTCGGGTTGAGCTACTCTCTCTCCTTTTTTTGTTAAAATCAAATTAGTTAAGTTAGATTTTGCTTGTGTTAATGTTGTAAAATTTGTAGCAAATACACCACCTGCATTGGAAGTTTCGTTTATACCAATACCCAATACTTTATAGTCATTTACTGCTAAATCCGTTACATTAACTTTACCTAACTCTATTGCCATTATTTAAATCTCTTTACTAATTCTGAATAATCTCTTGTCAATGCTTTTATTGTAGCATCTTGTAAACCATCGCCGGTTGATTCAAAATTTGGAGTACCAGCTGGTACGTTTACATCTCTGTAATCTAATGTTTCCCACTCATCTGCATCTACTCTTAATTCCGGTTTAATCATATCCAATACACTACTTACTGATTGAGCTCCTTCTTTACGTTGTTCTGATGTAAATGGTTGAGTCATATTCAAAATCTCATTTATCATTGGGTCTTTTGTAAATTCTTTTTGTGTTCTTTGTGGTTGTTGTACAGTTTGTTGTCTTTTAACCGGCGTAGGGGTAACGTCTGTCATCTCTCTCAATGATGGAGTAGATGGTTTTTTTTGTGAGTTTAATGTAACCGCACCAGATTTAATTAATTTAATTAATTCTTCTTTAACTTGCGTTTTTACTTCATTCTTAACCACTTCCTTAATTAGTGATACTAAAATGTCTGATTTCATAAAATTATTGTTCTGTTTGTTAATAAATATTGAAAGATAAAATTAATACAATGACTATCCCATTATAGTATAGCCCGACCAATTTAATACCGCAGGAGCGGGTGGAGCAGGTGGTGGGTATTGTGACATTACTGCTAATGTACCTCCGGCTCCCATCAAATGTAATTTAGCTACATTTACAAATGGATTAATTAACATATTTGTTCCAAAACTAAATACAATGGTTGGTGGAATAAAATGTATATTTGGTATTTTTGGTATTTTATCTTTAATTAAATCATATGCCATAGCCAATAGTTCTTCTTTTGTTGGCGTTGCATCATCTATCATTTTTTGTAATTCTTCTTTGGTAGGTATTGTTGGTATACTAATACCTGGTAGTTGTATATCCGGCACTACTCCATCTATTGTATCTTTTACAAATTTCTTTATTTCCTCTTTGGTTGGTTTTGGGTTTGGAATACTATTGGCCAATTCTACTGCCGTAGTAACTGCTGCTATTATGGGTGCCAATATCGTTGCTTCAATTGGTATTATTAATTGTTTTTTTAATTCTTCAACTGCTACTTCAATTAATTTATTTTTAGCTTTTTCAATTATATCTTTCTTTTTAGGTAGTTCTGGAAATGGAAATTTAATAGATTTTTTTATTTGTGAGCCAATTGATGGTTTCTTCTTTTTAGCTTGTTTAACTTTTTGAATAATTGTTTTTCCAGCTTTAATTGCAGGATGTTGAGCTATCTTTATATCAACGGGTTCTTTTTTTAATATTTTTTGAACAGTTTCATAAACATTTACAGCTCCGATTGGTGGTATATCAATAGTTTGTTCTTTTAATTTATCTTCAATTGCTTTTAAAGCCTCAACTTCAGCTTTATGGAGTGCTGCTGAAATTGCCATTGGGATTGGATTTGGTCCTATGTTCATAATAGTTCCGGGTGCAGGTGGAGTTGAAGGCCAGCCTCCTGGTTTTAATAGGGGGTTTGGTATTGGTGCCATTTCAGCTCCTAACCAATATGCATCAAATGCTGCTGGGTATATTTCTGCTAAAAAATTGAAATTCTCATCTCCATTATCTTGTCCTTTTTTAAGTGCGGTTTTAATAGCATCTATCATACCTTGAACATTTCCATTCATAACAGGTACACCATATAACATATCTCCACCTCTTTGTATACAACTATGATATTCATTTGCGTAGAATTCAGCAAATGCATCCATATCTTTTCCAAATTGAAAAGACACCATAGATTTTAAAACATTAACTTTAAATAGTGTCCAAGACATTATGATTTACTTAAAAAGTTTTTAGCTGATAATAAGGTTTTTAATTTACCTTTGATTGACATAAATGCCGCTACGTTTGTTGGACCGGGTGCAGTTGGTCCTACTGGAGTTGCATATACTTGCTTTGTTATCTCATCTATCAACTCACCCATTATTTTAACCAATTCACCACCTAATACCATTTTTTGTACGGCTGCACCGGCATCTCCTTCGCCTTTATCTTTACCCAAATAAATTTTACCACCACTATCTGAATTTAAAAATATTTTATTATTACCTTTAGAATGTAATGTTATATTTTTATTAGTGTGTACATATACATCTTTTTCAGCATCTACTGTAAATGTGCCATCTGTAATAATTCCCGTATTTTTTTTACCAAATATTATAAATTCATTTGCTTTAGCTGATAATATAATTCTATCAGAATTTACAAATAATTGGTCACCTGTTAATTTATCAGATGTAGGATATTCTTTAAAAGCATCTTTTGTTTTTTTAATAGTTTCTTTAAATGGAACTTTGACTTTACCAGATGTTAAGTAAATCGATGTACCATCTTCATTGATATCTTCTTCTATTAATTCGCCAATTGGCTTTTCATCTAATTTTGGATTTTGTTTATTTCGTATGAATATAGATGGAGATGATGTCTTATCATCTTCGGTTAAAAATAATTCACTAAAACGAATTGTATTTCCAACTCTACCTTGTAGTATTGTATCTCCTACTTTTGGTTTTAAAAATTTAACCTTTTCGTTTACTTTATATTTTGATTTTTCCGAATCTTGTTTTGCTTTAGTTTGATTAGGCGTACCTGTTTCTTTACTTTCTTTATAATCTTTTGAATTACTACCGCCGGAAGCTGGTGCTATGCTTCTTTCTTTACCTGCCATTGAAGTTTTATAATCTTCTCTGTAATTTGGGTATTGCGTATTTGTATATGGTAACCAAAAACATTCAGTTCCACTTATTATTATAAGAACTGTTTCACCAATGATTGGGTATGTTACATTATTTTTATCAAATGGAAATGCATAATTTTCTTTTAAAATAGGAGTAGCTCTTTGGAATTCAATAGCACCTAAAAATCTTGCATCTTTTTTATCAAACTTTTTGTTCTCATTATAAAACGTTACAAAATCCGCATCAGTTTTTAACTCTAAAAAATCTTCTGATTTTAGAAATACTTTTGTTACGGTTGCTAAAAATGATTCCATTATAATTTAGTTTTAATTTCTTCAATTTCTATTTCTAAATCACCCATCTTTTCTTTTGTTTTTTCTTCAACTGCATTTATAGTATCTTCCATATCTTGTAGTAATTGTGCTTTTTCACTCTCACTCAACCAACCATCTTCTCCGATGCCTTTAGCTTCTGCAGCTGCTAATCGTTGTCCGATTGTTGCAAGTTTAATTAAGTGGTCATCGTTTTTAACGGATACCTCTATTAAATCTTTTATAATAGGAGCAATAACAGTAGCTTCTCCTACGTTACGGATAAGTTTTCTTAATGATTCAATTAACTCCGAAATGTTTTTTTTCTTTGTTTGTTGATTATCGTATATATCCTTAAATAATGATGATAAGTTTTTACCATCAAATAATTGAAATTCTGATGCCATATTGTGTATTTATATACTAATAATTATTTACTTATTAAAAACTTCCCCAAAACTAAGTAATTCATATCACAATTATTGAATGTCCAAATTGCTTTTTGTGGGTCATTTGTCATTGTATGGTCTTTTAAATTGAATGATGTATTCAATAAAATGGGTGTTCCTGTCAATTTTTCAAACTCTTTAAGTAACTCATAGTAAAGTGGGTTATCTTCTTTTTTTAGGGTTTGTATTCTGGCTGAGTTATCAACGTGTGTTACTGATGGTATATTTACACTATCTTTAACTTGTACTACTTGATTCATATATGGAACATCTTCTTCCGATGCAAAGTATTTTTGATAATCTTCAATTGTTACCGATGGAGCAAATGGTCTAAACATTTCTCTCTTTTTGACAACCTTATTAATCCTATCTCTTACATCTGGCAAATGTGGATTAGCTAATATAGAACGATTACCCAATGCTCTTGCACCAAATTCAGTTCTACCTTGAAACCACCCAACTATATTACCTTCGTTGATTAACCTTGCAACTTCTTTACACAATACTTGCGGTGTTTCATACATTACAATTGCATTACCTCTAACTCTTTTTTGTAATATAATTTTAAGTAATTCAGGGTTAGTCCATTCCTCACCTAAATATGGAGATTGATTATCTCCACCTTTTACTTTTGGATTACCAAATGTTTGATGATAATGATATAAACATGCACCAATAGCAGAACCACTATCGGATGGTGCAAATGGTATCCATACATTTTTAATTGATGTATATTTTTTTATCTTACCATTAGCAGTTCCATTATATGCACATCCACCTCCTAATACTAAATTATCACATTCCCAAATATTAATAACTCTATTTATAATAAAATACAACATAGATTCATACCATCGTTGTAATGATGCTGCTAAATCTTTATGATGTTGTTCTATTGGTTCATCTTTGAAACGTGGAGGAAAGCCAATCAAATCAATAAGTTTTTGATTAAACATATCCGTTTCCGATGTTTTATATGTAAAGTATTTCTGATTTATCTTTATAATATCAATATCATCTCCTATGTGTGCAATTTTGTCAAATATACTATGATATGTTTGACTTTCACCATAAGGTGCTAATCCCATAACTTTATACTCTCCTTCATTTGGTTTAAATCCTAAATATGCAGTAAATGCTGAATAAACTAATCCTAATGAGTGTGGGAAATGTAGTGTTTGAATTTTATGAAATCCATTTTCATCACACATTGCAGCGTATATTGTATGAGATTCGCCTACACCATCTACTGATAAACCAATTGCTTTATCAAATGGTGATGTGTAATACGATAGTGCTAAATGGGAGTGGTGGTGTAATGTATATAAAATTTCACCGGTATACCCAATTGATTCCAATATTCCTTCTAAGTTACCTTCGGTTTCGTTCCATCTTTTAATAAAACGTCTCCACTTAGGAAAAAATGATTTTAATGGCCAATATTTACTTCCAATGGTTTGTTTAACTCTTTCAAATTTATCTTTTGGATTTTCATACCAACACACCATATCAACTTCATCAATTGTTATGTTTGCGTATTCTAAACACCATTGGATTGCTTTAAACGGAAAAGAACTATCATGCTTTTCGCCGGATAGTTTCTCTTCTTCAATTGCACATATTACTTTACCATCTATAACTAATGCTGCTGCTGAATCGTGATAGAAAGCTGATAGTCCTAATTGTATCATATTTAAATTTTTATATCACCATCTCTATCGTATTCATTATATAAATCCATTTGTCTTTCTTTCATTTTATTGACAACTTTTGTTATATAATGTGTAGGATGGCCTGTCATTTCTCTAATAAGTAGATATAATGATTTTTTATTAAATGATTCAATATACTCTGCTCTACGGAATAGTTCTAATACCGCATCTGCTATTTGCATATCTCTTCTTTTTGGAAAATAGTTTTCTAAATGTTTATCCCAATATTGTAACATTCTTACATTGAATGTTCTATGTTCATCATTTCTAACTTCTTCTCTAAAATTATTTTCAGTATCAAATGATGCGGGTAATGCCGATAAGATATCAGTTTCTTTATATCTTTTGTAATTTGCGTTATTATTTAAAATAAGATAATTTCTGGCAACAATTGTAAAATATGAAAAGGCTTTACCTTTACCATTTTTATACATATGAATCTTTTCTACCATAAATGCAACAACCTCAGCCATTACATCTCTCGGGTCATCATCGAAGTAACTAAATTTCCATTTATTATAAACTATTTCAGCAAGTTTATCAAATGCTGATGCAATCCTTTCTCTATATAATTTATCTTTTATATATTGGTCAGTCGTGATATTATATTCTATAATAGCATCTTCAGTATCTTTTGTAAAATACTGTCTATTTGGAGCTCTTTTTCTTTTTGGTTTATTTGGGTCAGCTTTTACTGATTTAGCTGATTTAGTTACTGCCATAATTTAAATTTGTTTGAATCTTTCGATGGTTTCTTTTATTTGATAAAATATAGAACCTACCTCATCGTCCTTCTCAAACATTTCACGAGAATCTATTTCTCTTAGTGCTTCCAGTAATGCGTTATTTCTTTGTTGTTCTTGTCCTATGAAATCTTCATATCTTTCTAACTTATTAAGAAGATTCCATATACTATATCCAGCAATTGCTAAAAATATAGATAAAATTATTATTATTATTTCCATATTATACTATTTCGTATCCTTGTAAAAAATATTTGTTTGCATGTTTGTATTTAACCTCTTCCATATCACCGGTTGGAGATTTCATTACAATCTTTTCGTTTCTACCATAATCCTTTCTCTTTGTAACCGTTGTTGAATATACTCTATCCTTTATGGTGGCGCCATCCAAATGGTCAATCTCATGTTGTACTACTACTGTTTTCATAGTTTCGGGAGAGATTTGTTCATTTTGTTTATCACCTTCTGCGTTAATTTCAAAACGTATTTCACCTAAGTTATCGGTTTGAACTACAACATACGTTGCTCTAATTGTTCTTACAGGCTTTTCCATTGTTGATGGAATCGATAAACATCCTTCAAAAAATAAAAACCCATCTTTAGAACGTTCTGTAATGAAAGGGTTTAATAAGAATATATCTTCTTCACCAAATTTAATTAAACAAGCTCTTTTTTTGATTCCTAATTGAGTTGCTGAAATTCCAATACCACCATATTTTACTAAAGCCTCTTCTAATGTAGCTCGTAATTCATCAGCTTCTTTTTGTGTAAATTCTGATTTAGGAATCGGGGTTTTTAAATATTCTCTAAATTCATTGGATATTAATCCTTGTCGATTTTTGTCTGTTATTAATTTCATATTATTTTTTTAATCCGTATTTTATCCATTTATACCAAACTCTTTCGTGAATATAGTATTGTATGGGTTTATAAATCAATTCTGCTACTCCAAATGCTGCTCCAACTTTAATTGAACCACTTATCAACCACATTAATAAGAATCCAATTAGGGTACTTAAAATACGATATGAGATGGTTTTAGCAATGTGTCTCTTACGTTCTACTATCATTATCCTTTGGTTTTATCATAGGTAATAGAGCCATCCGGTGTCATGTGGCCGGTTCTAATAGCAGTTCCACTAATTACTGCTACATCAGTTGGTGGTTCGTGATATATTACATCATACCCCACTCCTCTACCATAGTTTACTGATTCAATATCAGGAATAATACTAATTAGGATTTTATCTATGTTTTTTTGAAAGAATGGTTCTTCCATTAAATCCATCATTACTTTGAATGCTGATTTGGGGTTGTTCTCATCTTCGGGTACATCTCTAATTGCTACCCAAACGTTTTTACCTTGAGTTAGTTGTTGGTTTATTAACCATTCGTGTCCTTTGTGCCAATTTTGCCATCTTCCGATGTACATTGCGTATTTTTTCATATTTCTAATTTTTCTTTTAATTGTGGTATTAAATTTTGGGTAAGTGCATCATGTCCTTTTGGTGAAAAATGGCCATCATTGCAATATCCTTCTTCTTTTAATGTTTTTACTTTATTTGGATATTCCCAATTTATATTCCAAAACTCTATTTTTTCTATTAATGTTATTCTTTTTGGAAAGCGTACATCAACTTGCTCCCACATTCGGCTTGGATTCATTCCATTGATTCCCGTCATATAATCTTCGGATTTTAAATATGGCCAGATTTCTTTGTATTCATTTAATACTGGTCCATTTATAAAATTAAATGGTAAAAATTTAATTCCTTTTGATTCTATAAATCCTTTATATTCATACAAATACATTAAAAATTTTGCAATATAATAATCAAAATCAAAATGATTTAAAAAATAATACATTGATATCTCATTATTTTCTTCTAATGTTTGAAAATTATAATTTAAAAAATCAATTCTATTTTTATTATCATTTGTAGTATCTAATATTTCAACTCTATTAAAAGCTGGTAACTGATAACAAAATACTGCTTTAGTAAAATCAATAGTATCTTCATTATTAATGATGAATGAAGTTACTTTTCTAAATTGAGATTCTATTCCTTTACCAGGAATAGAAAGATTGTATGTATTTTCAAACCCCATTTCTTTTCCAATTTGATTGGGGTATGCTCTAGCTGCTACATCTCTCATAGCATCTTTAACTGATATTACATTTGGAAAATCTTTATAGCATTTTGGATTACACCATTCAACTGGTTTTGTATATAAATCTTCCGTTTCTTCATGATTGTTTTCATCAAACATACCACTACCATATGAATGAGAGCAACCAGACCATATTAAGGTTTTATATTTCATATAATTTAATAAATGGTAATATTGCTAATTCTTTTGCTTTTGCTTCAACCATAATATCCACATCCAATTCGTATGTATTGGGGAGGGATTTAATATACAATGAGTGAGCTTGTGGCTTTTCTTTTGGGTTATTTTCATGCAATGCTTTTGATTCTGAATAATGTACAACGGGTGTAATTCCTTCGGGCCAAGTTGTGGCTGCTAATTTAAGAGCTGCTTCTTCGGATAAATCGCCTGTACAAAATTGATGGTGATGATAATCGAAAACAATTGGTATTCCAATTGCATTATGTATATACATTAAGTCTTTAACCGAATACATAGATGCCTTATCATCATTCTCTATTGTAAGTCGTTTTTGAACCGATTTAGAGAGTCTTTGGAAGTTTTTGATGAATCTATCCATTGCAGATTTTTTATCTCCGTAGACACCATTACAATGGATATTAATCTTATTATAAGGAGTTTTAGATAACCCCATCATATCGAATATCTTACCATGTAATTCTAAATCTGCAATTGCAGCCGATACTACACTTTCTTTTGGCGAAACCAATACAACAAATGGACCAGGATGGGATGTTATACGGATATTATGAAATTTTGCGAAATCACCTGCTTTCTTTAACTCACTTTTAATTTCTTTATAATCTTTTAATTGAGTTAAATCTAAATTATCACCCCATGGGATAAGTGCAGATGATAAACGAAAGAAATAGATTCCATTCATTCGATTCCACTCTAAAATTTTGATAATATCTTTGGCGTTAAGTAATGCCAACTCCGAAACATAATCCAAGCCTTTGGCATTGAACGTTTTCTTCACCATTGAACGATTTGTGGTAACTTTCTTACCCATCGTCATATTAATACATGCATATCCTATATTCATATATCAAATATAAGAAAATTATTTTAAATTACCAAACTTTTTAATAAGTTTTTGTATTTTCTAATTCTGTTCTGATTTGTGAGAGTTCTTTTACTGAGCCTTTTTTTGTATTAATCCAATATTGAACGGCTTTTGGATTATTTATCCATAAATTCTTTTTATTCCACGGAAAATCAGGATGCATATATTCTTCCCATTGTAAATTGGGCGATTCTTCTTGTTCTTGTTGAATATTCTCCACATTAACCGAAATTTCTTCTTCTAATGGTGGAATTTTTCCACTATCTCCATAAATTTCGTAATTTTTTTCCATTAACTCATCTAAATTATCATATAACCCCAATTTTTGGTCATTTTCCATCATTTCGGTTAAAATCTCTCTTTGCTTTTTCTTTTTATCTTCGATTAAACCATTAAATGCGATGATTAGAGCAACTGCAAGTGGGTCAAATACAATTACAATCAAAAATATAAAGAATTTTACAACATTTTTCAATTCCATACCAAATGCTTCGGCAACAAAACGGAATCCACCAACTTCTTTTTCTAAATCTAAGTTTTTTATCTTAATTTCGTTGATTTTTTCAGTTTCTTTAGCATTTTCGGTTTGTAAAATGGAAATTTTATTGTTAATTTTACCAATTTCTTTATCTCTGTTATCAATAGAACGAAGTAAGCGTGAATTTACCTTACCACCATCTATAATTTTACCCTGGTTGGTGTTAAATTCAGTAATTTGCGTGGAAAGTTGCTCAATTTGAATAGTATTTTGGTCAATTTTAGTTTGGTGAACTGCAATTTCTCTATCCACTTGTTGTAATTGTAGGGATTGCGCCTGAAACGCGTTTGAAAGATATCCAAAAATACCTGCGGAAGTGATTACCATCAATAATGCAACGGCTGATGTTAAATACCATTTGTTAAATCCTCCAATTTCATCCCATTTTTGTTTGAGATATGTTGCAGCAACTAATTTAGCTAACTCCAAAGAGCTAGCCATTACCATAACGGATATAGATGCCCCCGCAAAGAGAACACCTAAACCTGTTACGGAGAAATAAGCTGCACAACCCGCTATTATAATAGCAGATAATCCTACTAATACTTTTAGCCAATTCATAGTTATCTTTCTAAATTTACTAATTCATTGATTCTATCAATAACTTTTTTAGTATCTTCAATTACTTGAAGAACTTGATTGTTTGGCAATTGCATTGCACCATTAGCAACTGCTTCAATAACTCTAATTTTTCCAACTAGAACATCAATCTGTCCTATTACTTTTTGTTTGTATATCATATTTATAAATATTTTAAAATAAAAAAAGGTAGAAGTCATTACAACCTCTACCTTTGTAAGATACGAAAAATAACTGAATTAACCAACTTTAATGGTTAATTTTTTTGGTTTAGATTCCTCTTTCTTTTCAAGTGTAATTAGAAGAATTCCGTTTTTAATCTCTGCTTTAGCGTTTCTACCATCATAATTTTTACCAATAGAGATTCTCTCATCAATATCAGAAATTAATTGATTAAAAGGATTTTCCTTATCCTCTTGATTCTTTTTTGCTAAGATTTCAATCTTGTCCTCAAAGCAGTTAATTTCAACATTTTTTGGTTCATGTCCCAATATGTTCAAAGACATAATTGCTGTATCATCTTTAAATTGTACTGCAAATTTGGTAGGAACATACGTTACTCTCGTTTTAGGTTGTTCAATTGGAAAAAATTCATCGAACAACTTGTTTAATTCATACGAAATCATAATAAAATAATTTTAACTTAAATAATGTCAGATATAGTTCAATTACTATACCATCCCTCACTTTGTTACAATGTTATGACAAATTTACACTCACTTTGTTACAAATCGGAAATCCTGTCATTAAATATTATTATCTTGTGATTCTATTACCGTACTCATATGGTCGGCCCAATGCATGATGTAAGGAATTTTATATTTCATTCTCTTACTAATATCAAATACTTTTAAATATTTGGCATTATCTTCATCATATAATCCATCAGTAAGTTTCATTCCAAAATATTCTGCTTCTGAAACAGTGATGTTATATTGCTGTAATAGAAACATAGTCCTATCAGTATGAGTCATATGTGATAAATCTGGATTTGCTGTATATACCTTACCTTGATTCTTAATGTGCCAATCGGATGGGTTTGGCATATAGTATGGATTTCCCTTAGTTCCTAATTTACCTAAGTCGTGATGTAATGCACAAAATATTAATTCTTCATCGGTAAAGTCTGGCTTGCCACCCATTTGAATAAATAGCTCCTTAACTTTAAGTGCGTTTTTACATACATTGAAAATATGGTCTATGTAACCACCTGTATAGCAGTTATGATATCCTACGTTTCCACTAGCTGGTGATATTGCAAGATTTACTCCTAATTCATTTTCTGAATACATGAATAAGAGTTTCTCTAATCTTTCTCCTGTGAAATACTTGTTAATGATGGCAATGAACTTGTCATAGCTTTGTTTCAATTCTTGTTCTGTCTTTTGTTTCATTCTTTTAGATTTTAATTGTTTTATTTATTTTATATTCTTTTTTAGTGCTGTCAAGTATAATACTATAAAAAGATACCTCAAATATACAACAAATTTTTTAATTTTCCAAATATTTGAGCGTTTATTTTAAAAATAATTCTTTTTTAGTCAAAATCTTATATAAAATCTCCACTTCTTCTTCCGTAGTAAGTTCAGGCAAATCTTCTTCAAATAAACGCATAGTGTATATGGATTTGCCAGTATCATCGGTAAATTCATCGGATGCAGAACTAAAAATAGTTGGCATATATTCTAATTGTTGAATTTCATCTTCATTCAAATCAACTAACGGAATAACAAAATAATGGTAATTTCCTTCAATTTCATCGGTAGCATCAATCTTGTGACACTTCCATTTATTAAAACTGGCTTCGGTAATTGGGGTTTCGGGTACTATAATCATAGTAACAAATATAGTAAAAATTTGTTACATTACCAAACTAAATCCATTTATTTATATAAATAATTGTATATTTTTTTAGCGTATTGCTTATTGGTATTCGGTCCTGGGTGAAAACCATCTATGCCGTAATCTATGAATGGGTAATAATCTCCATCAAATCTATTATCATCATTGTAATCATTAGTTGCATACCAACCATTCCAAAGCCAATTACATTTTTTTGATTCTAAAAAATATTTAATCAACATATGATTTTTATACCAATTAATAAAATTATTTGATTTATTTAATAGAGTAAGATGTGCATTATGTTCATTTATACCAATCATATCTTCTTTAAAATATCCCCAACTTTTGTGATGAAATGGTTCTATACCACCTTCATTTGTATAAAACTCTCGTCTATGTGATTCGGTATACATAATTAAAACCAAATCAGGTTTTATTATATCGTAATATGCCATTAAACAACGGGTGATATAATCATTACTTCTACCACCACATCCGAAATTTAAATCAACTCCATTTGGTATTAATTTACAGAATTCATGTGGCCACGTTTCGTTATCATTTACACCAACTCCCTCAGTAATAGAACAACCAATTGACATTACTTTAAATCCTTTTTTATTTATACTATCTCCTCTAAATCCTAATTCATTATATGTGTAAGTACATTCACCTGTTTTATCTGAACCAGACCCATTATATTTTTGATTAACTCTTTCACTTAAATTGTTTCTAAACGATGAAATTTCAAACCCATCAGGATTCCAATATTTTAAACTATCCATTTAAATAATTGATTTTGAATTAAATTTAATATTTGTATTTTTTAAAAACCATATTAATGAATAGCGATTACCTTTTGTAATTTTTGTTACTTCGTGCTTTATACTTACGGGAAATATATAGGAATTACCGGCGGATTTATCTAATGTAATATTTTTGTCAGTTGGATATAATAAAAAATCCCCACCATCAAAATTATCATTTAATAAAACTCCTACGGAAAACACCCTAGAATCCATATTATCATCGTGAATGCCAAAATAATCATTTGGCTCGTATATGTGGAAATGTAATTCCGGTCGTATCTCTATTATAGATATGCCTGTTTTTATTTCAAAAAAGTTTTTTAATTTTTCGAATATCCAATTAGTATCCGTATCTTTTAATATTAATAAAGATTTATAGTTTCTATCATCCGAATTCCAATATCGGTTGTCTGTTTTTATTAAATCAATAATAGTATTACATTCATCTATTGTAAATATGCTTTGTTGGTAAATCATATTACTGAATTTATCTTTACTCTATATTTTTTTGAATTATCTAAAAATTTATTATAATAGATTTCATTATAATTAGAACCTATTGCTTTTAAAAATTCTAACATATTTTCTTTTGTTGAGTAAATATCTTCGTAATAAAACACTTTAGTATTTTTATCTTTAGCTAATGTGTGGAATTGTTCTTTCCAAAATAACATATGTTTTAATTCTTCATCTATAAATTTATTATGTTTTTTATCACTATAAACATATGAAGTATGCCAGGTATTGGTTGTTAAAGAATGTGAAAGACTTTCCAATTGCTCTTTTATATTTTTTCTATCTAAAAAAACAATTTTATCAAATGATTTATAATAAATTTCATTTATTTCATTAATAGATATATTTTTTAAGTCAGGCGGTAATTGGTCGTATATGTGTTTTACAAATACATTTTCATATTGAATTATATGATTGTATGTAAAATATCCTTCTCTACCATTTTTATTAAATGGTTCACTAAATGTTTTGATATCTGGGTTTGAGTATTTATAATACTCTATTATAGAAGTTGAGCCAGTTCTTGGAAAACATATCAACAATATTTTCATAAACTATATGAGATTGGAAGAATCGGATTTTGCATTGAATAGTACATTGCCAGCTAATACAATTCTATCATTTGTTGAATTTGGATTCACTTCAGGTCTATGCCATAATGTTCCACCAAATATGTATAAATACCCAGCTTCAGGCATTATCATAATAGAATCGGTTTGTTCATCATCCCCTCTTTCATTTAAAAAAATAAGCTTTCCTTCATTTCCTTCACAATTGTTTGGAACATCTACATAATATGTCCAAGTAAACGATGTAGTTAATGTTGGTAGTTCATAACTAAATTTAGAATGTTGATGATATTGGGAATCTGGATTAGATGCGGTGGATATAAAAATCCAACTATTTTGATACCCACTAATTACTTCTTTATTAGATATAGAAGTATATACGTCTTTTACTATATTATAGCATTTATCTTTTATTTCAAATATACTTTTACTATTTGAAAGGTTTGTACTAAATTGTATACCAGGCGAACCCATTTCTTTTGGGTTAAATGGTATATCGCCAACCAAAAATTTTCTATCAATATCTATATCTTCTAATAACTTAGAAGTATCAATTCCATCGATTTTTATTTTATAAATTTTATGATGTTTAAAATTTATAATTTCATAACTGTTTAACATATGGAATTTTTTTAACTTAGGTGTTTAGCTTTTATAGCAGATATAATAGATACTACTTTTGCTAATAGTGTAGTTTTATCGGTTTCGTTTGATACTTTCTTTACAAAAGCCGTTTTTTCAGCCATTGCATATTTTTTATTTTTATTTACTTCGCTCATAATATTTTTTATTTTTTTTTAATTTTTTGCACCTCCACCACAAATTTGCGCGTCACAACAGTATGGACATGTAGAGTAGTAACTATAAGTACCGCACTGAAATGACCCTTCAGCACAACATACGCCACTACTATAAGCATAACCGTTATAGGAGTACCCATTACATGGTGAACCACAATACCAATATGAATAGTTACAACAATTATTCTGACACTGCTGCGCTGGGTTATGTTGTATCAACGCATATATAGGAGAAATAGATTGTTCTTCCATTGTAAGATACAAATCCGATTCTTCTACATCCAATTTATAAATAGTTTCTTTATTGTAACTGTATTGTATGGAACTTATCGTTTTTATTTCTAATTCATTTGTTGTTGTATTTACTACAATTATATTATCATTTACACCCAATCCTCTAAAATTTATGAATCTAAACAATTCACTTGGGTCGGTAGATACCTTAGCAATAACAGTTGAACTATCTACATCGGAAAATATAGTACCATCATTTAATGTTATTTCCTTTAACCAAAATGTAACTCCTTCAAATGATTCTATATTAGTTACATTTGTATTTATTATTGAGCTTCCAATTGTTACATCATCAACAGATGCACTATATAATGGCATTTCATTATCACTCCATCCTAAATTGTTTAATTGTACAGACTTCAGAGTATCACCCAATACTATATCATTTATATTTTTGAGAAAGCCATCTCCATCTAAAATTTTTGAATCGGCATCTACTTTATAATTTTTAAATTTATTCGTATTAAGTCTATCCACTACTTTTTGTAGATAGATAGGTCTTTCCCAATATTGTAATTCGTTATTACTATCAAAATCTGCAGCTGCAGATAATATAGTACTATTTGTATGTACATATGGTGAAAATAAATTCATTACCTCCAAATTAGAACCATATATCATATCAACACTCCTATAAGTTTGAAGTTTGTTATTATACAAATCATTCTCATTTATTATATACTCTTGTAAAAGTGTATTAAATGGTAACGAACTTTTTAAATTAGAAAGCTCTTCGGCTGTATTTATTTTATATATTTTTGGATATTGTTCATAATTAGTTGTTGGATATCTTTCTTTAACAATAAAATTAGGATACTCCCCATTATCTCTAATAACTTCACCTATACTATCAATTCCCAATGTATCATTTACAAAATACGTCTTTGGTATAGAATTTACATCCGCATCATACATTAATTTTAAAAATTCAAAATTATCTTTAGCGTAAGTATCATCAATTAATGCGGTTGAATCATATGCATTTCTAAGAATTAATTTATTAGATGCATCTTCTATAAATGGAATCGTTGTTGCTGTAGCTTCTACATTATGTATTGTAAGTGAAACCGTAGAACTGCCAGAATAATATTCACTCAATATGGTATTAAATGCTTTAGGAACACTGGATTCAGCCATTTCTACATCGATGACGGTATCATTCAATCCCATTGATTGATTTATAAATTCTATAACTTCAATACCATTTGATACCACAAACTGATTAAATGCTTCAATATCAAAATAATTATTAATATCCCCAACAACATTTCCTACATTTGTATTTAATTCCAATATTTTAAAGCTACCATCTGTATCTTTTAGTAAATCCGTTGCTACTATTACTGCCTTCATATACGTTCTTTATTGTTTCCTATAAATATAAACTTTTATTAAATAATTGATTTTTGAGTTTTACTTTTAAAATAATCTTTTTCTACTTCCAACCATTTATTTAAAGGACAAGCATCATTTTCCATTGTGAATATCTTTTTACTAAGTGGACACCCACATTGAGTACAAACTACAATATTAAGCGTAGTTCCTTTTTTATCACACGAATCGCATATATCCATTCGTTTTTCAGCCAACTCCGCTTGTATTGGGGTTGGGTTAGCTGCAGTAATCCAAGCTTTTGCTATTTTTTTAAGATTAATTCCCATATTAACTATAATTTATTATATATTTTTTGAATTCTTGCACACTCTTCATAAATCTCTAATCCACTTAACCTAACTAATAACCAATCCGCCATACGTTTGAATTCACTTCTGTGTATAGTTATATAGACTGGCAGTTTTTTGTATTTAATCAGAATTATTTCTTTACATTTTTTATTAGATTTCCAATTATCTAATTTATCAACTAACTCTGATAAATTTTCTGGCGTTAGATGGACACGATTTAAGTGTTCATCCCAATCTAATGAAATCCATCCACTTTCTAACTTCTTTAAAACACTTATATCCATATATAATTACAAATGTACAAATAATTATCCAATTTACCAAATGTTACACTATAAACTTTTATTCATAGTTCTAATTAATTCCATAAATCCTAGCTGATATTTTTTAAAAGAATATATGTGAATATATGAATTAATAGTGTTCATTGGGAGTGAATTCCATCCTTTGTTATCCGATATTAGTTTTAATAAGGCTTGCTCCAACGTCAAATACGCATATTTTATCTCAACCCCACCATAGTTCTTATAATAAAAGTTTTTAATCGAATAAAAAGAATCTACATATTTTTTCATTTTCAATGGGTCTTTAAATCCTATTATACCGGTATTATATGCTCCATTCCATTTAGAATTCCATTCTGGTAATATATCACCCACTCCCCAATTCGATAACGCATTAATTGAATCTATATATCCTATTTCAGAAGTATCCGCAAAATCATATAACACATCATATTCTTTTGGAAATACCAATGGTTCTGCTATAAAGATATCACCATCCATATGAATAAACTCACCCGTTTCATTTTTAAATACTTCAAACTTTGGCTCATCCCACAAATATGGTATAGTATCCTTTTTTAAAAATTTAACTTCATCAACTAAATGACCTAATTCATTAGCTCCTCTTTCATCTGTATATAATGTAATTGGATGAAATCTTCTAGCCATCTTAATTGAGCATTGATAAATATCCAATATTTTTTGTATATAGGTTTCATCATTAATTCGTGTTGTTGATAACGATTGAATTATTTTCATAACTTAAATTTTAGGGGGAGGGGGTTGGGGGGACGAGTCGTTTTTAAAGAAATTTTTATATCTCTATTGATAGTTGCATTAATTTTGGAACTCCGCTTTGACACTTTTGATAATAATGTAAATCTTTCATAGCATATTTCATTAATACATCCCATTCTTCTCTATACTTACTCTCAACTATTTCATAAACTTCTTCTTTACTTTTCCATTTTTCATTGTAATGGCCAAAGTTATAATCATCAACATAAAATGGTTGGTGGTATCCTTTAGTATCCATTGTATAACTTAAACGAGAAAGTTCAACGAATTCAAACGAATACCCACTTTGACACCAATATTCGTATATCCTATAATACAATTCCCTATCATACTTATCACCACTATTTTGTTCAATTAAACTATTTAAAGCCAGTTTCATTTCAATTGGATTATCGATATGAGGCAAACATTCGGTATGTAACGCAATTTGTAAATGTTCAATCGGATTTCGAATAACAAACCATTCCAACTCCATAAAAGGATTATCTATCTCATAACTTAACTCATTGATATTACTATGTACAATATCCATATTTAATTTAGCAAGATATCTACTTCCACAATTTAGAGGAGCAGCCAACCATTTATCATATACTTCTATCACCATAGTATTAATTATATTAATTTCCTTTTTCTTTTCTTAATTTTTGGTAACCCAACGTTTTCGGTAATCCTATTCGCCCATTTAACATCTAACTCATATCGCTCCCATATACGTTTCCATATTGAAGGATATTCCGTTTTGACCCAATTAATTATTTCACCGCGGGATGGTTCGCCGGCCTTCTCAAAGTTATATTCGGATGGAACGTATTCCAACTCAAATCCAGATTCGTTTAGGAGTTCGGTTAAACCTTCAATTGGAACAACCTTAATATCAGGTCGCTTTTGTAATAGCATATATAAATTGTAATACAAATGTGGAGACCAATGGCCAGTTCCATCTTTAGTATACTTCAATAGTATTTCTTCCAAATGTAGATTTCCTTTAACAAGTCCAATAGCACGAGTGGGTTCATCTAAATGCCCCCACAAATCCGTATGTAATGCCGAAAGTAGGTGTGATAGTGGATTTCTTAATACTATATGCGTTATAGGTAATACCCAAAATTGAAATATGTTATGGGATTGAGCGGCTATCTTTGTATGGGGAGAATTCAATATAGTATTACGCCATATATCCATTTGCTTTGCGGTACTTATACCACTAAACCCAACGTTATCTTGTTCGGTAACTCCAAATGCTTTATCCAAATATCTACTACCACATTTGGCAGGAACAATCCATTTTTTATGGTATATACTTATATCCACTATATCCTCCTTTTTTTACGATTACGGACTCTCCACAACCAAATGGGATAGAAACCCATCCAATATAGAGATAAGCAAATCCCGACGAGGATAAGCATGGGTAGTATACATACTATGATAGATATGTTTATCAGTATATTGAAAAACTTATGGATGTGTGATACTATGTAATGCATGATATGAGTTCCAGATTCCTATTATTCCGACAATGAGCCAAAAAATATTTAGTATGATGTAAGCCCGATTACTTCTCTCCCAAGCGGCCCAAGTAAGTATCATCGCATCTATGGTGTTTATTATCCACATAGTAAGTAGAGGAGTATCCTTTCCTAAGATAGCCAACATACCGAAAGAGAATATCCTCATTATAACCCCTATGTTCTCAAACCATTTAACTGTAGATTCCTCCAATAACTTTAGTTTCATATGATATAACGTTTATACTAATATATACTGAGAAAAATCAAAATTATAGGGTTACTCCCTTTTGTGCTTCTATCTCTACTATCTGCTCTGCTAATGATAACAACTCTGCCTTTCTATCTCTATTGAGAGCATCGTATTCTATTTTCTTCTTACCACCACCATAGTATTCTGCATAGAGCTCTTTTCTTTTTCTAACCTCACCACCAAATACATTAGAAGGTGGGTATTCCTTTGGATGTATCTTTGCTTTATTTAATACCGTTGGTAACCATTCTATATTGATGTTTACTTCCTTATTTCCCTTTATTACATTAAGTATAGATTGTTGTACCGTCTTAGTCTTAAAGAAACTTCTTACCTTCTTAGTTCCACCTTTAGGGTTTTTTAGAGAATCCTTTTCCGCAGGAGTAAACCTATACGCATTCCACTTAGCGATTATCTCATCATATGTCTTATTTCGGGCATCCAATTCACCTTGAAGTTTCTTTTCGGATTCTTCAATTGCTTTTGCTGCTCCTTCCGCAATCTTAGCCAATTCTGCTTGTGTTTTGGCTGCTGGAGTATCTTCGTTTCCTACCTTCTTATATTGTTTAATTACTACTGACTTCTCACCTCTTTTCTTTTCATCATCCATATCCTCTACATTTGCTACTTTGGTGAATGAGAATGAGTTGGTTGCACTTATTGGATTCTTACCATTATAGAATATTTCCTTAATAGAATTAAAATCATCTCTAAGTACCCCTAATCTTTGTGATGTTCCGCTGGTGAATGCATCTAACTTAGCTTTATCTAAACTACCATCTTCTTGTGCCGTTTGTACTTTAAGTTGTTCAATTGAATAATCTCCCGTCAATCCCAAATCCCATATAGAGAATGTATCTGCCGGTCTGGTCCCTTTTTCTTTTAGAGTATAATTGATTTGTTCTAATAAACCCTTTGGTATACCATTAACCTTTTCCGTTTCATATCCATAATCCACACTCTTAACTGCTGCGAATCTATTATTTGCATCCCTACTTTCACCCAACGTACCCAATGCTTCAGTATTTACTTCTATAATAGGAATTGTCTTTCCCATTGGAGTTTTATTCACTTCACCATTTTGAACAACTGCGTAATGTGGGTTGTTATTATCATTAATTCTCTTTAGAGTTACAGGCGATATTAAATAACTTCCCAATATCTTTACTACAATACCTTCTACTTCTAATAGTGGAATGAAATCAAATGGAGTTCCTTCATTAAGAATAAGTGGTTTAACATCAGGACTTGCTGATATAACCCAATTCTTAGGTGAGGTAGATTTTCCACCATTTGCCATCATAGTAATAAACGGAGTAGGAGATTGTGTTACCTTATACCTATCTGCGTTTTGTGTTAGTTGTTGTATTTCCATTGGTATCTTTCCAAGCTTTTTTATATATAGTTAATTCTTTAATTCTGGGATGTTTCTTTTGATTCAATCGATATATCTCTCTTTGTAAATGTTGATACTTGCCATCTTCTATGGCGATAGATATAATCTCATTAATACTTAGTTCGTCAGATGCGTTTTTAAACACCTTTGGTTCATATTCATCCTTTTCATCTGATAACTTCTTATAACCTAAAACATTTGCTACCCCTACCGAAACACCGAAATCTTCCGATACTTTCTCGTAAATCTCTTGTCTTAACATATCATTGTTTTTATACTAATAAATATCCCTTAATAAAATAAATTCAGTTAATTCTTAGTTTAGTGTATCACACTACCTATCAAAATACCTTCCCATAGCGAAAAAACCGGGCTCGGTATTTAAGCGGACCCGACCCGTTTTTTGTCACGCAGGATTTTCTTAGTTACATGATATTCAGTTGCCTCGTTACATGTTGTTACATATCGTGAGTCGAGTTCACATTTGTTACATATTGTTACATATTACATTTGTGAACTCCGGCTGGGAGCAAGCACAAAAAAGCCGATGAGCTATTACACTCACCGGCCTAAACTATGAAAAATGAAACCCTAATCTTAATACTTACGTGCTACCCACTTAGGATAGTTACCATACTGCGCCATTAGCTCAGTTGCTCTACTATCTCGTCTCTCTATCCTACTACCTATGTTCATACTACGACACCACTCTTGAAATTCAATAAGTGATTGTGTCTCCTCTCTCTCCTTCTCTATACTATGTATCCTATCTATATCTTTATATGCTGTTACTATACTGTTATTCATACTCTTGCTGTTTTTATTTTATTTAATATTGTCCGAATTGTTATAAAGAATTTCCCTCCAACTCGCTATAAGCCACAACGTCGTAATTACACGTAGGGACCAATGCCATTGAAAGGGATACCATTGCCCTGCTATCAAGCTCATAAGCATATACACTAATCCCGTTGCTACTATTAATGCTATAAATTGTTTCATATACTATGCTTGTGCGATAGGTGGATTTAATGTAAGAGCTTCTTGTAGGTATACATCCTCACTCACTTGCGCCTCCACTACTGCTTTATCGAATTGCTTCAATAGGGATATGGCGTGCTTCACTTCCATAAGCTCATCTGCACATGCCCACTTCGGCTTACCGTCCCTTAACCCTCTCAGTTTTTTCATTAATACTACTTCTGCGTGTTCTAATACTTCTATTGCTTTGCTCATTTGTTTTTTTATTTAGTCGTTTGTTTATATGTGCCCAACATACGGGCGTTAATTCTCTCTCTGCTTTGCGGGCTGCTTTCTCATACGGGTTACTACGGTACGTGCCATCAAATTTATAGTACCTAGTCAATATAGGTTGTAATTGATGTTGCCATTCATGCACACACGTTTCAATTAGCTCTTTGATTGTATCTATATTGCCCCAATATATGTGTAACTCATTATCGTCCGCATCGTACTCACCACATAGACCGTCATCGTATCCTTTACGAATAGTCCATACTGGCTGATACTTTTTACGGCGATTCACTCCCATATTGGACCGGCACCATCGTAGAGCCATATTAGCTATACTAACCGTCTTAGCCCTACCCAAAGTCTTTGTCTTCGTTTCGAGCTTAATCATTTTTATTTCATTTGGTTTATAAAAAATAAAGGATAGCGGTCTCTAGCCACTATCCTTAGAATGTCGGTGCTTGCTTTGTAAAGTAATCGGAGAATAACCATTTCTGAGTAACTAGAGATGCTACCAACATATTAGAGCGGCGGGATGGAGTCGAACCACCTCATCTGAATTGGAATATCCAGTGTGCAATACTTTCGTATAACCATTACACCTCCACCGCAAATAAGTGTTAGCTAATATAACTTAGAGGAATTTTGAGAATAACCACTATGAAACACGCTAACACTTTACGTTTACTACTTAGTAGCCGTTGTAGTATCTACTGCTACTGCAGTTGTACTATCCACGCTTACTACTGTAGAATCAGTTGCTACTGCTTCAGTTTTAGGTGAGCCACAAGCTGCCATACCGATTGCGATAACCAATGACATTGCACCTACCTTAGCGGTTGATAAAATCGTTGATAATCTCTTAGCGTTATATAATGCTCTAGTTGTGTAGAAATCACGCTTTTGTTCACTTTGAGTTGTTGCCGCCTCATTTAGGTTGTTTACTAATTCAGTTACCTGATAATTCACCTTCGTACTAATTTTCTTAGCCATGTTGTTTGTTTTTGTTTGTTTTAAAATTTATTGTTTGTTTGTTATACTCAAATATACGACAATTATTTCATATTGCCAAATTTATTTCACTTTATTTTACCACGATGAGCTATAATAGTACTCACCATTCTCATCAGCCAGAGCCTCATTCAGTATTTGGATAGTGTTATCAATACCATCGTAATACCATTCATCGTATTCGGTCCCACCAAAAAAGAACCCACTAGCCGTAGGTAGTATTGCCTCAGCTGCTGCCGGCTGATTTTTTACAGCCTTACATAGAGCAAGTAACTCTTTGAGCTTCTCTCGTTCTACATAGTACTCACCACAGTCATCAATACCATTTTGTACATTCTGAACGAACCAACGGTGAATGTTATTTTGTTTACGCCAATACCCAGCATCCTCAATAACGTATTTTACCTTACGTCCATCGATACTTGCCGGCTTACCAGCTTTCGTAACAGTCACTTCGTAATTGTTATCGCCGTTATGCTCCCAATATTGAACATACGTTTTTTTGTTTAGATACATGTCTAATCCCATAGTAGTAGTTTTATAGTTTAATTATTTAGAATTCAAATAAGATTTGATAATCGATGGAGTCGTGTCACCCATACGTTCAGCCAACTCAACGCCGGCAATTGCATCTTTGTGTGCACTAGCTACTCCTTTAACGTGCTGATAGCCAGATACCTTCAAAGCCTTAGCCTGAATCTTGCCGGTCTCACACCTTTCGATAAATTTAGTTACACTAGCCTCGTCCACAAACACACGCGGTTTGTCGATGTTCTTACCCGTCACTTCATATATCTCATATAGGGAGCGGACACCTCCAAGGGTTAAATACTTATTACGTTGGATTACGTTGTAACCACGTTTGAACCCTTTTAATTTTTTAGCAGATTTTGATACTTTACTCATAGTTTAAATTTTAGTGTTTATTAATATATCTCTCTCTTTACTTCATAAAGATACGCAATTTTTCGCACATTGCCAAACTTTTTAGCAATTATTTTTGAAAAAAGTCGTAACTCATTGATACTCAGTTAGTTAGGTATGTAACGATTTTATTACATATAACCCGTTGATTACCAAGTAGTGTCAATGTAGGTAGGGGACCCGTCCCATAACTTACCATTAAGATACCATTCGCCCTTCTTTTGATTGATTCTGACGAACTGAAAACCATTCAGTCGTTCTTTTGTAGTATTACTATCCCAGCCGGCGTTACTAATCCACGTACGTCCGTCCTCATATCGGGCAGCAATCTTATTACCAAATAGTTTTAGGTAGTATATAGTACCCTCACGTACTACTTCGGTATTAGATTTCTTAAAAGGGATTCCTAATTCGAATGCGCTGATTGCTTCGGTTGTTATTTTTCTACTCATGTTAGTGTGTTGAATTTAGTTTATAATTGTATTTCTTTAGATATTCCGTTTCGATTTGATGTGCCAGAGCTTTACCCCTTACGACCTCCACAACTGAAACTTCATATACATCTGGTCCGTATTTTCGCATATCATTGTAAAGGGACCAATCTTTGTTTTCTTTACGTGCTCTACTGCAGTGCTTTTGAAATCTTAGCTTAGCAGAATAGTTGAAAGCTCTCCCAACTGCGGCAGTAATACCGATATACGATTTATTGTTTGTAGTATTAAGTATTTCATATATAATGTGATTTCTATCTGAGCGTTTTTTTCTCATTGTTTATAATTTATTTATAGTCAGAATAACCTATATGCTGGAGGCCGTTTCATCGCCCGTATACCCTCCAGCTTCTCTTCATGCGATTTTAATATAGGTTATTTAGATGATTTAAAATAATGTTCGAAAATTGTTTTGATAAATACATACCCAACTAATGATATAGCTGATATGATAATGGCTTCGCCAATTGTTATATACTGACCCATAGTAGTTTAATTTAATTTAGTGATTAGAATTTTTGTAATAAGATGTTAATCGCCTTAGTACTGAAACCGAAAACGTTTTTCAACTCACGTTTCAAAGCCGGCTCATTTACATACTTACCATTCTTAACTGAATAATCAGAAAATATACGAGATAAGGTAATTGATTCACGACGAAACATTCCGATATACTGAACGATTTCTTTGTACTGCTTTTTAGTACGATACGGTAGGTAGTGATTACGTCCTAAAAAGTCCGTAAAGGTAACCATCGGCGTACCGGCTTTATATACTCGCGGTTTGTTAGCCGGAATATTAATGATATCAGCCGTAGCTTCTAAACTAACTGATGAATAACGTGGGTTAAATTCTTTTGTGTAACTCATAATGATTTTTTTTAATGTGATATATTCTCTTTACTTACATAGTAAAGATACGCAATTCTGCTGACATATACAAGTCTTTTAGCAATTATTTTTAAAAGTTTTTTGCTGAGTATCAACCAGTTACGAATTCTTTTTTTTATCACATATAACCCACTCTGAATCAGATAGTTATAACTCACTGGAAATCAACCAGTTACGTCAGCGGACTTAACATAATATCCGTTATATAGATTTTTCCACGTAACCCATTGAGGACCAATACGTTAGCGACTTAACATAATATATTATATAAGACATTCCTAACTCATTGATTATCATAGCTTAATGTATACTTTAAATAAAAATGCGTAACGTGTTGATACTCAATAAGTTATATATGTTTGATTAAAGTTATAATCCACTTCAACTTAAACGGGCTAACGTGTTGATTTATAACCGGTTATGGTTATCATATTGACTATCAACGAGTTAGCAGTTTTGAATTAAAGTAAAGATTTTTCAGGAAAGTTTTTGTCTGTGCGGCGCACCGTCTTATTCAGTTTGCTCCTATCCACGATTTGGATTCGATTCACGCGTGATTCACACCGTTACATATTGTTACATATTTTCCTACGGTGATTCATATTGTTACATATGTGAACACGCCTGTTTACAATTGTAATTTTTTTTTTCGGGAGGAAGCAAATGGGTGGGATACAACTTAATTCATTGATACACTTATATAGTGTTTTATGTTTATTGTAGTGTGTAAGTATGTTAATGTTTATATTGACATGGTTATAACTTTTACCACTCTTTAACACATTTTACCACTTATACCCACCTGATATAAAGGATTTACTTATTTTGATACATAATGCGTTTACACACACTCATGCCATTTACACCCGTTTGTATTGTGTATTCCGATATACGATATGAAGTGTTTTTCTTTTACTTAGTTGTAAAGAAAAGATACCAACCAGTCAATAGAAACTTATAACCAAAGTAAAGTATCACTCCCATAAAGGTGCACATTACTACCTTAGCAAGTACGATACCGATTTTACCGGCTAATTCCATATAACGTTTCATAATCCATTTTTTAATATTCATAAAGATTTCCTTTGTTTAATTATATATAACGATTTTGATTTTTATCACTATCGATTTCTATTCCTTCGATATATCAGTATTAGTGTATATCCCAGAGTCACCATTAGTACTATCATACGTTAGAATTTACCCCATTGTGATTTATCCCTATTCTCTTCAGCTATCTTAACCCCTAACCATAACTCCCTAAGTATCTTAACTAATTCACCTAGTGGATTGTTTCCTATTTTCTTATTCATACTATCTTATTTATTAATTCCCTTAAAAGTACATCCCAGTCCTTATAACTATCCCATACTATCCTTTCGTATTCTTTTAGTACGGATTCTCTTTGCTCATTCGTTAGGGTTATATTCAGTTCCACTTCTATTTCCTTAATATCTTCTGGGTTTACATTATCTTTATACATACTGGCATACTTATTATTCCTTGCTGAATTATTTTTATCTTATTTGTCAGAATCGGTTTTCGTTTCGATTACTAAGTATGGGTATCGTTCATCCCCTTTTGTTATAAAACGAAGTTCACCCGATTCGACTAATTCATTTGCTATTTCGATTCCCTTCGTCTCCGCAATCAATTGTATTGTTTCACCTAAATATATCTGCTTCATTCTCTATTATTTATTACTATGTTTACGAATCCATTTATACATAAAATCTATATCACGTTTATCACTACTATCCACACTTGCCGACTCTTCAAGCTTAGGGGACGCACTATCAATAAAATTTTCCTTAATCGACTCACCCCCAGCCCCCGCCCCTTTCAGTTCGTTTAGGTATTCGTTAAACATATCCTCATTTGAATAGTGAAAGTATTTTTCTGCATTTTCTGGCGTATCATTTTCATGCATCCACTTTATAAAATTTGCCGTTTCATTACTCTTATCTATACTTTGAATATAGGTAGTTCCATCCTCTAAGGGAAACCTTTTATTTAATTGCTCTTCTCTGTTCATAGTTATTTTTATAAAACCAATATAAGTGCATTAAGATTACCGATGTGTTAATTACTAATATAGGATAATCCATTTTCAATAACGCATATACTATCCATACTACTGATGCTATCGAATTTATTAATCTTAGCTTCCACATATCCTTTACAGCAAATGATACCAATGTACCTGCTGTTGCTATCCATCCAATTGCTTCAATCATATTATTTATTTCGATTCTTATATTCTTTTACTATTTCTATTATTGCATATAGTGTCAATCCTGTTGATACTATTACTGCTATTGTTGATATTATTTTCATATTACAATATACGTTTTTTATTTCAATTTACCAAATTATTTAATCAATCATTTCACTTGGCATTGTCCACATGTGAATTGGTGTCCTATCGCCCATATATGCTCTTAGGATATTAAATTCAACCCATTCAGCAGCGGTTTCCCAATCCCACTTATTATCACGCATTAAAAGGATTTCCATTTGGTGAATATCATATACAGGTATACCCTCTTCTGTTATACCAATGATTGCTTCATCTAATCCATCCCAAAGTATTGCCTGCGGGTCGATATCTAATATCCGTTTACGTTTATTTTCCATAATTAATTTATTCCTATTCTACATTCGATACCATCTTCGCTTTCAAATACCCATTCGGTATAATTAAATCCACCTATATCGCCCTTAATTTCTTTTACAAATCTAAATCTTCTAAATCCGTTTGTATTATAATTGTAAATAAAGAATTCACCTTTCATTGTAGGGAATGCTTCAGGATGAAAACTACCATCTGGCATATATGCTACTAAATTATACGCATCAGCGTAAAATGTATTAATATCTTTATTCCATTTAAATTGTTGTATATCGTATTCTATATTTTTCATACTATCTTTTTAAATCCCTTTTAATATCCTCTTTTACTTTTTCCAAATATACTAACCTTTCATTTTGTGAAACAAATGGTACACTCCAAAATTGGCGAGTCTTTGTTTTAAACCAACCGAATACAAATGAATAAACACCCATCACTAATCTTAGCTTAACCGAATTGAAATACATTGTTAATACCGGTAATGCAGGTGCTCCATGTGTAAGGTATGTTCTAACTTTTTTATCACTCAATAAAGGTGTCGGATATCCATACACTTTTGTAACGGGTGTAAACTTATATGCAAACCCCGGCGTAAATATTTGGTCAAAGAATGCCTCCATTATCGGCGTACATCTAAACCACCAAACAGGGGATATAATATAAATCCTATCTGCCCATGTTATTAACTCTTTATACTTTTTGATTTTATCTTTTGTAAATTCAAATGTTATATTTTCTTTGTATAAATCTATTATACACGTTTCCTCTTTATTTTGTTTTAAAGTTGCTTCAATAGTTTTCATTATACCATTGTAGCAGAAACTCTTTTTATCAGGGTGTCCTATTATAATTAAGTTTTTCATATCATTTAGTTTATTAATGGCTTATTACTCATTATCAATTGCTCCATCATTGCTATCAATTTCATTGGCTCACTTATCCATTCCTTTTGAATTAATACGCTATCATTTTGTGGATGTGTTAATGCTAAAGTAAAATAATTATTACCAACACTTGTATCTGGATTTCTATGTAAATCAAATACATAATGTTGCTTACCTACTATTCCTTTGAATTCATATACATTCCCAAATACTCCAATTTCTTCAGCTGAAAATAATTGTATCATTGATTTATTTTTAACTGATAATGTTAGTATTTTATTAAGATTTTTAATTGTGATTCGATTATCTTGTATATCCAAAATATCTAATAAACTTTTTGGTGGCATATTTGTTTTATCATTTTTAAGTTGCTCTATTAATACACATTGTAAATGGTCTGTATCTACTAAATATTCACTATCAATCCATTTAGTATCTTTGCCGCAATATTGACAAGTCCAATTCATTACTTTTTTTTCTTTTTTCGTTTGCTAGGTATTGTTAATGTTATACCTATCCCACTTTCACTAGCCCAATTTAAATCATACGATACATATCCATACAATTCAATCTTACCTTTCTTTATTAAACTCTTTTGATAATAAACCATTTGAGATGTAGTATCAGTTACTTGCGCTGATACTGATACTGGAAATAATAAAACTAATAACCATTTCATTTTTAAAAAGGATTTGATGAAGTTAATCTCATACCTAATACCTTATCAATCATTTCCTCAAATGTTTGTCTGAAAATTGAAATAGATGCCATACAAACTTTATCTATTGTATGTATTGTAGAACGATTTTCGTCATCCCTCAAAATAATACTAAAATCACCGTCATTTTTCCATTTATGGGCAGGTGTTAATACATTCAATTCCCACTTTGGTTTTTGTGGTAAGTTTAAATTCAATATAGTTGCTTCATACATCGTTTCATCTGCATTATGTATTGGATTAACAATTGTATAACCTTTGTATGTATATCCACTTATTTTTTCCCAACCTTTAATTTTCATATTCAAAATTATTTATGGTCATCGAAAAAAACATGCTTTTTACGAGCCAGCTCTTCTTCGATTATACGTTTCTTATTAGTTAATTGATTGATTTTAAATGCACGTCCCATTTTACCAATCCAATTTTGCGCTTTAAACTCAGTCCACTTTTTTAGTTCTGCGTTTGTTTGTTTTAATTCCTTTTTTAATGCCATTGTCATATCCTTGTTGTATTGTGAAATAATAATTCCATTTTAACCAGCTAATTGCTATTCCAAATGCCGGTGTTAATACTCCTGATTCTAAAAAATAATATTTACTATACCATGCTTTTAAAAATGGTAATATGTTTATTACCTGTTTGTTTTTGTTCAAAGTGTTATTTTCTATAAACCATTTTCCCATAATCCTGAATTTTGTTTTGTTTTTAAAATTGTTTCGTCTTGTGCTTTTACTTTAGCTCCATACATCATACGAACAATCATACCCAATTCCTCATCGGTTGTATTATCATCCATTATAATTTCTTTACGGATGCTTAGAGTTTCTTTTGCTTCCTCAGCCCATCCTATTATTTGTTTAGCGAATCCTTTATCCATAATTTATTTATATATCGGTTGGTAATATTGTTGTTTTATGCCCTTCATCTCCAAAGATACGAAAACTTTTTACAATTCCCAAATCTGTTATTGTCACTGCTTCTATTTCAATACCCCACTTAACTACATATTCTTTAACTTCATTTGTTATTTGTGAATTTACATCCACTAATCCAGGCCAAGTTGTCATTTCAACTACGTCCCTAATTATACCTTGCGTTGTATCTATTAACACATCATTAGCGTGCATTACACTTAATAAATAAGTTTGTATATTACTTACTCTATATCTGATAATTGCTTTTAATACAATACTTTCCTCGTCCAATGTTGTCAAAGTTTGTGATGGTAAATTAACCGATTGTGTAATAACAGGACATTCAATTACCGAATCAAAAAATGGTATCTTAAAATGAATACCACCGGATAAGTTTTTAATCCATTTTCCGTATCGTAATTGTACTGCCGCATTCCATTGCTCTATAATAACAAATGGTAACATATCCCTACCAAACCTAACTAATAAATCCACTAACTTATCTAACATATCTTTTATTTTTTATCTATTAATCTACCGTATCCTCTAATCATTTGTTTGTATCGTGGTTCTTCTATACTACTAATCTTTACACCTTCATATCGATTTGCTGCGTGTATAAAATAACTATTACCAATAAAAACTCCCGTATGCCAGCCAGATGGTGATGCTTTACTTCTGAAAAATACCAAATCACCTATCATCAAACTATCTTTTTTTAAACGTTGGGTTTGCTCCCATTGTTTATATGCCACCTCACCTAACACTTTATTATAAACATCTTTGTATAAACGTTTATTAAATTGTGAACAATCAATTCCTCGTTCACTATTTCCGCCTAATTTATATGGTTTACCTATCCAATATAACATAAACTTATTTAATATCGTATCCGGTGTTAGAATTTCATCACTTATTGCCGGCAGTTTGAAATCAGTATATGGGTTTTTAGTTTGAGAATAACTTAATATCGGTAGTAATACTACTAATATTAGAATAAATCTAAACTTTTTACTATTTAATTGTTTCACTTAATTACCCCCATACCAGATACATTTACCATTGTATATGCAAATCTAGCTTCCTCTAATCTTTTAATAAATTCTTTGTTCTCTAATTTGTGTGCATCCCACAAAGAAGATACTCTTAATTCCCTAGCCCATTGATTGAACCCATTGTCTGTATTACCTATTCTCTTAGCCATAATTAATTAATTATAATATATTGTGAATGTTTGTATAAATTCTTTTCTAAATTATCTTGCTCCCAATTCAAAATGATTTGCTCAGCTTCTTTTTGAGTTTTTAGTGGGTATTGTCCCGATTGCCAAATTTTTATTGGTAACCTACCAATTGAATTAATTCTAAGCCATACCTTTTGCTGAGGTTGGTATAAACGTTCACCACGTTCCACCCAAGTTTCAATACGATATTTTGGTTTAGAATATACTTGTAATGATACCACTCCCAATAGCATTACTAATAATATTTTTAACTTTTTCATACTCAAATATACGAAAAATATCCGATATTACCAAATAAAAAAGGGATAATCTTTACAGAATATCCCTTTATGTAGGTATAATATATGAGTTCTTTATGATTTTTTTCTATAATTTCCCTTTTTTTGTTGCTCTTTGATTGTTTGCTTTGCCATTCGTTTACGATTAGCATCTTTTTTCTCTCTTTTATTCATGTTGTTTATTTTTAAGTAAATAGTTAATATATAAAATTATTTCAATAATTCCAAATCCAAAGAATAATAAAGCTAACCAATAAGTGTTCACTTCAAATTTTTCTGAACACATCCACATCGTATTGGCTATTAACCACCATAATATTATTTTATTCTCACGAAGAGATTTACCAGCGGTCATCATACACATCCACAATGATATCAATATGGCAGGTATCGCTAACATTAAACTTATTACTGGCAAATTACACATCCACATAAAATCTTTTAATAACCATAATGGATAATGTAAATCGGATATTAATTTTTGCTTGTTAGTCATACTAATAACTATTAATCCTATTAGTTAAATAAGTTGCTAAATATTGATGCCCAGTATTATTTAAATGGTTATCGTTAAATTTTTCAATGGGCCCTAAATCGGTAATTCTTAATTTTTTTTCTACCATTTTTTGGTACAAAGAGTATGTATCTTCAAATTGAATAAAATTATTTCTATTGTAAAAACTTTTTGAAAATAAATTCATATCGAAATCATATCCAAATGAAATAAATGGTATATTCCTATAATGTAACCAGTTTGATATAAAATCTACTTGCTTTTCAAATTCTAATACTGATGTTTTACGTGAATAAAAATATTTTAACCATTGTCTATAAAATTCAACAATAGGTTTATCATCTATATCATTTTCATTTACTTCAGTTCTGCACATTGATATAAATCTATCTTCATTCATATCACTATACATCCCTAATCTATTAAAAAATGTATATTGTATTACATATATGGAATGATTATTTAAATCTTTTTTAGATGCAAGATATACATCATTTATAATGTGTTGATTTGACTTGCCGGTAACGGCGTGGGAAATGTGCGGTATTCCCGTATTTTTTGTAATTAAATTCCTATGAGACTCAAATTCGTGCCCAGTTAGACTTGTTTCCACTTCGGTAAATGAGCACCCAAAAAACTGTAACTTATTTATCATTTAAGATAATTTAATTACTATTCAGCAGGAGTTTCAGCCGGAGTTTCTATTACTTGATGTTCTAAGCCAGTTGCTATCATGCCATCAGGTCCACATTCCCAAACGATTGGTAAATTACCGTGAATTTCTTTTTGAGCTAACTTATCAGCTTCCAAAGCATCCCAATGCGTAAACTTAGCTAATTCAGCTTCAGTTACATATTTTTTAGTAAATGTACCATTTTGTGCAACTAAGATAGGAAACTGTCCAGCTCCAACTTGAGCCATTTCAGCTTCAGAAAAATCACCCGCTTGATACGCATTTACGTTTAGATTGCCTGTGTATACTACTTCTTCCATTTTTTTTGATTTTAATTTGTTTCTAATATAAATATAAAATAATTTAAGAAATAACTTCAGCTTCTTGTATTTTTTCACAAAATAACAATAAACCATCTTTTCTCAAAACTATATCACATTCTAATAACTCACGTAATTCTTGCGTTTTACCTGGCTTTACTCTTTGCTCAGAATATATTTCAATAATTAAATATAAATTATCATTATGTCTTATAAATTCTTTACGTTTCATTTCCAAAATATTTGTATTCCTAAAATCCCACAAGCCAAAATTAAACAAATAAATGTTTTTAAATTAATAGCTTCATTGAATAAAAAGAAACTCATTAGGCCAAACACAATAATACCAATTCCAAATCCTATAAGACGAGATGGCCAAATATCACCATTGAACTCATATACAAATGCTTCTACTGATTTTATATATAACCAGCTGATTGGTATTGCCATACCCAATATAATAATTGGATATCTTTCATACCAATTATATTTTATATTTCCCTGTAATTGCAAAAAGGTGAGTACTTGTGCTATGAATCCATACACAAATCCCAAAAGTAACTTATTCATTTTTTTATTTTATTTAGTAATCGTCATCGTCCATATCAAACGAATCACCTCTAGCATCATCTTCATAGATTTCATCTTCTATTAGTGCAAGTGATTCGTAAATATCATCTAATAACGGATGGTAAGTGCCATCTTTATCAATCTGCTTTAGATTGCTTTTTATTCCGTCTATTAATTTTAATATCTCGTCTTTCATTTTTTTGGTTTTCAATAAGTATAAACAAATTTCTAATTTTAGCACATTGTTCATATTCTTCTATTGAAAGAAAATATTCCATTGCCTTATTCAATGTCAATTCTACATTATCTTGCTTAATTATGAACACTATATTATCAGCTAAATTAGATACCAATATAGCTTGAACTAATTCCAATCGTTCATTAATCAGCTTCTCCGAATATCTAACTAATTCCGAATATATAACATACCGATTATCTTTTAGCCAATTGCTTAAAGATTGATTACCCAAATCAATATGTAATATAATAGGTTGCATTAGTATTGATAAAAGTTTTCATTATATTCAATATCAAACAATTCAATATAGTTTGCTGTTAAATATTTTTCCGGAATATCCTTAGTTAAAGAATATTGTACTAACATATTTATTTCATTATCGGAAAATGTATAAGTATTTCTATAAGTTTGTGCAATATCATTGGGTGAATAAAATCCACTCCTATGCCAACCAAATGATTCAGTTGTATTATCAAACCCTTCAAATGAAGCAAATTTACGAGCAATAGTATCATCCGGCCATTTTATTTTAAATGGTGTATTTTTATCAGCCATCCATTCATTATCAAAAAATGATGAATAAAACCCATCTTCAGCTCCACTACCAAATGTATCAGTACATTCTGACATCTTTAGCATCATTTCAGTATTTCTTAACGAAAATCCTCCATTATGTACTGAATGCCCACCACCAATATATGGATAATTAAAGAATTCATTATTCCAAGAACCAAAAAATAATGGAAATCCATCCCATTGTACAATTAAATACCAATCAGTTTTAATTAAAAATGGTAATCGTTTTATTAAAAAATTTGAATACCAAGATATTCCCTGACCTTCTTTGTTATCCCAATCAAATGGCCATAGAGTATCAAATCTCTCATCTAATATATGTTTATTTTTATTGAATGGGTTTATAGATAAAATATCCCCAAAATTAATTCCATTTAATAAGAATGGAAATAAACGAGACATTGCTGCTAATCTAATATTATTTTTAGATGTATAATCCCGAGCCGAGTCGATTGTAACTAACGTAACATTTTCTAAATTAATCATTTATATTTATTTAAACGTTTCGTAAGCCAGATATAAACCCCAAAGAATAACCCCGCTATACAATACAAAACGAAGTTCGCTTTCCATAAACTTCCTGTCAGTAATATTAGGGAATATTGCACGGCATCGAATCCAAAGGGATTGAAGAATAGTGCCAGCATCAATGCCATATCTTTGTATAACATTATTCTGTTTTCCTTGCTTTTCAGCTTGTTGATTGTTTTTACTATCACCCTCGTCCATTAAATATTTAATTTCGTTTACAATATATAACCTTTACAATAAGTATTAATTGGATTTGATATTTTCCAATTCAATAGCTTTTTGTTCTATAAATTCTATCACCTCACTACTCCCAATTAAACATTCGTATTTTGAATAGATTCTAATAAATTCATCTAATCCAAGAGATTCAAATTCTCTTTGAATTTGCTCCATATCAGGTACATGGCAGTGGTGATATCCCATTTATTTAAGTTTCTTTTTATATTTTTCAGCAGCTTTCTTTAAGGCTTCATTGGGTTCAACCCCTTCAAACAAATCATCATCTTCCGGTGTATCACCCCATTCAAAACTACTATCGGTTACTATTCTTGCACCATAATCATCAAATTCAGCTTCATCTTCATCGGTTGCTCTATAATGTAATCCTTCGTTTCCGTTTTGTCCTATAACATCCATTCTTTCGTTTGCCTGATTTTCATCCCATTTCACTTTGTTATGAAATACTACATCCGCTAATTCATCCGTTTGCCATTCAGTTAATTGTTCTTTCAAATCTTCGGCATCGGTTTCTCTATATTCATCTGCTCTATCTACTATCCAATTTTTCCAAGCTGATTGATGATATCCTAATCCAACACAAATAGTTTGAAATGCTTCAAACAATTCATCGATATCAGTATCACTATGGTCTATTTCAACTGAAACCTTTGTACCATATTGTTGTGCAGTAATAATTGTTGGTTTTATAAAATCTGCTATTCCGTTATTTTTCATATAAGTTCTGTTGTTTGTGTTAAATTTCTTAATATTTTTGCACAATCGTTAATAAATAATTTATCTTTTGAATAATTTAAAAACAAGTTCTGATTATGATGTAGTATATCTATTACATTTTTAGAAAACGTATCTTTCTCTTCTTTTGTTTTATTACTAAACTTTTCAACTTCATCTAATATCATTTTTAAACGAGTAAAGTCATCATTTTCTAAATCATAACTCTCATCTATAAACGGATGAAATGTTTGAAATCCTAATCCTTTTAAATATTCTAATGATTTTGCTGGACCCATTAAAATAAATGGATGCGAATGTCCAATTGGTTTCCAAATCTTTTCACTCAAGTAGCCAGCTGGAAATTCTACATAAACATCTTCTTCCTCTCGTCTTTGAAAAAAGATAGATTCTGAAACCAAACTTATATATGAATCCAAATACATATCTTTATTTTCAAATCCATATCCTGCAATTTTAGTTAAATCTTCTATGTCTAATACTTTGGATTCATTTTTAATTAAATTAGCAAATTCAATATTATCATCGTGTTCCAAAAATGCATCAACTACATTTTGATGGTATAACCTATTATCCCAAGATACTAAATTATTATCTAATCCTAATCTATGCAATTTACTCATTGCCATCAATCTATGTAATTTCCAATGTCTACATAAAAATAGAAAATCTTTTTTATCTTTACCTATACTACCAACAAATTCTGCATGAGTTGCTATTGAACTACGTTTTTTTTCTATCTTACCAATTTGTGGTTCATGACTGTTGTCACCCCAATACGAAAAATTTGGATTATTTATTGTATTATTGAATTCTTGTGATTTTGAAACATATGCAAGATTGAAATCAAATACATTATAATTGACTCCCATCTTTTCAAGGTTTCTTTTTAATTTAAAGTCCTGAAATATTAAAAATACTTTCTCATCGGGTATTTCATTTTCCCGCGTAAAATTAATAATCTTTTGAAAGTTTGGTTTAGTCATACCTAACCCACCATCAATGATATAGTTAATTAATAAATTACCATTACCTGTCTTAATTTCATTCAGAGCTACCTTTGACATATTCTTTAATGCTAATTCATTATAGAATGGATGGTTACCAAAAAATGATTCAATAGAGCCAAATGGTTCTACTATATAATACCATGGCCTGATTTCTTTGTTATTTATAATTTCATAAATTGATTTCTTATCAACATATTGATTCCAAAAATTACTATTGTAAATATGCCAATCATTATTCCAACGTTTTTGATATCCCTCTCCACACATTGAGAAATCAAAATCAGATGCATTATGAATGGTATTTAAAAATTTTGGATGTAGACAATTTGGCATTTCGCCATTATAAGTCATTATATCATATCCGAACAATATTTTCATAGATTATTAAAATTGAAGTTTTTGTTATTTGAATATAATATCTCACCATCTGGGTTTACACTCATATCAAGTGCACCCTGTTCAACTAAATCCATTATAGTAGTGCTTATGTTTACTTCCATTGTATCATTACACACCTTTAAAAATTCAGTATCCGTTAGAAACATGTTATCTTCTTGCTCCCACTTTCTTTGCATTGCAGTTTGAAAATTGCGTTTTAATTCCAATCTTTCAATAAAAACATTTTCTTCAAAAAATCCATGCTCATCCAACGTATCAATTATTTGATTTGATACTTCAACGATTTCATTAAGTATATCCATTTTGTTTTTTTAATAACTCATCCAATTCCAATTGTTCTTCAATTGTTGGCGTATAAGTTGATTTATAATATTCGTCATCGTATTCCATATCCTCTGGAAATATAGAATGTGGTTTATCACGATGTATGTCATCCGAAAATATAACTTTTTTACTATCTTCGGTACTTCTCCATTGCCAATATTGTTCGTTCATTTGTTCTTGAGCAAGATATTGTTCGTAGATATAATCTTCATCTCCACTACCGGATACTGCTTGCTGTTGGTCCAAATATAGTTCTTTCATTTTACCCATAATAATAGTTATTTAATTTATACAAATATACAATAATTTTTTCTTATTTCAAAATAATTCTTTCAGTTTTTATAACCTTACCAATTCTGGCAACAATAGTCATCGTATCACCCCTCATATTCCACATAGGTGCTATGACTGTATTGATACTACCATCTGCTGAATTATAACATACTCCATTTATTGTAGGTACTTGTGCTGCTTTAAGATTCACTACCTTAATACTATCAACTATCTGCCATCCCAATCCTCTCCATGTCCTTCTATATATAGTTCCTATTGTCTCTCCTTGCTTCAATACCCAATAGTGTGAACTTTCCCATTCTACCTTCTCACGTGGTTCATTTGGTATGTTTCCGTTCACCCTGATTGAACCCGATATTGTATGAATGTTTTGTGTTTCAGTAGAATACATAGTAAAATAAGAATACCCATTTGCATCTTTCGGCAAACGGGTATCTATATTCAATTCGATATTCTTATTAGGACTGAACCAATCATCTTTACTGCACCCTACCATTAAAAACGATAATGTACAAATTAATGTTAGTATTCTCATTTTATTTCACTTCGATTACTTTGGTAAAATTAAAACTTCTCCATCCCTGATTCTCAATATCCCATACAGTAATATTGTCAGATTCAACCGGCTGTCCATTCTCATCCAACTTTACAACCTTATCGGTTTTAGGATGAAACTCTTCCGGAATATCACTTGTTTTCTTTGTACAAACGATGAACCTCTCAGTTCCATCTGCTTTTGTGAAACGTAATTGTACGATTTCAGTTTGTAACTTTTCTACTAATTCTTGCTTTGTAATTTGTAACGTGCTCATATCTATTTTGTTTTTAGGTTTTATTAATAATCATATTCGTTTAAGAAACAATTTTGTTTACACATTGTCAATAAGAAAATGTTGTTTCTACAATCGGTATCTGCTCTACTAAGTGCCAGATATAAGTCGTTAGCAATTACGGCTTCAACGAAACCACCACCTGCGTAAGAACTCTTATCACGGGTACACATAATCGAAACCATAATATCCAAAATATGTTCACTTACATTTGTGAATCCATACTCAATAGCGAATTTAGTAGCTCGCTCTCTACATTTTTCTCTAACATCCATAACTTTATTTTCTATATTATTTTGCTTTTCCCACATTATTTCATTTGGGTCTATATCATTGTTGTAAATTGCCATATACTTTGTTTTTTATTTTTAATATTCATCTTCGTAATCCGTTTCATCGTAGAAATAACCCTGATAATCACAACTATCAGGTCCAGCCATTTCATATACCCAACCATCAGCCATTTCAATTAAGTTAGGATAGTAAACACCTTCGGTGCCTACGCCACTACCATTATCTTTGAATGCTGTACTAATACCAAATCCCCTAGCTTCATCGGTATATGTATCACCTGTTGAATCGGATGTAAATCCATTCATTTCAGCAAGTAACTCATAGTAATCTTTACCACCAAATACACCATACCCATCGTATTGTGTTTCAGTCCATACATTGCCTTTGTTATCAATCATTTGTACTCTAAACGTTTTAGTATTAGAGTAAGTGTTAGCGATACTTCTATCTGTATCTTGTGTTTTCCAACTGAAAAATCCCATAGTTTTAAATTTTAAATTTTAATAATCCGATTCTAAATATTCACCCGCGTTTAAATAATCATAGTATTTATCCCTACGATATGGATAATTGTTTTCATAACAATCATCACAATAATATCCTGTTGGAATGCCATATGAATCACTTCTTAATTCAACATATGCTTTTTCCGTTTCCGTTGTATTAGAACAATCTCTACCCTTACAACAAATTGTATTTTCGTTATACATTTTTTATTTCTTTTATATGTTTACAATCTTTACCTCTACCAAATCCATGCGCCGGACAACTACAATTCCAAATCCCACCATCGTTTACAACTTTATAGGTATTTCCTTTACTACCTTTAACTTTGTACTCTTTTTTCACTTCGACTTTTTGTTCCCAACTCTTTGGCATTCCGTATGTAATCTTATCCCACATACTTTCTAATTCTGCCCAGCTATAACTTCTATCTACCTTAATCCAACCCTCACCGGTGCCTGTTGTAACAATATACCATTGTTTACTCGTAGGCCCCTGAAATGATATCGGAGGTAAAAACGATTTGATTCTCATAAATTTTTGTTTAATTGTTTACAATCCCTGCTCTCTACGCAAGTCGTAATCTTCTTTTTCAATCTCCGAATATTCAACCACTTTTAAATAAGGGGCGAACTTCGTTTCATAGTAACCTCTAAGGTTAGCCATATCAATCAATGAATCGATGAATGACTTACGAACATAAGTCATATCGGATGAGCCAAATCCCTGGTCAGAATCCCAGTCAGAATAATCTTCGGCTACATCATTAAGAGCTTCATACACCGCATCGGCGTAAGTGATAACTCTTTTTGAATATTTCCCTTCAACAGGGAAAGTGTTTTTGATTACATCAAATCCTTCGATTAACGAAGCTGATGCTAATACTGAATTAAGGTTAAATGGTAGTGACATAGTGTGTAGTTTTAAAGTTTAAGTTTTATCGTTTTATTACATAGTAAATATACGCAAAATAACTGAGAAATCCAAGAGAAATCGTAATTATTTTCGTTTATAAAATAGTAATTCTAATACCAAAAGAGAATAGAATATAGGTACATTCAACATGCAATTTTTCATTAATGATAATTGCCATAAGAAACTATGCCTTTCATCACTACCTTCTCTGGCCATTTTGTTATCAACCGATACCGCTATCGGAAATGATAATACCAGCCACAAAGTTAATATAGTTTGTATCATAATTTATTTAGTATTACTTCTAATCCATTTGATAAAATCATTTTCAACAACCACCCAATTTGATGGATTAGCTAATCTAACTTCATAATTACCATTAGACATTTTAGATAGGTAACGACGAGTAGGTCGATTCTTATATGGTATAGTCAAACTTTTCAATATATGTGAGAAACTATTTGAACCGAATTCCTTTCTATAAAAATTCTGCATTTCGGTATATGTAGCATCTCCTTGTAATTGTACAAAGTCTAAAATAGATTGTGTAACACCTTTGGGTTTATACTCCGATGTGAAAGGATTAGTGATAGGAAAGCTTGTAGTCATATGTGAAGCTTCATACCTTTGTTCATCTTGCTGTAACGTAGAAAGAAAATCCTCATCGGCTTCTTCGTTACTTACATAGTGAGGAAATGAATCTTCCGATAAACGATTTTCCAACCATTCTTCTTTTTCGGATAATTCATCTTCTTTGTATTCATCTGCTTTTTCGTTAGTAAATTTTCTATTCAATTCCTCACAAATCTTATCCAATAAAGAAGCGTTTAATTCTTTATCACATAACATACCTTTAGTGGCGGTAGTACCCAACGAATAAATGAGCTCGTTTAACTCTTTAATAGTGAAATTCATATTAGTTTAAATTTTAAGTTTTAAAGTTTATCTTTTTTTACTATGTAAATATACGCAATTTTCTCCATATTGCCAAATATTTCATCAGTTATTTTTGAGATTTTTATGTTATTTATACCCTATTTAGGGGGTCAGAACCCCTCAGGGAACCCCAAATTTCGATTCAAATACCCCAATAAGGTCAGTAATCCACCCGACATATTATAGCGGTTTATATACATAACTCATTGAAACCCAATAAGTTATAACTCATTGATAATCAACGGGTTATACATAACTAGCTTTACCATGCTCTTTGAGTAAATATTTCAATTGACCTACCATATTATCTTTATCAGCTATCCAATCGGCGGTAACACATACATCGGTTCTTTGTGAATCGAATATAAAAAAGTAAGCCGTTTCACGAGGCTGAGTAGATGAATATTGTGGTATGCCGATTCGTTCTAACATAATATCACATTTATCTTTTTTAACACCATCAACCCACTTTTCTAAATTTATTATGTATGTATCGTTGTGCACCCCTTCGTAGATATACTTAACTGTCCAATCATCGACCAAATCCTTATGATTTAATTTGTGATAGTTTTCTATTGTTAGCATGTTTTATCTTTTAAATTCAATTTTAGTTAATAGCATCATCGGAACGATTACCCACGCTAATAACATTGATGGGAAAATCTTAGCAATAACTTCCATTAAAGTAAAATCTTCTTTATCTTCAAATCTAGATGGGTTTTTGATTAACCAATATACTCCATAGATTGTTGTTAATATCCAATACCCAATTAATATATTTATCATAGTTTAAGTTTTAAAGTTCTTCAATAATTCCTAATATCTCAGCTACTATAAAGAAAGAACCAGCTGGAATTAATAACCCGTTACATAATGCGATACCTGCTACAATTCGTAGTATTGATTTAACGATACTAATTCGAAAGTGCCAATTTGTTTTTGATTCTTTTACTTGCATATTATTTTATTTTTTTATCGTATTGTTTTGTAATTGTGATTGATTGTAATTCGGTATTACTTTTTGCTATATTCATAACAGTCGAATAACTTAATCCCTTAATTGTAATCTTATCACCTGATTGCGATACTATTTCAATATCGTGCATTGTTTTATAATTCATATTAATTGTGTTTCATTCCTTTACATACTCCATACCCCTGTCTCTGCGATAACTTATATAAACGTTCCGCATCTTCCATTGGCATGATTTGTATTTCATTACCCGTTTTATGATTAGCGATTGCTACACCACCTACTCTTTGTACTGAACTACAATTAACACAACTTCTGTAACCATATTTCACTACTCGTAAAACTGGCATATCACCACCACATTTAACACATTGTGTCATTTCTAATTTTACTTTCACTCCTTTCATATTATTATAATTCAAAGTTATCAAAATTGATTGAATTGCTTTTAAGGATATCACGCTCCCTATCGTATTGTTCAGCCTCAGCAGCTTCTAAGGCTTTGTTGATAGAGTCTACTCTAACCTGTCTACCCCACTTACCCATATTGTTTACGGGCTTAAACTCATTTTTCCAATAGTTTAATTCTTCTTTAAGTTTTTCTACTTTTTTCATATGTTTATATTTTAGTTTAAATAAATTAATTCCAATCCTTTGGGAAGTCCTACTAATACTTCCATTGCTATGTTTGTACTGAACATATTATCTATCATTGTTTAATGTGAACAATTTCTTTTTCTTTTTCACTACGGGCGCAACTACATCATACACACTAAACTTACTATCCTTTGGTATAATGAATGCGTTATTAGCCGTATCGATTTTGTTACGAACAAACTTAAACTTCAATCCCACAATCACACCCTGCTCATCTAAGTATCTCATATCATACGCATCACCATCAATTACTTTGTAACCCATAAATGATATTGGTAATACCTTACCTTCAAATACCATAGCTACCCTACCTTTGTTTTTATTTAACAACTCCAATGATTGTAACATATTGTGTCCACTAAACGAATAAGTCAAATCGTAGTTAGGATAGAATTGTAATAACCCAAATCTCTTAGCTACCTTTGTATAATCATAGAATTGAACATCATCAAATAATTCAAATAATACCATACCATTGTGTTGGAAACGGGTAGGTTCAATATCACTCGTACCATTTAAACGAACTGAAAACCTATAACCTAACTCATCAGCTTTAGATTTAGCTTTCTCAATTTCAGTTACCAACCAACTCATAAAGAACTCTCTATGCTCAAAGAACAATTTAGTCTTTTTGATACGAGCTTTGTTGATAGCGTTCTTTTTAACGTCAATACGATTGTGACCTGATTCAGTCAAACACGCCGTTCTACATTCTTCGGTACTCATAGGACACACATTGTATCCACTTAACGATGCCGGAGCAAGATACAAAATGTAAGTCATTTCGTTATACTTTAATCCTTTGGCGATTTTTGATGAAGATGCCACACTTCCTAAATAAGATAAACCTGTTATCTTTTTAGCGTTACCCATTGTTGTAAATTTCATTGTAGTAGTTTTATTATTCATAATAGTAGTTTTTATAGTTTAAATTATTTAATGATAGTTGAATGTTCACAACTACCCGTCCTCATAGTGAACCAACTCCAATCTTCGTCAGAAACGAATCTATCCCAATTCGTACCTTTCACCATACAACGTTTAACCCAATCGAACTTACATACATCGATTTCTTTTAAACATCTACGAACTGATGAATAGTAAGATGATGGATTACATTGTTTAGGATTATCACCTAACATCTTAACCATTATACCCGTCCACATAGGAGCTGGGTTTGTGTTCATTTCAAACACTAATAAATCATATACCCTAATAAGGTACATTTTGTTTTGTGAATCATATCCGATTTTTGAATCGAATAAATCATAATCGAAGTTTACTTTACTCATATATGTATTTTTTGTTATATTACTCATTTTCTGCCTTTATTACATAAAGATACAACAATATTGGGACATGGCCAAATACTAAGGAAAGAATGTTTATTGATAATCAACCAGTTAGCCAGAGTAGGTTGGGGACACTAGCTAACTGGTTGATACTCAATAAACTTTTTTTATATTGATTACCAACCAGTTATGAAATATGCCTAAAAATAGTGTTTTTTGAGGTACATATTACAAAAAATGTATATGTTTAAACTAAAATAAGTGCGATAATCCCCTTGTATTGCTTCTTTTTAATTGAATATCTATTTCTGATTTTGTAGTACCTTCCTTCACTTGCTTTTTATACCACATATATAAATCTTCCAATGTACCTTTACCTCTCTGTCTTTCTAATGATTTTTCCCACAAGTCCTTACCGAATTCTTTTTTCAATTCCATTTGTAATTTCCATAAAGTCATTTGCTCACTCTTAGCGGCTTCTATTTCCAATTTAATGGCTTTGATACGTTTCATCCTCCCAGCTTCTATCGCCGCTTCCTGACGATTCTTTTCATCCGTACCACCATAATTCTTATAAGCCTGGTCATAGGCTTCTTTAGAGGATGCTCTTTGGGAAGCAGCTTCATTAAACATATAAGAATAATTAAAGTCACC